TCCATTTGAGGGTGGGGCAGAATTAGCTAAGGCAATGATTGCTGCAAAACCAAATGACTTGCACTCTCTTAATGCTAAAAAACTCGGTATCAGTAGAGATGATGCAAAAAGTTTTAGCTACGCCTGTCTATATGGCGCTCAACCTGCCAAACTTGCAAAGATGTTGTCTATACCCTTAAGCAAGGCGAAACAACTCTACGCCGATTTCTGGGATGGTATGCCAGCACTTAAGGCACTCAAAGAAAAACTTGAGAGATACTGGGAAAAATCTGGTAAACAATATATTCTGGGATTAGATGGTCGTCGCATCTATACAAGAAGCAAGCACTCTCTTTTGAACGCAATGTTTCAAAGTGGTGGTGTGATTGCAACAAAATACACTACACTGTTTATGATGCAGAGTTTTGAAGAACAAGGATATTGCACTGACCCATTCATAGGCAGACCTGATATATGCCCAATGATAGAGTACCACGATGAGGTTCAGCTATTAATCAGGAAAGGTTTAGTAGAAATTCGTAATTTTGAGACTAAAGAATTAGCTGACCAGTTTATAGCTTCTTGGGATGGTGAGCAACTAAGCCCTAGTGCTGAAGGTAAAAAAGGTCACTACGTTGCAATGCCTAGCCCTGTATCTATAACCGTCAAAGAATCTATACAAAAGGCAGTGGAAACATTAAAAATGAGAGTAAATCTTGGGTTTGAGTATAAGCTCCATCGTACATGGGCTGGTTGCCACTAGGTATGAAAAGATTTACCCCGTCTGAATTTATCTCTAAAGCATCGAGTAGGCACAATAACAGCTACGATTATTCTTTAGTCGATTATAAGAATACAAAAACTCCTATAACCATATTTTGTAAAACCCACAATACAAAATTTGTAACTACTCCAATGTCCCACCTCAACGGTACAAGATGCCCGATTTGCGTGAGAGAAATCCCTCATACAACTGACAGACTTACTCACAAATTGTTTATGAGCAAATTGCTTGATGTAAACAAAGGTAAGTTAAATTTCGAGGTGTTAAGCAGATGTCAAGGCGCAGATACCAAAATCACTTTGCAAGATAAGTACGGAACTTACGAAATCCTTGCTAGGGTGCTGCTTAGAGGCGCTCAGCCATCACTTATTTCTGCCACTGATAAGACAGCTAATGTGATAAATAGGTTCAAAGAAGTACATGGAGAAATTTACGATTACAGTAAATATAAGTTCACTAATGCTAGAACCATGTCTACAGTTGTTTGTAAGTTGCATGATGAGGAGTTTGAAATCAATCCTAACGGTCATTTATCTGGTAATGGTTGCCCTATTTGCAGGTATGAAAAAGTTGCGGTAATAAATGCAGAAACTTCGACTGGTTGGGGATTGTCCCGATGGTCTGAAGTAGCAACTACGTCAAAAACTTTTGATTCATTTAAGTTATATTTCTTAAAACTATCTGATGACAAAGAATCGTTTTATAAAATAGGTAGGACGTATAGAAAGTTGTCTGAGCGTACTTACAGATTACCCTACACTTGCGAAACACTGCAACTACTAGAACATAGTGACCCCAAGATTATCTTTGACCTAGAGGCGCATTTAAAGCGCACCTTTAAGATACACAAATACACACCACTAAAGAAATTTAATGGTATGGGAGAATGTTTCCAATTCGATGACCCTACAATACAATCCGTCTTGCGAGAGATGACACTCCCAAGCCCTTCCGACATAATACCCACATCAACTAAGTGACACACATGACTAACCAATTCATCAAACCACACATGACATTCCTAACTGAAGCCAAACGAATCCTCTCCGAGTTTGTATCTGAAACTCGCGAATCTCTTCATTACGTTAAAACGGAGCTTCTTCGTCAGTACCACCTCTCAATCATCAAGGAAATCAAGGAAACGTATCCCACAACTTACCCGTATATCGATACGGTCTACAAGATTGTCGATGGATTGGCTCAAGATGACGCACCTGACACAACTTATTTTCGCGTAGTAGCGAAAGACACTCAAAGCAATTCAGCAGCCTCCCCAGTAAGTAAACTCGAAAATGGTGTGGTGACAACTATCGCCAACTCAATCATTGTGTGGGATTCAGGATTCGCGGATACAGTATATTCTGTAGGTGTCGTACTTGCCAAGGAAGGGGATTCTTACCGTATCTTGGATTATATTCGTGACAAGCTCGAAATTATTGGACAGCTACAGGAAATCCGTAACTTTGCATCAAAATACCCTGAAGCTAAAGTAGGGATTGTTCCACAAGCTAACGGTGCAGCTATTCTTCGCTTGCTGCAATCTGAATTTCCAGACATTATAGAGGCAAAACTTGCTCTAGGGGATAGAACTAAAGTAGAACAAGCTATTATGGAACGCAAGCTGTTGACTGTACCTCCTAGTTTCAATGAGTTTGACGAGTGGAAACGTATTGTGAATTGGGGTATCGGCTATCTGGCTATTGACAGCCTTACGAACGTCGACCTTACGAACTTGAAAGAAGGCGACCGCTTAACAAATCGCTGGGGTAACGACTCAGCATTTGAAACACCAGAAGAAACTGAGTTCTTCAATAGCAAAATTGCCAACGATGGACTTAACGAGCCTGACTATCCCTACGATACGGAGCCAAGCGCATGATAATGTTCCACTGGAGAAGACGCGAAGGTAACTGGGAAAAAGATAACACTGGACTTATCCCCAGTCTCAAGAAGCATTTCTTAGATTCTACTTTCTATTACCATACTTTTAGATGGAGATGGTTTGAATTTACTGTCTACTCTCCCGAAGCCTCAGAGTATGTTTTGAATAAACTAAACGGAAAAATAAAATAGCATGGAACCTGAAGTAGTAGTCACTTATCACATCTACCCTGAAGGTTGTGATGATTTACATCGTTTTGTGCTGGTAAGTGAATTTACAGACCCTGACTTAGAGGGTTTTAACGGTATAACTATCAGTTCCCAATACCGTAAAGATACTAATAAGTCGTATAGAAATAGATGGACAGATAGCCTAGATTTAGAAGAAGCTAGAGCTTTTTATGATTGTTTAGGTAAAATTCTGGCTAGTAAGGAGGCTCTTGTTCAGGTTGAGGCTGACGCTGAGGCATCAAGGAACCCAACGCGGGAAGTACCATCGCGGCAGTTGTAAGTCCTCCGACCCAAGGCGCTGCTGCACCAATCGCTTTACCTCCATAGTGCTTTGCTTTTCCGACTACACCAAGTCCCGCAACTCTTTTTGCTTCTGCTGCTGCTGCTCTCTTAGCTTGTACACCAGCTTGTGCATTCTGTGTGGCGGTATTCTGTCTGTTACTATCGAAGGCTTGCCTTTGTTGAGCTTTCATTTGGTCATACTGAGTACGGTCGCCAGTTTTTTTAGCTTTTTCGTATGCTTGCCGATTAAGGTTGCCTAATTCAGTGTCGCCAAGGGCAAAATTTGCAAAGTGTTGCATATTCTCTTTTCTGTGTTACTATATTCAACAATTCTACCATCTACAAACATATGCTAGCATCCCCACCCCCCGATGAGCCTATCCACAATTTTGACTTTTCCCTACTAAGTAAGCGCATCGCTGAAGTAAAGGACGCGAACGCCACAATGTCTCAAAAGCAACTCGCCAAATCTTTCATTAAAAACAGTATCTTACCTGTTCTAAATACCCCTCAAATCTACCAGATGCTTCAAAACCCTGCATTTGTAGACCAATTTACAGAATTACTCCTCGGATTCCTTATTACTGCACCTAAAGTTGCACCTCCTAAGCCCAATGAGCTATAAAATAATCTGCTCTTATCGAGGCACACCGATGAAATCGACAGTCGGACTACCAATTGGCGTTCGACTGTTTCCTCCAGATGCAAATTACTCATACAGCCGCGTGGAAATTGAAACAAAAACGCAGTTGACACCTGAACAAGAAACGAAGTTGTTCAAAATACTTGAGAATTGGTTCTTACAACTGAAAAAAGAGTCTGCATAAATGCTTGCAGAAAAGAAAGTTTCGATGCTACACTAGATAAACCAAAACGACAAAAGACATAATGCAAGTAACAAAACTCGACGGCTCGTTGCAAAATCTTGACTACCAAAAGATTCACGCAATGGTTGAAATCTGTGCGGCTGGAATCGAAAATGTAAGTGTTTCAGACGTAATCATGGGCGCGAAACTTAACTTCTACGATGGCATCTCAACTCAAGACATTCAGACTGCACTAGTGAAAAGCGCTGAGAACTTGATGACTGCGCGTAACCCAAATTATTCACTGCTTGCTGGGCGTTTACTTCTTACTCAACTTCGTAAACAGGTGTGGGGCGAGTGGTCAGTACCCCATCTTTCGGACGTAGTTTTTGCCAATACTTTGCGCGGATTTTATGATGAGGAGCTACAAGGATTTTACTCTGCTGAGGAGTGGAATGAACTTAACGACTACATCAATCACGACCGAGACTTAGATTACACTTCCGCTAGTATTCAGCAATTCAAAGACAAGTACAGCGTCAAGAATCGCGTCACTGGACAGATTTACGAGACTCCACAAGTAGCTTATATGCTCATTGCTGCTGCTGGGTTTGCTCACGAAGATAAGGCGATTCGGGTGCAGTTTGTCAAAGATGCCTACGACGCTTTCTCAACTGAAGCTATCTCGCTTGCCACACCTATCCGCGCAGGAATGCGTACAAGCTCCAAGCAATATGCAAGTTGTGTACTAATTGCGGCAGATGATGACCGTAAATCGATTGCTGCGGCTCAGTCTGCGATGATGGAGTATGTTTGTTTGCGAAGTGGTATTGGTGTTGACTTTGGAAGATGGAGAGCGCTCAATGCCCCTATCCGCAATGGCTCTGTCAAGCACACTGGAGCAATTGGTTTCCTCAAGTCCTACGAAGCTACAATCAATGCCTGTAGCCAAGGTGGGGTTCGGAAGGGTAGCGCGACAATGTTTTACCCTATCTGGCACAAGGACGTACTTTCTTTTCTGCCTCTGACGAACGGGAAGGGAACCGAAGAGACTCGTACTCGCGGATTGGATTACGGAATCGCCACTTCCAAGATTTTCTATGAAAGATTGCAAGATGAGGGGGAAATCTGTTTATTCGACCCCAACGATTTGAAAGCTAAGTATAACATCTATGAGAACTTCGGACTAGAATCTTTTGATAAATTGTACCTAAAAGCAGAAGTTGACCCTGATATCCCCAAGACAAGAATCAGTGCGGTAAAACTTTGGACATTGATTGCTCAAGAAAGAGCCGAGACAGGTCAAGTTTATATTCTAAATATTGACCATGCAAATAGCCACAGTTCTTTTACTGTACACATTTCCCAAAGCAATTTGTGTGTCGAAATAACAGAGCCAACTACACCTTTCTACTCTCTTGATGACCCAAATGGGGAGATTGCAACCTGTATTCTTGCTGCACTTAATCCTGCAAAAATAAGAAGTCGTTTAGATTACCAGAAATCTTCCCGTATCATTGTCCGTTTTCTTGATAACGTTATTGAACATCAAGATTACCCTTTCATCATGGCTGAAAATGGTTCTAAGGCTCGTCGTTCAATTGGTGTAGGTTTTAATGACTTTGCACATTGGCTGGCTCTAAATGACTTCAAATGGGGTAGTGACGAGATGCTAGAGGAAGTACACAATCTAGCTGAAATGCACCAGTACTACTTACTTAAAGCTAGTAATGAATTAGCTATTGAAAAAGGAGCTTGCAGTAAATTCAATGAAACCAAGTACTCGAAAGGCATTCTCCCAATCGACACCTATTATAAAAATGTAGATAGCTTGGCGGCTCCTATTTATGTATATGACTGGGAGGCACTTCGAGCATCTATTTTAGAACACGGTCTTCGTAATAGCACTCTCACCGCGCAAATGCCTTGTGAGAGCAGTAGTTTGACGGGAAGTGGCTCTACAAACGGCATCGAGCCTCCACGTTCAGCTATTGGCATCAAAGATAGCAGCACCAACACACTCAAGTTCGCTATCCCTGATGTAGATAAAGTTGAGTATGAATATGCTTGGTCTTTCTCTTCTAACGAAGCTTACCTGAACACTGTCGCAGTCATTCAGAAGTTCTTTGACCAGTCCATTAGTGCAAACACCTATTACAATCCTCTTCTGTACCCAGATTCAAAAGTACCTCTTCAGGTAGTTCTCGATGACCTCATTTATGCTTATAGTATTGGTCTGAAGAGTTTGTATTATCACAACACTCACGATATGTCCGACAACGGATTATCTTCTTCTTCTTGCAGTTCTGGAGCTTGTGCATTGTAATTTATGAAAGTCATTAACTTTGAGAAACAAAATCAAATCCAACCCCTCTTTTTGGGGGAAAATCTCGGTGTTCAGAAGTACCTCACACCACAGCACCCTAAGCTCGAAGCATTGACCGTTCGCCAAATGGAATATTTCTGGCGACCCGAACGCCATGCAGCTAACATCGCTCAAGATAATCTTGACTACCCTAACTTAACCGAAGCCGAGCGTCACGTATTTCTTTCTAACATTCAATATCAGATTGTTCTTGACACTATTCAAGGTCGAGCAATTATCCCTGCACTCATGCCTTTTGTAAGTTGTGATGAACTTGAATCTTGCATCACTGCTTGGCAATTCTTCGAGAACATTCATAGTCGCAGCTATTCTTTTATTCTCAAGAACGTGCTTCCACAGCCCGAAGATATTTTCGACGGTATTGATAAGGTTGAAGAGATTATTGCACGGTCTAACGACATTTGTACTCAGTACGAAGAACTTATTGGCTTTGCAAACAAATATTCCCTTAATGATGGGCATGAGTTTGGTGCTTTTCTAGACAGATTAAAGCGCTCTATCTACCTAACCCTCATTTCTATCAACATTCTTGAAGGTGTTCGTTTTTACAATTCATTTGCTTGCTCGTTTGCACTTGCAGAAAACAACAAGATGCTCGGTACTGGCAAGATTCTCAGTGAAATTGCGAGAGATGAAGCCTTGCATCTAAATATTACACAGTATTTAGTTAATTTTCTTAACTCAGACCCAGATTGGCAGCACATTGCTCAAGACCCAAAGATTCGCGCTCAAGTTGAAAGTATGTATCGCTCAGCCGTACAGCAAGAGGAAGACTGGGCAAAATACCTCTTTAGTAAGGGTTGCCTTTTAGGGCTTAATGAAGCTATACTGAGCGAGTTCATACGCTGGATTTGCAATGTGCGTACAGATGTCATTGGATATGGCAAGTTGTACCCCGAATCGAAGTCTAACCCGATAACTTGGATTCTACGTCACCTTGGAGGTGCAGAGACTCAATCTGCACTGCAAGAGACAGTCACCAATACTTATCTCGAAGGTGGTGGACTTGACCTCACCAAGCCATTAGATTTCAGTTCTAAAAAGAGGAAATTTTCACTATGAGATTCTTCAACTATCGCTTTCACCAGATTCACGGCATCTCCAAAGCTAATTGGAATCCGTACACAATGACTGACTGGAAGCAACAAGGTCTTCCATTTATCGATTTTGGTACTCGCATTGATTTTGGGCAACATCATCCTGAATGTTTTCCTGACTATAACCAAGTACGACTTCGAGTTGGCAATTGGCGACTGACACTTCATTTTCATTTTGTAAACTGCGAGTTTGACGAACCTGTATGGGGCATATCAGAAACACAAAAGATGCTTTCATACTGGAAAACCTATAAAAATTCTGGCTGGTCGATTGAGGACATTAGGCAGGGTATTTCACTCTGGGATAGTCCTATGGTAACTACCGAAAAAGTCATTGAAAACATTAAGCGACTCACAAGTAAATAGTATGGAACTAACACTAGAAGACCTCAAGAAGCACGTAGAGAAATACTACGAAGTAAATGGTAAGTATCCTAGTAACATTCGTCTAGCGAAGAAGTTGAAGACTGGGAATGGCTTTCAAGCATATTGTACAGAAAAAGGTATTAAGGTGAGTTATGTCTAGTAGGGTAGTGTCGCTAGAAGATAAGACCAGTGAAACCTATTTTGTTCTAGAAAAGTATCGTCTCTGCGAGGATTACCAGATTAACCCTTGGTCAGCTTGGGGGTTAAGCCTCGAAGCTGCAAGAGAACTCATTGAGAAAGAGCAAGCTTACGACCCGAAAATTGTCCCACAACGTAAGTGGCGCATTGTCAAGCAAACCATTGTAACTACCCACGAAATTATCGAGAGCTATGATTGACCCAAAAGAAGATGGTAAGACTCATATTAATATTTGGGCAAAGGGGGCAACTTTTATTGGCAAGTTTCTAGCTCCTCGCACTCTTTGTGAATTAAATATGCCCGAAGGAAGATTCCTATGTGTAGCTGCATACTGGTATCATCTAACTTGCAAAGAAGACAGCCGCCTGAGTCGTGTTTACGATTGGGAAACTGAACTTCTTGCTACCCAACTTTCGCCTCTACCTAAAAAACAACAACTTCCACCAACGGAGTTACAAGCGAAGCTGGAAAAAGCCATCGACCAAAAAATCAAGTGGAGCGAATACTGGCAAGAAGAGTTCACGGACTCAACACTTCCTTTTCTGCAATATCATCTCGATGCTGAAGGTAATGTAGTTGACGAGAGTAGGAAATATCGGTGGCTGTTAAATCACCTCGAAGCAAGACGTACACTATTACAACAGAGGAGAGACAATGCAAATCTTATCAGCGAATGCGGTTAGAGCTATACCCAAACTTGAAATTAAAGACAGAATCAATAACCTAGAATATTTGTCTGCTTTATTCTTTCAATTACAGAGTGAAGGGCAAAATAGCGTTATCTACTCTACTCTAGAAGGTGAATATCTTTTAGATGAAACTAGAGTTCGCTTAAAAGAGTTAGGCTACACTGTCAAAAATTCAGGAGTTGTCTACGTTTCTGGCAATCCTATTTATGAAATAGGTTGGAGTGAAACAACATGATAGTTTACGCAGTTTGGCGACAACAACGCAGTTACCACTACCCTGAATTAGTTGAAATTTTTCTATCTAGACCATCAGCCGAAGCTTATGTAAAAGAGAAAAAAGAAGACTACGACTTAGACCACACTATTCAAGAACGAGAAGCAAAACCATGACAACTGCTAACTACACTTCCGCCGACCTCACTTACGCTTTTTTACTACAAGATATTCTACGCCTCAACAACGTAGTCGAAACTCGCAACCATTCGTGCTACTGCAATCCATTTCTCGATAACGTCACCTTCGACTCCCTACCACTAATTACCGTCCGTAAGACAACTTGGAAACTTGCATTGACTGAGATGGAGTGGTTCATGTCGGGTAGTCTCAAATGCCCTGAGAAGTTATCTAAGTGGTGGGCTGGTCAACTCGATGAAAATGGCTGTTATGGCGATGGTTACAGTTATCAGTTCAGAAATTCTTCCTATGGTTTGGATGAGCAAACTGGATATGCAATGGGAAGTCCTCTCGGCAGGTTTGACCAAATCGCTTATATTCTCGACGGTCTAAAAAATCACCAACACTCTCGCCGTTTAGTTATGACATCTTGGAATACAGGTGAGATGGCTGAAATCACGAAGACCAACAACAACCCTCAAACTCCGTCCTGCTGCCACAGTACAGTGCTTCAGTTTTTTGTCGTCAACGGTGAGTTACATATCAAACACTACGCCAGAAGTCAAGATATGTTACTTGGTTTTCAGGCAAATATCGTACAGTACTGGGCTTTGCTCACTTACTTCGCTTTCCACAGCAATCTAAAAGTTGGCTCACTTACTTGGGTATTTGGTGATGCTCATATCTACAACGAAGAATCTCACATCAAAGCTGCTAGTGATATTATTCGTTTCGGTTTGTTAGCTGTACGGGTTAGGTCTTCGGGACTCTCTTCTCTCACAACTCCACCCAATCCAGAAATTAAACTCAAACTCGTCTACAACTACTCTGGCGAACTTGACGCATTCGGCACACCTCGCTTTGCTGCTGCCGACTTCACTATCGAAGGTGAGATTCCTAAGCCAACTGTGTTGACTAAACCCAAATTACTATAATCTATTCCTTTAGATAGATGAACTACTCCTTTAGATAGTGTTACTTTGAAATGAGTACTCTATCTAAATTTTCATATTTATGGATATATTGGTTTTCCTCATTGCAACTTTCGGTACTGTAGCTGTATGTCCGTTGATTATCTGGCTTGTAGGCACTGACGGGAGCAACAAGTCTTAATGGTAAAACATGACATTCGCCTTCGAGTCAGCAGCCTCATTCGACAACTAGACTACCCGCAAATCCGCCTCAAGCGCCTTGACATTGACCTACTTCGTGCTTGGTGCAACGCAAATTTACCCAAAGCTGTTGAGAAATTTAAACGCGACCGATTCGACCTTAACGAAGCAACGACTTGGGAAGAACTTGCTTGTTATAACACCATCTTACAAATCTATGGTCGTAAGGTAGCTATATATTTCACTTTCGGGTGGTTAGAGTATCAAGCTGTCAAGGAATTTATTCAGTCTAAGAAGGGGGCAAAGTTTCGCCAAGACTTTGAGCTTGACCATCATAGCGCTATCTTGCTTTCACCTACAACATTCTTTTCTGCCGAGTCGCTAGACGAATTTTGGGTGAGCTTCGACCTAAAAAGTGGTAAGGGCTACAACTTCCTCGACTACTCGCACTATAATGATGACGAAGACCTTGACAGCGATGATGAAAAATATCAGTGGCTTAACGAAGCCCTAGCTGAACAAGAAGACGCAAAAATCAAAAACCCCTACGAGGAAGCCACTCCTCGACGCTCCAGCACACCTCGCAAAACTAAACCTAAAAATGCCACTCCTACAAAATAACAAGCGCTACACACGACCACAACCTCAGCCTCAGCAACAACAAGAATCTGAACCTCAACCTAATACAGTAGTAATCGTACTGGAAGCGGAGGAGTCTCATCTTATCAATGCTATTTTAGACATCGAAGAAGCCAAAAGTCGCGAACATGACCTAAGATTGCGCCTCAACGTAGTTCAACAATCTTTGCAAGCATTCCGTGCCTTGGAAGCCGCGCCAGAACCTGCACAAGAAGCTCCTGTACCTGTTGTCAAGAATGTTCGGAAAGCTGCGACCAAAGTTCGGGTAACTGAACCGAAAAAAGCGGTAACACCTACCCAAAGAAGTATTGCGCCAGAACCAACTGTGAGTGATACTGAAAATATCAATCTTGTACACGATGACTTTGCAACATTTCCTGAATAACTTATGACCAACAGTTTTTATCTTTCTGAACTCATCGGTATTCCTATCCTCGAATCTTTTGCACAGGCAGCTAAAGACAGAGAGTTGAAGGAGTTGTCTGATTCTTTGTACGCCAAAGCATCTACAGCTAAGCGTGAAGAACTTCTCTCACCTACAGTTGTTTTCGAGAACACCTCAAAGTTAACCAGAGTGAAGTCTAAAAATTCTCAGTATTACGAAGATGCTAAAGAATTTTATGTTTCTCTCGGTATCTTCAAACTTGACACTACTTCAGCCACTGCCACAATCACAAAAGACAACAAACTTGAACTCACTTGGACTGAACGTGCAGGTAAAGGGAAATTCTCTAGTAAGATTCCTAACTACCTAGTCGCCACTTCAGCGCCTATATTAAGCTACGAAGGTGGCGTACTTGATATCCGAGTTCCAGTGGAGTCACGAAGCAAGAATGAAACGGTATTTATCGGTAAGCTTGAATCGAAGTAGTAAAGAATTACGAAGACTAATTCTCCCTATTTTTATTGAAAGGGTAAAGCAACAAATTTATAGGGGACGCTGCGGTGTCCCTTTTCTTTTACTAAGGAGAAAAATCATGTTTAATTTCGATGAAATCTACAAGTTGATGCTGGAATATCTGCTAATAGTAGTATTGACGATTCTTGGGCTACAAGTTACACTTCTATTTACACAAACTATTTGGGAACTTTACAATTATGGCAGACCCTAGACACTACAGTATTTCAATTCTCGAAAACTTTTCAGATAAGCCGTTACAGGAAATTGCACTTGCAGTTGCAAAAAAGATTGAGAAAGATATCTCAGAAGATGACTTTACTCTTTGGGATGAAGCTGAAGACTTGGAGTTAGGTGCTAATTTCTTAACTACTGAAGAGGCTTATACTTGGTATTTTGTGGCTGACGACCTTTTACCGATATTCAAAGATTTTCCAGATACTTGTTTCTGTCTTTCGGTTAGCGACGGTGAGTGCGGTGGTCAGTACCGTGCCTTGTTCTTCAATGGGAAATATGTAAAACAATACCCTGAAATTCGTTACGAAGAGTTTCGCCCTAACGACTTCGAGTACCAAGCTTCAGAGAAAACCCCCTTGGGAAGTGCAGAAAAGAATGTTGAAGAGCCTGACCCTGTAGAAATCGATTTTATTAAGAAGAGCTGGCAATATTATTTCGGAGAACGCACAAGATGCTTGACCTAGATGTGACCATGATTGACCCGACCCAGCCTAGTACCAATATCGAAACAGCAAGTGTGGCTTCAGCAGACGACCCAGAGACTCATAAAATAATTAGGAGGCTTTTGACTATGCCACAAGTAAATCTGCACTCAATGCCACAAGACGCGAACATTCTCGACGTTGACCTCACTAACCCTGAGAACTCCATTTTTATCCCTGTGAACTGCGTAGGAGTGATGGGGAAAGGTTTGGCGCTTGATTTCAAGAAAATGTATCCAGCAAAATTTGAAATATACCAGACTCATTGTGAGGTAGGGCTTCTAGCTGTCGGTAATCCCAGTATATTGTGCGATTGGGGTTACAAAGGCTCGGTAGTATTTTTCCCAACTAAAAACGATTGGCGCAATCCTTCAGAACTTATCTGGATTCGCGAAGGTCTAATTCGTCTTGCTACCCAACCTTCACATACACAATGGCGCAAACAAACACGTAATATCCATATCCCCAAACTTGGCTGCGGTCTTGGCGGTCTTGATTGGGTTGCCGTGAGGAAAATTATCGAGCAGTTTGCTGCTTGTATGCCCGAACACGAAATCTACCTTTATGAATAGCGATGCTAGGAAGTCTTCCTAATCCACAAGAATCTAGGATAATCCCTATCCCAGATAAACTAAACAAACTTTATATAGATACCCACAACATTCTTCAGCAGTATAAAGATACAACTGCTCCACTACTTGCTAAAGAAATTATAAGGATATCTACTAATTTAGATTTTGTTTTTGAGAATCTATCTATAGCAGATGAGGAGTCTAAAATTGAACACTGTATTAGGCTTTATGAGTACTACTACAAACTACTTTCTTACTACGACTCACTATTTTTGTCTGACGAAGTTGAAAAACATTTAACTGTAGAGGCAGAAAAAGAAAGGCTGCTTACGATAGAACGACAAGCTGAGCGTAAAATACGTAATGCCCTAGCAGAACAAGAAAAAATACTCTTAGGCTGGTTTTAGTAGTTGACAACACATCCCTTTTCTGCAATACTTTTTAGTAATATTTAAGGAGCAAATAGATGTCACGCACCAAAAAGCACAGAGACTTGTTTTTTCTTCAGTTTCTTCGCAAACTTATCCGTTCTATCGGCAGCCCTTTCACACATCCTCGCGCATCTCGTTGGGCTAAAGTACGTCGTAGAGTCAGCAGACAGTACGGAGGCTCTAACTTGGGAGACAATCAACGTGTAGACACCAAATATAACTGGACACCATTCAAACGTGCAGCTAAGCGAAGTGACCGTCGGCAAGCGCTACAACAAGCACATCAACAACTTGAGGAATACGAGTATGAAAATTAAATTACTCCCTTCGTGGGGATGCGCCGATATAATTGTCCTATCCATCTTTTCTGTTTATATTACTTTCGTATTCTTTACTATTGATTTTTGGGATTGGAAATGGAAGACTGATAAAGGCGAAAACTACTACACCATCATGCCGCCCACTTTTTCTGTCACTTTTGATTGGGATAGAATCTATGAAATTTAAACTGCCACCAAGATTCAAAATTTTCCACAATGTTTCAGAGGACTATTATCTCGTATATCAACGGTTTTACCTCTTTTGGTATATAGCAGAAAGAAGAGATGTTGGTTATGATGCAATGGAAGTAATTCGTTACGCAACACTTGAAGAAGCTGAAACTTATATCAACCAATTGCTTGAGCATGAAAAACAATCTAAAATTCCCGATGAAATTAAATTAGTAAAAGAACTATGACTAACACCTCTATTGCTCCCGTCGAAATCGTTACAATCTCGCGTATTATCCCTATCTATAAAAATGGCGAAGAAGCCTCTGCTATCCAAGTTGTGAACTTCAACTTTGCCAATGGTGATGAATGCGGCTATAACGTCATTTCACAAAAAGGTATCTATCAAGTAGGTTCCAAAGCGGTCTACATTCAACCTGACTACTGCTTACCCGACTCTCCTTTGTTCGCAAGCTTCACGGCTCCTAACGGCGACCCCAACAAATCTCGACTTGGCAAGAACAACCGCATTCGAGCGCTCAAATTCAACTTCAGCTTCGAGAACAGTTCTGACCCAATATACTCTGTTGGCATCTTACTTAACACAAACGAGCTACCTATCGAGTTACTGGCGACTGAAGACCTCGCAGCAGCTTTGGGCATCACTAAGTACGAAGAACCAGAGAAAGGCGCTACAGGACTAACTAGAGGCACATTACCTTCTTTTCTGTATTCCACTGATGAAGTCAACTGCGCGAACCTCAAGTCCCACATTAATCGTGTTCTTGCAAGCGGAGCAGAAGTTGCGTACACTATCAAAGTTGATGGAAGCTCGTTCACTGAGTATTTCAAGAAAGATGCTGAAGGAAATTGGTACACAGGTATTTGCTCCCGTTCTCTTGAAAAGAAAATCACTGATGACACTGCTGATAGTTGGGTGAAGTTGGCTAAATCTTCGGGCTTGTATGAACGTGGCATGGAATACTGCAAGAAGCATAATGTCGAACTCGCTTTTCGTGGAGAAATCTACGGTCAAGGACTTAAAGGTAGCGGCAACAAGTTGAACCCAGATGCTAATAAAAAACAAGGACTCATTATTTTCGGCATCGATGATTTATCAAGTGGTTTCGCTACTCGCATCCATTACGGAGAGCGACACAATCTTGACGATGTTTGTGAAGAGTTGGGAATTAATTATACTTCTGCGGCTGTTTTTCACCCTAAGAATTACGATGAGTTAGTTTCTATTGCATCTGATATTTTTAAAGATGAAAAAGAATCTGGCTATGTTGTTGAGGGTGTAGTTGTTCGCACCGTTTACTCGAATGATTTGTCCTGTAAGATTATGAATCCTGAATATGATGCCAAAAAATAATTAGTAACTCGTAACCGATTTCACGTAAATGAGATTGTTGATACAAACAAACTCAATAACTGCAAAGTTACTCGAAAATGCAAACACAGGAAGAGAACCGAATCTGAAGCGTGAGTCCCATCCCGTAATCGTCCAAGCACCACTATTCCTATCCAACAATAAACTACCAGCACCATTTCTCAGCGTCGTCTGTAGATTAATGGTGCTATTTTGCGTAAAGACCACTCGAACCTGCTCTACGCTCGTAAAATCAGCTACAGTTGTCCCTGATGTAGTTGTGACGCTCGTAATTGTGTTTAGTTTGTTCGTGGTATTATTTGACCTGAACCACCGACCAGCACCCGCAGTCGGAGCAAATATCTGCCCTGCGACAATAGCATCTGAAGCCGTAGCATCGTATATTAACCAAGACTTGAGTTCGATACAGACTACCGCAAACCCTTGGGGAAGTGTGCTGACATCGAGATTGAGAACTTCAGTGAACGTAGAAAAAGAAATAGGGTGAGCCAAAATTATTCTCCATAAAAAACATCGGGAATGTAATCTCCAGTGTATCTCGCAGACTTAGTGACCCGTAACTGTGGAATCTCAATCCAACTCCTACTGCGGAACAAAGAGGTATTAAGACTTGCTACTGCGCTATCTTGAGTGAAAGTACGTTTGATACTAAATTCAGAGCTTGACGAGGCTGCATTCATCACTTCGCTTGTAGTTGCAGTTGATTCAAGTTCGCCATTCAAGAATAGAGAACAAGTTGCGCCAGATTTCACAAAAGATACATCAACTAATGTACTGTCTGGAATATCGGTCACACCGTCCAAAGTGAAGCTACCAAAGGCGATGCGTAACTTGAGGTCATAGATTCCCCACGTAAATCCACCTTCAACATCGATAATAGCTCCGCGAGTATTGCCAATCGGATTGTAAATTTTGGCTTCGAGAGTTACATTACCTGTTATCTCCAAGTTGCTGTTTGTATATCCAATATGCGAGTACTTATTGAGCCGTCCTGACGCGATAAGAGGTTGAACTGTAGTGTTTGAGGTAAAACTTCTTGTGAGGCTGTACTGAGCAAAATCCGTATCACCCACATTGAATTTGAGAAGTAGCACTGTGTTAGCTGTTAACGTATCTTTAGGCGGAACATCGTTAGTAGAAAAAGGAATGCTGGCTGCTGTATTGATGGTAAGTTGGCGCAAATATCCTTGCCAACTCTGAGAAGTCCATGACGGTGTTCCAGTAGCGTTTTTCAAGCTGCCGATACACAGTGGCTCAGTTGAGTTATTGTTGAAATTGTTAGCTGATTTGAGATGAGCGCTAAGTACACCATCAATAAATATTTTGTAAACTCGCCCGATTCGGTTAATAACAATACCATGCTCCTTGACATCATCTGGTAAGGCGCATGAAAGCACGTTACTACCAAAGATAGCAAACAAGGTACTATCAGCCGCTACACCCACATAAAACCCTATGCTGGATGCTTTGTGGCTACCCACGATACATCCATACTCGCCTACGCTCGTTTTGGCAGAAAAGAAGGAAATGGTGAAGTCAGTTTCGTCGAGGTCGAGAGTACTGGTTTTGGTTGCTTCGAGTCGCCCAGTGGAGCCAAGAAGGAGGCGCGACTTGCTGATGCTCGGAGTGCCTACAGTAGCCGCGATAGCCGAGATGCCAGCACCAGTGTATGCAGTTGTTGAGGAGCCGAACGCCAGATACAGAATTTCAGAGGCAGGAGCCGTGTACCCTATCTTTTCTGCCACACCGATTAAGCCGCTAGGCGAGATGTTGTCGCTGTAATTGATATTCGCGTAAAGTTTATTAACATATTGCAGTTCGAGGACTTGCTTGCCAAAATATGCAGTGAGAAGTGTTGCAAGGCTATATTGCTTAGGTAGCGCGAAGATATCAGTGAAATTCTTGATTATGTGACCATTTGGGACTAGCTCAATGAAATATTTGGTGTACTTGCCAGCATTGAGGATTGTGAGGGTCGTGTTGGCTGTTAGAGTGATACTGAGGTACTGAGTCGCGGTAGCGAGGTCAAGTGAGTATGTGTCGGTCGAGATGGTGATTGAAGTGAGAGCGTAGGCGCTGATTTGATTCTGGGGTATGTACTCGAAGCCTGAAGATGCGTTGAGACTGTTTGTTATGTTCGTGTAAACGCCCCAACATTTGCGGTCAAAGTTGATTAGCGGAGTGCTTGCAGGTAATAATGAGGAATCTAGTGCCGAAAGCTCTGAATCGCTGTTTACTGTATAGCCGTTGCGTGGAGGTCTTGCCATTAAATTATTATACCAAACTAAAGATACGTACTAGGGAGGATGATTTTGTCTTCTGGACGCTATACAATGCGGCAGGTGTACGCAAGAAACAACAGAGTTGATTCGAGTCTCTATACGCGCAGACGTTCGATATCAAACTAAAGATATATTGTCATAGAGAGATTTTGTAGTTATTGAGTGATTTGCTGACAACAAGAGAAATCTTATTGCAAAAAGTTTAGTGCTAAAATCATTAAAACCTAGCAACAGGCGACGAAATTGGCTAAACAACGAAATCAATCCACAGCGCTGTTTTCCGTAGACAAGCTCCTCACAGTAAAGCCGATGACGGCTAACCAGCAGAAAGCGTTTGATATGTGGGGTGAGAATTATAACCTCATCCTCAGTGGGTTTCAGGGTACTGGAAAGACTTACCTTGCTTTATACCTCGCTCTAAAATCTTTTTTATTGAGAAAGTACGAGAAAGTTGTAATCATCCGTTCGATTGTCCCAACACGTAACATCGGCTTCCTCAAAGGGACACAGCAGGAGAAAGAGTGCGTGTATGAACAAACTTATTTGAATCTCGTCAACAAACTTCTACCCACGATTCCTAATGCTTACGATGTGATGAAGAAGGAGAAAACGATTGAGTTTACGTCTACCAGTTTCATTCGCGGAAATAATATCGACAAGGCAGTGGTAATTATTGATGAATTTTCCAACCTTACTTACCATGAGTTGAGTTCAGTAATAACGAGACTCGGAGAGAACGTTAGGGTAATATTTTCAGGAGATTTTTATCAATCAGATTTACGATATTCTGACGAGAAAGAAGGTGTTTTAAAATTTTTAAAAGTTCTTTCACTAATGGAGGAAGATTTTAAACGTGTTGACTTTACTATTGATGACGTAGTTCGTAGCGGTTTAGTGAAAAGGTTCCTCCTTGCGGAGCATGAACTAAGACAATAGGGCAGCTTTAGTCCAAGCTATTTTACGATATGACCCAGCAGCAATGTTGGGTTTTTGTGTATATACCCTCAGATAGATGTTTTACAAAATTATACGTGCTTCAATGAAGTTGTTGTAAACAGCAAAACAAATGTTTGAAGATTTAGTAAATAGCTCCAAGCGCGAAAACGACAATTATGTTAACGCTACGAAATGGTGTAAACAGTTTGGTAAGGGCAAAGAGTGGTCTAGATTTATGCAAGTCGAAACTACTATAAAGTTTGTCGAAGCTTGCTGTCAGAAATTAAACCTCTCCACAAAAGAGGTTATCCAAGCAAAGCAAGGACGCAATGGTGGTACTTGGGTTCACCCACTTATCGCAATCAAATTGGCTGAATGGCTTAGTCCAGATTTTGAAGTTTTTGTCAAGGAAGTATTTGTTGCCTACATCGAAGCAGATATTAGTTTGGCTGACTCTATCATTGAACGTACTGATGACCTCGAAGGACTCAAAAAGCACAACACCAAATCTGCTGCCAGACAAAAGCAGCTTGAGGGCTACCACGACTTGATGAACGAATTGCGTAAACACAAGTGCGAGGATATACACTTCGCAACCGTGAACAAACACAATAATCAACTTATTGGTGTGGAAACTCGTAAAGCTGGGCTGACTAAAGATGAAGTCAGTGTAGTCACTATTTTGGAGAATTTCGAGAGGCTTCGACTGTCGGGCGAAATCCCTACAAAACCTTGGAAGGCTGTGAATCTGACCAAGGATGCAGGGAATCGCTTGATGCAGTTTCTAGCTGGGGAACTAATTCCAGAAACTAGAGCTACAACTTAAAAACGCTTACTATCTTCGGGAACGGGGTCGGGCTTATCAACAGGCTCGTCCTCGTCGTTATCATCTTCATCCCAGAAGACCTCACTCATTTCCAAAATCTGAAATAATAACGAAAGATGTTCCGAGACTAATTCACTATTTTTCTCGCTTAAATCTACCAAAGCAAGCCCCTGAGCTTTCTCGGCAATTTTTATTTGATTTTCGGTTAATTTACTAAAATCAAGTTCCATGTTGTGACCTGCAAGGTTTTATTTATTCTACCCTAAAAGTAGCTTTTCAACTGCGGGAACTCTAGATTCAGCCAATTCCAAAAACTCACATCACTCCAGTTATACACTCTCTTTGGTAGCGGCTGGGACATCACACTGAAGGCACTCGCGCCACTTTCAAGGTAAATTCCGTTGCACAACCCTAAAATACCTGAGCAGACAGAAAAGAGATTAGCGTTGCTTGCTATCGTTGTAGTGTATGCGGTCGTCACATTTATATCCGCGCTATTCACTTTTAATGTTAAGGTGGTAGCGCTTTTTTGCACATATATATGATTCCATGCCCCAGTGACGGGAATCCACGAAGTTGAAATTACTACTACGCCATTGATTGACACCTCTAGGTTATTTGAGATTGTCTTTCTAAGAGCAAACACCCCATTTTTTTCTGCCAAGGCGACCAGCCGCCCCGAAGGATTTGTGTTGAAATATATAAAAGCATTCAGTGTAAATTCATTAGGAAAAACCACATCTTCATACTGCACATTGGTAGTCGAGCCACAAATAAGGCACTCCGTCCCAAACAACTTATTTTCTGACTCATATTCAATACCAGACATTGAGGAGATTTTTGAATTGCTGCTTTGGTCAGAAAGTCGCCCATTGAAATCTAAGTGTAGGAGGCTCGAATTGTTGCTTGGCGAGGTATATGTCGTAAGATTTATATCTGGGTCGCTGACGCGCAATATTAAGCTATTGGAGTAGATAACTGAACTTGGCTTTAGCGTCGTGGGTATAGCTATATCTGCCTCGAACCAAATATTGTTGCTAGAATCTGTAATTCTTGCGAGATTTATTGTGCTGTTGATAGTAGGAAGTGTCTGTGTGTTACCGTACTCGAAAAATATCTCGCCAAGTGTGCCAATTTCGCGCTTCGACCACTTAGCGGCTGTCAGTGAGATTGTGGCTTGTAGTGCGTTGCTGTTGTTGTAATACTTGGCGCTCAGCGCGCTGGGAAAAGTGTCTAGCCCTTTGAAAATTAGCTGAAGTATTGCGTTGCTTAATTTAGTTGCACCAAAGTCTAATGTCAGTGTTACACCTGTTCCAGAATAAAGTATTAGCTCGTTGCCGCTTTCAATTACAGTATCGAGAGGCGAAGCAGCAGCAAGAATAATGCCGTCAGAGGTAGTAAGGCGGAGGTAGAGGGGTAACGCATAATCAGTTAAGGCAGTTCCGAAATTTATATCGTTGCTATTATTACAGGTGTTGTCTGTAATTGTCCAGTAGCTTGCATCTAGATTGAGCGCTGAGATGCCAAACAGTGTGTTGGTGATATTAGCTCCGCTTGTGTTATGCAGAGTGGCTAGAATTGGCAAAGAAGCTGCTGTGATGGTCTGCTGCTTGATTACTTTTTCGGCGATGTCAACGCAAGTTTGGAAGAGTGTGGTCATTGTTATATCTTACCAGAGGAGCATTGCAAAATTAGCACACTGAATATACACTAGCTGAACAACTTAAGTCAATATTATGCAAGACACATTAGAATCGCTCGAAGAAGCACTAAATAAAAACTGCGCTATCACCGAATATCTCAACCAGCAGCAGAAAGAAAACAACGAAAATTTCGTAAAGCTGATGCGTAAAAAGTGGTGGTTGCTCAATCCTGATATCGTCGAGATTTCGTATGTTGCGGTCTATGAGACGAACTATGGACATTCAGAGTGGGAAACTTACCCTGAGATTTCTTGGCTGTCTGCGATTGATGTGCAGGGGAAAAATGTTTTGTGGGGGACTAGCCCGATACCAATCACTAACGACTATCCTGCACTTGAGTCGGAGATTACTGACGAGGAAACTGTGATTACTGTTCGGAATCCATACCTAGAGGTTGTCGCTTAACATGAAAAAATTATTACGCAGTTGGATTGAATTTCTGTATGAAGCTACCGAGTCTTGGGTAGAAAAAGAAATACCAAATTATCGGAATCCTGCTGAGGAAGCAAAAGTGCGGTATATCGAAACGCTGCCTTGGCGTATGGCTGAAAGTCGTGTAAAGGCAGCTTACAAAATAATGCCTCGATACGATGAGCGTGATAAAGACAGTCCTCCAGAATGGGTGCGCCCTTACTGGTACGTGATTCACAAGGCTACAGGCATCATTTGTGAGAAGCCGTATTGTTCAGAGCGTGAAGCTGAAAGAGCCATTACTGACTATTGGGAAAAATACTATAAAGAGTGGGTTCCCAAGAATTTACACAAGATTGAAATACCAAATCGAAGCTGGTAGTATCTCAAGCGCCGATGGGCTGTGAAGATTTTAGAGGGTAGAAGGAGAAAAAGTAAGAATAAAGGCACACTCAAAACTAGTATTATTCAACGTGTTTATTGGGTTTGAGGCTTGTCTAAAATTATGCAAATTTAAACATAACTGTAGAAAAATCCTAGATAACCCTAGCAATCTACAACATAATTATTAGCTTATTGGCAGAATATGGCAGCAGGTCGTTGCTGTTACTTATGCTATAGTAATATTATGTTAAAAATAGTGGCAATGAAATCAGCAAACCCCTCCGATGTGACCAGCATAGAAACTTCGCTTTCACTTAGACCTCTAGATACAGAAGCTATCCTAGACATACTAACACCCGAAAATTATAGGTATACTACAGCTATAATTCTTAGCTCGTATGAAAGGTTGGTTGCGAGTCAAGAACAAACGAACAAAATTCTACAGGAGCATCAAAAATTACTTCTAGAGTTAACTCAGAACTCAAAAGATACTAGAATTACCGAAACTAAGTTAGCTAAGTTTTTTGTAGCTCTGCCCCACCTTCTAGATAAGTTTAGTTACGACATTGAAACTAAGCAATTATTCTACAAAAATGAGCCTATCCGAGATGGTGACGACAGCATCAATTTCCTTTCTATAGACCTTCAGAACTACTTTGCAGGGCATATTCCTTATTCTGTACTGCTTACGTCGATGAAGAGGTATTTTGCCATTCTTCGTCGGCAAGATAATGTACTTGTTGATTTTGTGGAAGAGTTTCTAAAAGATTACTTCTCAACTTACACAACAAAAAAACGCACTAGAGTTTACCTGAAAGAAATAAAGAAAGCTTGCAAAGACCATCCAGATGCTGACCAGAAGACTTTAAAAGCTATTATGGTCAATCTAGGCTATATCGAAGACAAAGACACCTCTAGAGTTATTTTCTACACAAAACCATGACCAACAAAGTACTCACAAATTTCCGCGACCACCCAGCACTCCGCTATGATGACCCACAATCTGTATTCAAAATCGACGATAAAGTGTATCTTATCAGTGAAGGTGTTGTGCGCCAAATTCCACCTTCATATATATATATAACCCACACCAACATTAGTGAGCCTTACGCAAAATTAGTGGGACTTTATTTCCTATTTGCTGACGACGACACCGTGAAGCTCGAATACTCGCATGAAGAGTGTATTGACTTTGCCCCAGAAGATGAAGAAGCTCTGAGGCAACTAATCAGCCCTGAGACAGATGCAGAAAAGAGAATTGGCGCTTAATATTAGTTTGTTGTGATTCGAGGTGCTAATGCTGACATTACTGCTTAATTTATTTTTATTTCTTCTCTGCCTCATTGTTACTCTCGCTATCTCATTTTTCGCCTTGTTGATTTGGGTTTTTATTCTTGCAATTTTGGACATAACACGCTAATGCTTGATGTAATTATTTTCGCTTTGCTTTTCTTCGGTTTAGGTTTTGGTGTTGCTTGGGCTATATTCTCACCGTATTCAGACAACAGCTAGTATGTTCCTACACCTAATCCTGCCACTCACATTGGCACTCATCGTTCCCGCGCTTCTCGGTTACATTGCACTTCGACTTTATTTTGGAGGCTAACTTGGAAAAACTATTTGTAGCTGTATTTTCAATTGAATCTGGTGTATTTGTTAATGTAGATACTGTATTGGTGTTTGCGAGAAACAAAGCTGATGCAGCAAATATAGCTACAGAGTTATTAGCACGTAAATTCGAGTTTCTAGAAGAAAAACCAAAACGTTATCTTCAACAACTCATTGAGGTTGATGACCAACTCATCACCAAAGCCTACAACAACTTACCTTCGACCAACAACAACTAATATGACCGCACCACAAATTCTCGCTGTCTCGAATACCACCACCGAACTCTCACCCGAAGAGAACGAACTACTCCTTTCCGCAATCAATCTCAGCAGCCAAGAAAAGAGCGTACAAGCCGAGTTGAAGGACGTAAAGGTAAAAGTAACCGAACTATTTACAAAACGCTTTGACACCGCAACTACTGGCACAATCGCGAAGCTTGGTAAATCAAGCATTCAGGTCAAGCGCAAATCTGGCAAAGTTGTGCTGACCGATGAGCTACTCGAACTGAGAGAAACTATTGATGGCGCAATCACAGACTACATTGCATCCAACGAAGGTGAAATTCTAAAGCTGAAAGAGCAAATCGAAGCTTTGCAACAACAGATTCTAGCACTGCAAATTAGTGATGAAATCTTGATGATGGAGTTTGACTTCAAACAACGTGTTGCTGCACTGCCTGAGCCTGAAGCGACCTACGAAGTAGCTATTAAGGTGTAGCTATGAAAGCCTATTGTTACGGCTCAGCTTTTAAGAAGGAGCGTGTAGCTACTACAGAGTGGTTTTTCGGGGTAATTGTTTCTAAAGACCCCTCATCTGTAAGAGCAGACGTTATTGCAACCGAACAATCCCAAATAATGCTTCGTTTGGGTTACTACCTAGCTAAGTTTGACTGTTTTGAGATTGACCAGAACATCGCACCAATGAACCGTGAGGACACATGAACATCATAGAATCCTCTAGACCAGATACAGAATTTGAAGAACTGAAAGCTGAGCGCTCCTACTATAGAGGCATATTAGATGACCTTACTAACCGAGCTAATCTGTATAGTGCTGATGCGTTTAGTCAATTGAAAAATCATATCGTACCCAGAGACAGTATAATCAACACCTCATTCCAACTCAAAGCTAGAAAGAAAACCTTCTGGTTTTTTACTCAGGACTATGACATCGGCTCTTTTCGTGGTGATGGTGATATGTCTCGTAAAATTGTCGAGTTGCAAGGCTGGGGCTTTTTTGATTTCAGAGTGTTTCCAAATATTAGTCAAAGTGACAGGATTGTAGAATGAAAGACGCACATCAAGTTGAAGTAGGTGACAAAATCGACGGTAAGACTGTTACAAATATTGAATACTACGACACCGAACATGAGTGGAGGATTATCTTTACTTTTGAAGACGGTACTACTTTAGATGTGGAGGAATACGAAAGTGTATAAAAGCGACCCCCGTATCAAGCACCGATTTGTTAAGGTGTTTCCTGTAGATTTACTTCGTGGCAAACACAAATGTCGTGATGGAGTTGAGCGTAGTGTTGTATGGCATAAACCTTGGAAACTAGGCGGAGTGATTTTTATTCCTTTATTTCAGTTCAAAGTTCAGCCCCGATTTACTATCGATGGTAAAAAGTTAAGCGATAACAGTAGCTTTTGTTATTTCACTGCCAGATTTATTTGGTGGCAAATTAATGCGACATTTTGGTACAGTAAATGATTATGGAAACACAAACTAAAAACAGATTCTACGTTGTCGCAGTCTACGCCGAAATTAGAAATAGCGAGGACACGTACAACAATATCTACACAGTTCTGCTCGATGAGCCAGATGAAACCGAGCAAGATGCAATCAACATGGGTAGAATACTTTTCGTCGCTGATGTACTGAGAGACTCAAAACTTGATGTCATGGGTGAGACTGTGATAAGTAAAGACGACATTCGCATCTGCTACATCGGATGCAGAGAAATCACTGCTGAAGACCTTGACCCTGAGAGCTATGGAACCTGAAATATATTATCGTGTGCAAGTAAAAGACCATACACAAGCTGACTGGGAGTATACGTTCAACCCGTTATACAAAGAAGATGGAGCGCGTTACTTTCTAAACAGCCTTATCACCAATCACCCTGAAAGAATGTGGAGACTTTTAAGGATTACAACTACATTTGAAGAACTGCCCCTTTAACCATAAAGCGACTTTCCTGATACACTACAACATACACACAAATTAAAAACATGACAATTACAACACAATCTGAAATCGAAGCAATCATCTCACAACAAGACTTCCTAATCCGCCTTGAAGTTTATGAATCTGGCTCAATCTCTCTATTCGCTAACAATCGAAATATTATTATCGACTTACCTACAGAAGAAGATTATGTAGCAAAATTGTTCAAGTATCTTGAAACAGGTGAGCAGGTCAACCCACTCAAGACCTTTTATATACTTTCTTTCCCTACCATCGAACATAGACTTGATGACGTTCATTTTGAAAATGCTTTTGGCAATGGTTTTCAACTCAAGACGATTTGTGTTCGTGCTGACCAGAATTATCGAGAGTTCACCAACTGGCATCCTGCTCTAATCGAGGAACTTAATGACGCTATGGACAAGTACTTCGAGGGTAAGGACGAGTTTGACGAAGCCAAGTTCAAAGAGTTTGTCTATAAGGGATTAGGACTTCAAGCATAAAACGACCTCTCCGCCAACCCAAGGTACTCGTAGATGTTTGTTTCGACTCCCTGAATCTCAGCCGTAGTAAGCTGTCTGTTGTACATCAAGCAACCCAACCACAGCCCCTGAATATCTGTAGCGATAGAGTCAATCGTCAACGCGCTGCTTGAACTAAATACTAATACTTGAGCGTCTGTGTTATCTAAGTTTGTACTTAGAGTCACAGGCGCTTTTTTTTGCCTCACATCTGTAATTATCTGAGGAATACTGGCTCCATCGCTACTATAAAACTCTAGTTGGTCTGTGTAGTTGCTTATCAGGACACTATCAGCCGTTAGAGCGTTAGCATAGCCATATAGTCCAGTACTTACGAAGCTTTTTGGCACAGTCCAGTTATCAGAAAAAGAGTACAGAAAAGAAGTACTTTCATTTGGGCTACCCACCAGCAAGTCATAGGCAGAATTGAATGACAACGAGTATCCAAAGTTAGTGGTCGCGCTTGTGATGGTCTTCACTACACTCCAAGCGCCAGTTTCGTATTTCCAAATTTTTACCTGACCAGAGAAGTTAGCGGTCGCCAAGTAGTCGCCCTTCAGTGCAAAATCTAAATCTGTGCCTGTGATTGTTTGGGTGAGCGTGTCCGAGTCAAAAACCCGAACATTACCTGAATTGTCCTGCGCCGCCCATCGCGACAAAGAAGAATTGCCCAGAATTTTTTTCCCAAAAAAGTTGAAGACGTTACTAGGGGTCGTATTGTAGATGCCAGCAGTAGAAGTGAACTTGTAAATGTGGTTACTGCCCTGAACTGAAGCAAGAAGCGCCGTGTTGTCATCCTTTACAAGTGCCGCCAGACCGAAGCCATCTATATAAGGTACAGGACTAGTTTGCCCCAAGTTCAGGCTAGATGTCCAAGTAGACACACCTGTTCGACTGAAGTGAAGTACGCGACCTTCACCCAAATTGCTATTCTTGACACCAATACAAATCAAATCGCCAGCGCTATTTATTTGAAGCGAGGCGTTAGCCAGAGCAGCCGCATCACCAGAAGTCAAAGGCAAAGTTACCGCAGACCCGAACGCCCAAATACCAGAGATTCGTCGCACTACTTTGACTGTGTTTGCTAAGTCATCGATGTAGACCAGATTACTTTCATCTTCCGAAATCACTACTTTACTGAATCGACCCGACTGCGTAGAAACTTTTACAAAATCGCCTTCATTAAATTGAAGTGCGCCGACCAACTGAGTACCAGAGCCACCATTGAAGGTGTACCCAGAATTTGAGCCAACATATTTGCGATAAGCTTTTTCCGCCAACTCTCGATAAACAAAAAACAAAGTGCGGACACCGACCACTGGAGCCGCAAGATTTATCTTCTGCCCTGAGCTTGCGATGTTGTAGGTCTTTTCGTATAGAAGCGAAGTTTCCAATGTCGCGCTTGTTGTTGCATTGGCTGTTGCAGTGAGATTTGGTATTGTGCCGCTAATTACACTTGATTTAGCAAAGTAGCCGTCGAGATAGCCAGATATGTTTGTGATACCAAAGCTGCGCGATTCGTTGAGACTTACTTCATAATCTTGATAGTAAGTGCTGTTTGAAATTCTTATGGTAATTGGTGTTCGGGCTGGTCGTACTGCAAAATTACTAAGAACTAGCTGGAAAGTTGCTGTCGTGGAATTTGGTGCTACTGATACGCTACTGACATTTAGAGTTGCTTCGTTTGTCTGCCAGTCAGAATTATCAGGAATTAATAAGTGTAGAAAATAAACTGTGGAATCTGAGTATGAGCCAGCTTGGGTAATTGTATATGTGGTGGTTGAATTAGGAGCGACAGAAGTTGCGCCAGCAACGGAAAAAATTCGCCTAGAAAAAATCCCCTGAAAAGTTGAAGACGTTTTGTTCCTGAACTTAATAGGGTAAAATTGCTCAACCTTAGCTTTGGGCAAAATTGGGTCGATTTGAGGGAAATATTGGTCGAGGTTGGTCACACTCTCCCAGACAGAAAAAGAAATTAGGCTGAAGTTTCCTGTAGGTGTTTGGTACTTGCTTGAATTAAACCAAAACTTGTAGCTCGGTAGTTTGATTTGCAGCGTAGTAGTAAGCTTTAATACGCCGTTGAGCCACACTTTAACTGCATACTGGCTAAACTCTAACCGAAGCACTTGAACAAGCTCTGAGGAGTCAAAAGTGCCAATGTCCTGTAGGTTGATAGCACTTGAGTTAAGTCTGCCAAATTTGATTAGGTTGTCTAGTTTTCTTACAAAAAAACTGAGGTTAGGTGAATCCCAGTAGCTTAGTAGCTCTACATTTGCGCCGATATTGGCAGAAAGAAATCGTAGCTCGACTGTAAAACTTGATGTTAAAGGTCGGGCGCTTTGTAGGACAAGGGAATTGGGCGTTACTAGCTTCGTCTGTGTTTTATAGTCGTTTGTAGTTGTGTCAGTCAGTTTTGTGAAGTTGCCGATTTCGTCAGCATATTTTAGATAGCAGATTTGGTTGTTGCTTGGTTTGTACGCGCCCAATGCGGAGCCGAAAACATCTGCACTTATTGATAAAAGCCAAGGTAATGCCACAGACTTGTAGCCAATATTTTTGACATCACCAGTAAAATTGCCCCCTATCTTGAAAGTGCCAGACTGAATCTTGTAGTTGAAGGTGAGAGTAGCCGCCGACTCATTCACTTTAATACTAAGCACATTTCCTTTTCTGACAACGCGCAGCAGCGCCCATGTGAGCGTAGTAAAGGTTAGCCCAGTACTTATAGTCTCAAACACTGCCGAAGCTATCTGACGCTTAATTACTAGCACACCAGAGACAATTGCAAACACGAAGTTATCCGCTACAGTGAATAAAGTCTGATTTATAACTCCAGAGGGATAAAATTGCCCAAAGAAAGAGAAATCGTACTTGTTTGTGACTGATGAATAACTTGTAGATGAAGCGGTGTACGAAGTTGTGCTGCTATCGTATACGTCCAGAGGAGTAGGAAGACAGTTTTGCTCAGTTTCGGTTAATTGAAATGGTTCAGGAGAATATGTGTGTCTGGGAAACATTAGATGGTTACAATCTCATTAACAAATCCATACGCAACAATAGCTCCAGTCGTTGCAGCCCAAGCTTTTATTACTACAGAGCCTGTATATACTAAGCCATTTATCACAGGTACAAGTCCTCTGCCAGCAGGAATTGTAATAGGAATTAAATTAGTAGAGCCAGTTCCGCCAATTGCAAGAGTTACAAGCACATCATTCGCACTATTATTGCAAAATGCGACCCAACATTCGTGCAAATTTGTCGGATGACTCGTATGAATCGTGTTAGCCGAACCTGATGTAGTGGCGTTGATAGGAATACCAATTCCATTTGTGCTTCCACTTAAGATTATTTTCTGGAAAGAATCAGCCATTTTTTATATTTACTCATCTATATGTAGATATCATACCGTAAAATACAAAGTCATCTATTAGTAAAAATATTTTATTAGGTGTGGGATTAGTATTTTTATGTGCTATAGTGGGTACAAGTAAAAATTACCTACTAATTAATATGGAAACAGTAAGTCCTGTCATTGTCGAAGATATTGAGTTATATGTAAGTGCCGACGGGCAAGAATCAGGAATGTCCATCAGTGCATTAGCTCGGTTTATTGGTAAGACTGAAGCTAGTCTGCGTACAAGAATTTTGTCTAATATTGACAAGTCAGATGAAGACCGTGCAAAACCCCTACCAAAAACCTTAGAACCCTTTGCTGGTAAGGCTTTTAGCACCGTGCTTGCTGGAGTAAATGGTGCTAAGATTGTTCCTGCTAAAACTTGCGAAGCTCTTATTTTTTACTATGCTTTTGAGAAACAAGATTCTCAGGCGCTATTTGCATATAGAAAATTTGCACAAAAAGGTCTGCACCAGTGGATTAAAGAGGCAACTAACAGTATTGAAGATAGAAACGATTCTAGGTTGCTTGCTACTGTGCAAGAAATTCTCTCTGAAGTTCGCGGTCTTAAAGAAGTTTCAAAACGATACACCGCAATTCGTGAAAAGACTTCAACATACATGACTGGCACAGATGAGTTGTTAAATTTATTGGAAGACAATTCTGGTATGCTGCCCAGCGCCCATGATGGTTTATTTACAGATGGCAAGATGTCTCTTGAAGCTTGGTTATATTACAAAAAAGATGGTTTGACTCTTCCTCGACCACTATTCAGACGACTTGCAAGCATTGTTGCTGAAACATATCGCTCTTTGGTTAAAGATGACCCTGAAAAACGCCATTGCATTGTCGCTGGCAAGAAAAAATATAATGTGTCTGTGTATTCTGAGATTCATTTTCCTATTTTGCAAGTTGCTTTAAATAAGGTTATGGCTTAGATTATGAAAAATTCAGTAATTCTTGACATGTATTTAAAAAGTTGTTTAGGAGTTGTTGGTGAACGGAAAGATGTTTCTTGTGAAATTGTAAAATCGCCTGAAGCTATACGCCTTACTCGTAAAGTGCGTACTACTGATGGCAAGACCTACAACTTGCAAATAACTTATACTCCTGAAGAGTTTTCCACAAAACCAGACCGCAAAAAGATGCAAAGTAGCGTTGATATGAATGTTGGTAGATTACTCTACAAACTTATGAATCCGCAATCTGAATTTTAGTTTTGTAAATGTGACAAAGCGCCACTGCCGTACTATCCGCGCAGTGGTTGTCTCTTAAAGGGAACTTACGTTCTGGAAATACTTTTTCAACTGCATCAATCACCTGCTGCTTATCTGCTCCACCCCCCGATGTAACTGCTTTTTTTACTTCGGTAGGCTTATAACAAAACTCAGCTAATTCATATTTATACGACAAATACCTAAGTACCCCAATTACTTGATTCAACTTTGCCCCAGTCGCGCCTTTCATTACAGGGTCTTCAAAAATGTAAGTGTTTGGTTTATATTGTTTAACTAGTTGCTTGAAATGTGTCGCTATTTCACTAAGATTCTCAGAGATAGTTTTGCCAGTTGTGACAAAATTTTCAGCATACAATAACTTCAGATTTTCTTTTTCTGCCTCTATTACAGAAAATCCGAGATTGCGGTATCCTATGTCACAAGAAAGCAAAATGGTCATAATAGTAAAATATAAATAATAACAAGCCTAACACATGACACTATCGCTCGATTATATCGCAGACAACGCACTTCCATGCCGCAGTTATCTTGACTTCACTAATGTTGCATATAGTAGCGTGAGTGGGTCAACTTTCACTCAGCTAAATTTAATTGGCAACACAGATTACGACTTTATCTCTACAGGCGCACTAAACTTTCCGCAACGAGGCGACTTTGGTGCTACCTTCACTTCTACCCAGAAACTATCTCCTCGCGTCTCAGGCATCATTGGGGCTGGCGCTTCTAGCTACTCTTTACTCGTCGTTTCCAAAAACTCGGACAACTCGCTGCTAAAAGTTGGCAAAACCAACCCAAATCTACCAAAACTGCTTGAAATCGACTACACTACTACAAACTTCTCACAAAATTACTCACGACTTAATGTTGCTGACCGAGAATTAACTATTGGCGACCTTGAAACTACCCAAGTCTGCCTACTTTCGCATAATGTTGTTACTGGAGTGACAAATACATCGATAAATTTAACTGATTTTCAACAAAACACCAAACTTGATGCTGGATATATGCTGCCAAACTTATCATCATTTGTTTTAGGTGAGGGATTTGGCGGCGAACTGCTTAATTTTTTGCTTTTTGTGCCAGCTATTGAAAATGTGCATCTTTTGGAGCTTGGGCGGCGGGTATCTGATTATATTCCGCAATCAGAGTTAAAATTCGACAAACTACTGCTGACAACTGAGAGCAAACTAGAGTTAGCAACTTCACTTCTTTCTGCATCACACGTTAGATTTAATTTACCTGTAAAAGTCAGACACTTAGAAACAAATTCGAGCCTGTTGTTTAGTAGCTCACTAATAGTAATTGCAAGCTACCTATGGGATTCTTTGTCAGAAATCAATTGGGATTCTATTTCTGATTCACTGTGGGACAATCTCGGTTAATCCCTAGTATATAAACCCGTTATAACGGCGCACTTTAAAATTAGCAAAAGGAGAAGTTTTACGCGATGCATCCATTGTTCTCTGCCTGCCTCTTCTTCTGACACTTCCTTCAGGTTCGTTTGGTTTTAGTTCCTCAGGCTTTATTTTCTGCGACTTAGGACTAATTCTTTCTGTGGTAGCGCCAACTGGATTAAGATTATTCAAATCAGTAGGTCTAGAAGCACCAGATTGAGTTTGACCACTTGCATTTGGCACAGTAATAGCTGTAGTGTCGATAGTTTGTTGACTTGCAGGTAATTGTGCTTGCTGCTTAGGCGCGTTTGGAGTAAATGGCTGATTGTTAATCGGTGTCTGGGTTACATTTGTAGCTGAAGCATTTGTAGTAGCAGGTAAAAGAGCCTGATTACCAACTTGACCAGCTTTACGCGCTTGCCAAGCATTTCTAAGGCTTGAACCGCCATAACCAGCAGCACCTCCTAATGCAGCACCACCAGCTACTTGACCAGCAAGATTACCAATCGATTTATCATCACTGCCAAGGTAATTAATAGCACCAACACCTGCACCGATGCCAGCACCAATTTTAGCCGCACCACCAGAAGTAGATAATGCTTTGCCAGCTAATCCTGCCCAATCAAAAGGTGCAAAATTTGCATTTTTATATTTAGTTGCTCTTGCGTATGCTGAAATTCTCATGTTTTAGGCAGTAAATTGCTAAAGTAATGCATCTATTGTATCCTGTAGGCTCAAAGAATCAAAACCAGCAGCCACGTACATAGGCACTTTTACTGTTGGTTGCCAGTTAGGGTCAGGTTCAGTTTCAGCCATTAATGCGCCTAATGCCTGTGCAGTTTCAGGCGACATTACACCGCCAGCAACAAGGGTGGTGATGTTATCCTGAATAAATCCAATATCTCCATTTTGAAGGGCAGGAATCAAGCCTTGCCTGTAAGTTAAGCTCTCGCTAATAGGGTGCTTTTCAGCGTCAGGGATGAGCGTGAATGCTTCTCTGATATCAATTGGTTTAGGCACATCAAGTCTAGGTACTGTGTTTGCAACTTCCACTTCAGTTGCTAACAGATAACTCCACAAATCATTGGGATTTGTGATGTTTAGGGCTTCAGATTGAGAAAGAATCCACTGTTGTTTGTTCATTTATATCACCGTAATTCCAAAATAAGCGCCTTGATTTCGTTCTAGTAGTTGGCGGTCATTGCCAGATAAAACGGATGGGAAAAAAGTAATCTCTTGTACGAACAAATTCCCCCACTCTATCGCATTTGGAGAAACACCAACACGGAAAAAATCCCCTGTAGTATTGAGAGACCTAGCGTTTGACGCGAATTGAGTGCCATCTCGAAATAAGGTTACAGTTGTTGAATCAAAAGTAACACTTGCTACTTTTGCTGCAAGTGTAGGCGATTGGTTATCTGTCACATCTTGGTTAAACCCAGCAAAATAAGGGTTCCCAGAGGGGGAAGCTCTATTTTGCAATAGGAACCAATTGCCTACTCCTCCAGTAGAGCCTTGCCCACAAATTGAATTTGTCCCTAAAGTAGTTTCGGGCTTATAGACGACATTCATAGTTCTAGGATTTGCGCCAATAGGAAGCCCAACAGAACCATTAACTAAGGATGTACTTGTCCCGTTGAATCTAATTGCTGGTCTGCCATTTACAAGATTTACTACGCCACTTGTTACAATTTGAGGCTGAATCGCAGTGGTTGGTTGAGGTAAATTCCTCGAATTGCCTGATTGGTCGAGCCAAGTAGCAGCAAACCCATTCCCAACGCCAACAAAGTCAATCAAATCAGGTATATTTAAGTCCCCATTTGAGATAGAGCCAATCCCTCTCACTTCGTTATCGCTAGAGCGGCGAACAGTCATCAGCGACCCCAAATAATTAGAGTAGAAGCGGCGCACACTATACACCGCAGAGGCGCTTACGGATAATGAATCACCTATAAATTGAGAACCACTATCTCTCAATAATCTTCTAGCAAACATCAGTACACCTCACAAGATGCTTTTGCTGTAAGTGTTTCAGAGTTGGCAGCAGGAGTAAAAGCTGCATTACAGCGCAGGTAAAACCACAAGCTAGTAGCCTCTAGAGGAGTGATAAATTTGATGTTTTTGGCAACCGCAAATACTTTATCCCCAATCACAGTAATAGTAAGCGGATACCCATCGGCAGGTGCAGCTGCATTAGGGAGTGTAGCTGTGAGCAGTGAATTATCAGATACTGGAGAGCCTGCTACTTGAGTATCAGCTTCAGTTGTAAAAAAACGTACTGAAAGCGCCATATTTGTAGGGATAGCGGTGATATCAATAATCACTTGGAAATCATTGATAAACAATGATTGACCATTAGCACCCACATTAGCAAATACACCTCTACCACCATAACTATCCCCTATTGAGTATTGTGCAAGACCAGAGGTGCGAGTGATTAGGGCTGATGTTAGTTCTTTTACTTTTGGGGTAAAAGGGGTAAGTGCTGATAGTTGTGCAGCAGGGAGGACTACAGGTACTGAACTAGCGACTAAGGCTTGTCCTAGGGCTGGTGTCTTACTATCTATAGAAGTAAGAGAAGCATTTCCAGTTGTTTGATTCGCTGCTGTAGATACACCCGCAACGCTTACTTGTGAAGTATTTGCCGCCGCTCTTAAAGCTACTGTAGCTGTACCTGTGACGGCTGCAAGAGCGCTCAATCTAAATTTTGCGTGTCCTATAACTTCAATCTGCCAAATCCCCACAGACGCGCTTGGAATAGTAGCACTATTCGCACCTGTGACCATATTTTTAAATACGGCATTCGTAGGAGTAACCCAATTAGTCCCATCGGTGGTGATTTGTGCTGATAGAGCGCCTGTATAAGTTCCAGTTACTTGAATCGTAACTGTACCTTTGCTATCAAGGTCTATAGATACAGTGGAGCCAGCCGTTGCAGCACCAGTGGGAACTAGATTTTGAGTGGTAATTGTACCTGTTGCAGTTGTATCAGCAACACCACCAGAACCTATACCTAGCAGACTATTTAACGTATCTAGCCTATCTATTTGACTTTGCTCAAGCTTAGCCCCACGCTCAGAATCTAAATACGACTCTAGCCCAGCTTTCTCTGCGGTTAATTTATCTGTGAGCGACATCCGCTTACCAATTTATTAATTTTCTACTTCTATTGTATACTATTAAAATATGACAGTAAAAATTGGATATTCCATCAGCGATGTTTCAGCAATCAAAGCTCTTCCGACAGCTTTGCTTCTAAATGGCTATGCACGTTTATGTAGGTCAGTCAATGCGTGGTTTAGCTATAATTCCGCCTCTACGGCTACTGCTGATGATGTGTCGATATTATTACCAGCTTCAGGTATCGGTAGATGGTTTAAGCTAAAAGCTGACGTAGCTGCGACTGATGTACTTAATTTTAGCGAAGCAGTAGATGACCGAGTTGCTTCGCTTATACAAAATAGCTCGACAATTAGTGCTAGTTATAATGACACTGCTAATACACTTACTTTTTCTGTGGTAAACGCAAGTATTGGTGATACGCAGGTTAGTAGTCTCAGCCAGTCAAAAATAACAAATTTAACGAGCGACCTAGCAAGTAAACTTTCAGCAAATCAAAATATTACTGTGTCTGGGGATGCAACTGGAAGTGGGGCAACAAGCATTACTCTAACACTTGGAAATTCGGGTGTGACCGCAGGAAGCTATACAAATGCAAATATCACTGTGGATGCTAAAGGAAGAGTGACAAGTGCCGCTAATGGCACTGAATCAATTCAAGATGAGATAGCTAATACTTTAGTTGCTGGTACAAATATTTCTTTAAACTACAATGACACCGCAGGTACTTTGACTATTAATTCTACTGCTGGAAGTTCTGGCACTAACGTAGAAATTAGAGATGGGGGTATAACATTGACTTCTGCGGCGACAAGTCTTAATTTTGTGGGTAATGGTGTAGTAGTCTCAAATACTGGAAGCGATGTGACTGTTACAATAGAAGGTAACAAAGCAGGACTTTATGAATTTTTTAATTTAATTTAATTTTATGGCAGCATCACCAGCATATACAGCTACACCAAGAACAGAAAGAGCCGAAATATCTATTGCTAATACTAATCGCGATGGTACAGGTACTATTGTCAATCTTTTTACTGCTGGAACTGGCGGTAGTAGACTAGAAAGAATTACAATTTGTGCTACGGGAACAACTACGGATGGAATAATCCGTTTGTATCTATATGACGGAACAAATACAGATTTATGGAAAGAATTACCAGTTACCGCAGTAACTCCAAGTGGAACTGTTTTGGCATACACTATCCAACTAGTATCTTTGGCTTTTATACTTAGTAATGGAAAGAGTATAAAAGTATCTACGCAAAATGCCGAAAATTTTCGAGTTATTGCTGAAGGAGGTGATTTTTAATGAATTTTGGTACTTTTGGTATACCTGTAGGATTGGGACTTAACTCTGGCTTGTTTAGTTTGCCTACCTATAAAAATTTATGGACTCCAACTTATATTACAACTCAATTATGGCTAGACTCTGCTGCACTAGAAACAATCACTATTAGCTCTGGAATTGTAAACCAATGGAAGGATAAATCTGGGAATAATCACACTTTTTCTAATGGGGATTCTTCTGCTTGTCCATCTTATGTAGCTAATTCCTTAAATAATTTACCAGCGTTAATGTTTGATGGAGTTAATGATACCTTGAGTACTAGTATTATTAATACTCAATCGACTAATACAAGTACTTTTGTAGTGTCGAAACCTTCTTCAATTAATGTAAAAGGACACACTTTTAAAAATGGGGATTCTGACGGCTATGCAATAGGCTATGGTAGTAGTACATCAGATAATAATGGGAATAGTTTTATTTATTTGAGAGAAGCAATACAATGGCATCCCTCTTTGTCCTATGGTGGTACTGCATCAAACATAGTCTCTTCTATATTGGGAGATAGTACTATTGTTAATTACTTAAATGGTAATAATATACAAACAATAGCAGGTAGCCCTTTAGCTCCTTCAGGAAATACTTATATTGGTGGTTCACGACATTTTAGCGGGAATGTATTTGAGGTAATATTTTGTTCTTCAGTTCTTACAAATATAGACCGCCAAAAAGTAGAAGGATACCTAGCCCATAAATGGGGATTAACAGCTAGCTTACCAAATACTCATCTTTACAAATCTTTACCACCCCTTTTATAATGACCTTAATTAAACCGTCTACGACATACTACTATCGCACTAAAGCTGTCAATCTTGATGGTGAATCTGCATATTCAAATATAGTCTCCGTGACTACTCCAGTTTCATCAATTGGCGTAAATATTACACCTCCATCTCCGTCAGCACCGATAATCATCGCTTCAGAAAAAAATAGTAATTCTATCAAAGTCGAGATACAAAAAAATCTACCAAACGAATACATAAAAGAGCTAAAACTTGATGTATCGTTAAACGCCGACTTCAGCGCACCCCTTTATTCTGGACTGACATTTTTACTCCCAGATAACGTAGTTGGGACAGAAAAAGAAACTCTAGCACTCACTATTGGCGGCTTGGCGGCAAATACACTCTACTACTACCGATTACGTTTCTCAAATGCAACTGGACTATCTGCGTGGACTTCTACTTCGCTTTCAACAACCACGAACTTCCCTATTCCAGACGCTTTAGGCACAACGAACCTCACTGCTATTGCCGCCCGACTTAATTGGGGCAAAGTAACTGGCGCGACCACCTATTTTGTAGATTTGGCGACCAATTCTAGTTTTACATCCTTAATTCTTGATAATGTCAATGTAGGAGATGTAAGTTTTCGAGATGTAGGGTCGCTTACTGCTGAAAACCAATACTACTATCGGGTAAGAGCTTCAAATGGAACTATAACCTCAGCCAATAGTAATATAGTAACTTTTACAACACTTAGGGATGTAGAAACTTATAATGAGCAGTTTCAAAATCTTGCCACACCGACAATTAGCAATATTACTGATATATATTTAACTTCTTTTTCTACCTCTTGGAACGCAGTGGATTTGGCGGATAGCTATAGTGTTCAAGTATCGGCAGCTTCAGATTTTAGCTCGATTGCTCAAACTATTGCAACCAAGAATACGTCGGTCATCTTTACGGGACTAACTGCGGCAACTGTCTACTATGTGCGAGTACGGGCAATTTCTGTATGGCAAACGACTGCATATTCCGCTACACAAGTTGTAACTACTCTTTCACTTAATACTTCTCTCAATCCCCCTCAACTGCTCACACCGACAACAATCACTTCTCGTAGTATCTTATTTCAATGGGTTCTACGCAGTTATGCAACTCGATATTTGTTTGAGTTAAGTACTTCATCCGTATTTGCTTCGGTTGCTTATTCTACTATCGTAGGGAATGTCGGGTCTTTGTTGTTGGATGAAGGCATTAGCCCTGCAACAATCTATTATTCACGTATTAGGGCGCTCAATTCTAGTCAGTCCTCAGATTACTCCAATGCAGTTACTACAACAACTTCAGCAGCCCTTACAAGCATCACTGGAATCACTACAACTAGCATTACCGATACTTCGGCAGTTATTGGGTGGACTTTGAATGGCAGCTACACCAATTATTTGCTGTCAGTATGGAAAACAGAGTCAAATGCTTACTTAGGGGTCAACTTCTACCGCAACAAGAGCCTCGGCAACACCAACACACATACAATTGACCTATTCTTAGAGCCAAGTAGCAACTACAACTACACAATCACTGGAAAAACAGCATCTGGCGACACAAAAACAACTGCGATACAGACATTTTCGACAAAAGCCGCCGCCCCAATACTGCAACTAGCCAAAAACCTCCTAACTTGGACATACAATCTCAACAATCTTGAAGTTAGCACTGATTCTGACTTCAAGTTCTTGCTTAGGGGGTATCCAAGAACGGTTACGGACAATGGCAGCTTCAATATAGAGAATTTGCTCGATTCCAACAACAATTACTATATTCGCGGCAACTTTAACGGCGGCATTTACTCCAATGTGGTCAGTACATCAGCTTTGGCGGTCTACAAGGGCATCGTTGGCAAAACTTCCTTTTCTGCCATCTGGAAGCGCAGTGCTGGAGCTACTTCATACAGTGTCCAACTAAAAGTGCTAGATACTGGCAACTATGTGCCTGTAAGTGGCTTCACGTTCCCTAAGAATGTAGGCGACGTTAATAGCTACACATTTGAATCTCTTTCTGCTGACACACAATATCAGGTAATTGTATATGACTCCAATTCAAACGTTTCTACTCCATACCTATTCAAAACTAATTTGTTTAGTGATACAGAAGAACCTAGTACTGCATCTCTTACGGTTCCTACAGTAACTCTTAGTGGAAGTGCTGATTTTGACCGAGCAAACGTAGTATTAACTGGCTATTCTAAGTATCTAGTCAATTTGGCGCGAGATAGTGCATTCACACTCGACAATACCTATTTTGAGAGCAGTTCCAATAATATCGAGCTTTTACTCAAACCTAATCGTACATATTATTTACGCGCCTATGGTTACAACGGTACTAATCGCACAGCTTCACCATCAACTACACTTACTATCAATACACCAGCAGAGCCATACACAGCGTTAGCCATCTCTTCTGCACCAAGTATTACTAACGTCAATATACTTGATGAATCACAGGTTGAAATTAAGTTCGCTCAAGTAAGTAATGCTACCGATTATAAGTTGGAGATTAGTCGTGCAAGTACTTTCACAATTCTCGAAGAGCTTAGTGTTACTAGGTCTGCTGATAACAAATTCTTAATCTTCGGATTGAGTGGAACGACTGTATATTATGCTAGGTTGTATGCTTTCAATAGCACCAAAATCAGCGCTTACTCTGGAACCACAATAATCGATACTACCCCATAAAAATATGATGAAACACTTCACTCATTTCGCTAAGGCTCATTCGTCGGGCGCTAACTTTGCAAATATTTATCAAACAGGGCTACAAAATTTGATTAGTCCTGTTGTAGAAAAAGAAACTAAAAAATACGTCAGAAAAAAGAAAGAGCAAGCAGAGGCAGAAAAGGAGGGTTAGGCTTGCGGCGCTCCATCTTGAGGAGGATATTGCTCAGCTTGTCCTTCAATTGGGGCTGGAGGAGCCTGAAGTTGATTAATTTGCGCCTGTAGAGCCAATACTTCACTTTGTTTTTGCAACTCTTTTTGTATCTCAGCTTTGAGTGCATCTTCTTGTTTCTTGGCTTTCTCATCTTCATCGAGTGAAGGTAATCCAAGGTTCTTACGGATAAGGCTAAGTACCTCAACGTCATCGGCAGGAATGATGCCAGATGCAATGAGCGAGGTAATGGTGCTGAGACGACCATTAACTGTTGCTTGGTCTTCTTCGACATCGAATACAAACTCGCCCCAATCTTCGCTGAACCAACTTGAAGGGAAGTTGTCGTGCAATAAACCACGAATCATTTTGTGGATAATTTCGTGCTTGAGTGTGGTAGTTAGTGCGAAGATGGTTGAGTCAAAGGTCATCTTGAAATTTTGACCAAAGCCGTTATTACCTAGATTTGTCGTTCCTGAGCCGCTATTAACGTCAAAGATGCCTGAAGGTATGGCGAAACTGGATTGAATGCCTCTGTCGATGTATTCTAGCGCTTTGAAATGGTTTTCGCTAGTGTTTTGTATTTGGATGCGAGTAAGTTCAACGTCGCTATCCGTAACAATGAATCCTCGCTTTTGGATATCTTTTAGTTGGTGCGAAAGAGCAGCTTGTTTTGTTAGTTGGAGTGGCTTGCCCTTGTTGTCTTTTTTGACGTTACCTTTGGTGTCAACCATTGTGGTCGTACCGTTGTTGGGTGTTTTTGCCCAGAGTAGACCTTCGCTATCGTTTTTGATGCGAAGTGCTAAGTGGGTGAGTACTACTTTTTTTAATTTGTAATATGAATTTGCCGCAAACCCGTCCCCCACACCCCATACGGCGGTTTTGTCAAAGGCTGCTCCGCTTGTGTTTGTGATGTGTAAGAGCTTCTGATATGGAATTTTTACTTGCTTCCCATTTCCATTATCGTACAAAACCCACTCAATCTTCCCAGAACTTTTAGATGACTTTCCAAAAGATATGATTTGCTCAGGATTTAAAACGTGGATGTTGCCGATTCTCCACTGACCACGATAACCTCTGATTTTAGCTGACTTAGTGAACTCAGCAAGAGCTATTCCATAGAGGATTACTGAGCTAAACATCTGGAATATGATTTTTTTAAAGCTTTTTGGTAAAGTTTTTAGGTTGGAATTTATAAAAACTTCTATTTCTTTCTTGCTATGTTTATATTCGCCAAATGAGCTTGTACATCTTAACGCTTTGAAACTTAAGCACTGTTTGGCTACGGGGTCGCGATTACCTAGCTCACTTAACTGTTTTATGCTAGGGCGCTCGTTTTCATTGGGGTGCGCTATTTCAGCATGAGCATCTGCCGTCAATGACTGAATTTCTACGCTATACATTCCTTGTACGCCAGCATTCATAGGGACTGGAGTGTTGGCGAATAAAAGCTCGTCGTCTAGCTCTGCTAAATTAAGTGATAGTTGTGTGGCTTCTGCTTCGAGAGGCATTTTAAAGTGGTATATGAAAGTATTAGTCTATTCTAGCGCATTATAAGCATAGGCTAATTTCTCTTCGTCAGTGGCATTGCGCCAGCCCTCCCATTTAGGTTTTGTATTCCTTATTCTGCGATACAAAGTATTAAGCAATACTTGTTCCGCTTCGGCTGCAATTTTTCTTGTTGGGTAGTATTTCCCGTTTATCATAACTGGCAAAGTTCTCCAGTGGTTCTCCCCACTAATTTTCTCTAGAGTTTCTTTAGATTTAAGCTTGCCGAGTTTTGCTATATGCTCTGGACTAAGTTTTCTACCCTTTTTCGCCTTGCTTAGCTTCTTCTTGTGTTCCTCGGTGAATTTCTTACCCTTTTTCACAGCACTAAGTTTAGCCCTCATTTCTGGGGTTTGAATGCCCCCACCATAACCTCCAAGACAGATATTATAGGTATCGGGACGCTCTATAAATTCCTGAGTGACCATTTCAGCTTCAGCCAAATAAGCACCCTCAGCACAGGAAAATTCTGCAAGAGTAATCCTGCTAAAATTAGCTCTTCCATATTTTTCAATAGCTGGTTTTAAGGCATAGCCACTGCCAAGATAGCGTTTGGAGTCAAAGGTATCGGTCAGTCTATGTACCCCAACATAAATCCTGCCATTGCAAACGTTCGTAGTTTGATATAAAATCCAAGTCTCTTTATCTGTTTCCATTGCAAATATACCTTACCTGAGTTATAATAATAAGTATAACACACTGTGAGTACAAAATGCGTCCTGATAAAAGTAAAAGATTGAATGTGAAATTGTCCGTAAAAAGACACGAAAAATTAGTAAAGTATGCCGAGTCTCAAGATAAAGATATGACCTCTGTTATTGAGTGTTTTATTGATTCTCTTCCCAACATAGAATAAACGATGCCAGATTTCACCTTCCCTAAAATCTCAGGTTACGAGTTCCTTGCGCCCCGCAACCAAGTGAGCTTCCCCTTTCAAACAATCTTTGCTGCTGATGACTTTGCCTTACACGATAGCTTAAACGGTTCGTATGATAAACATTTCCCCCTTTATACCCTTACCAACATAAAAAATGCAGGTAGCGACTGGCGACCCAGCATCAACCTTATCAGCGCCACAGGAACTGAAAAAAAACTAACAGGCGCACTCACACCAATAATCTACAAAGACAAAATCAACAGGCGAGAATATGGTCGCAAAGAACAGGTGCATCCCCAACTTGGCAACAGTAAACTAGTCTTGAACCGCATATACTACCGAGAATTTCTGATACCTAAATTTGACCCTCGATATTCCTTAATTATCGATAAAAAGTTCATCACCAACACAATTCAAAGACCAGCAGAGCAAGCTATAGACATCGGTAAAGCCACTTCTAGCGTCCTAGAGGCGTTTCCAAGAGGTAGTCTCGTCAAATACTCCAACTATTACTGGAGATGCCTTAAAGCCACTAAAGCCTACCCTACAGCTACCGATTCTGACTGGCAGCAACTTCCTGAACGACAATCCATTTTCACTGCTGACATTTACTCAATTTTTGGCAGTGATGTGCAATATTTGCAAACTTACAGCGAAGACCGTAATTTTCGACCTGAACAACAAGATACCTCTCTGGTTACATATAATGTTTCGTGCTTTTATGGTTAGATAGAGATATGATTACAATAATTTTGATTGTGTTAGCAGTGCTTGGCGCTGGAGTTAGGATTTACTTCTACAAAGAAATTTTAGATTTAATTGAGAAAAATAAATGATTACTTGGATTTTGGCTGTTTGGCAACTTATGAAGTTTGTTCCTTGGAGATAATATACTTCTTAAGATAGATATACATAAGTGTATATTGTGCTATATTGAAAATAAGCAGAGATTAAGCTATGATGCGCTTCTGAGTCTCATAAACTTTTGCATATTGGGTTTGAATCCCAACTCTGCTACCAAAACCGAAAGTAATTCATTGGTAGAAGTGCCGCCTTGGACGCGGAGAGTAGTTAGTTCGATTCTAACCTTTCGGATTGGCTTGATTGCCAAAACAAAACACCCTTCCGAGTGTCTCGGATTGCTTAGTGAAAGTGGCAGCTTCAACGCTGCATCAAGCCTAATATTGGTTTGGTTCCCACAGGTGGTCATGGAAACTAATATTGGTGTTCATGCGGCTTTAACTCAGAGGCAGAGTGCTTCGCTTCCAACGAAGAAGTCGGTGATTTCAAAATTCCCAAGCCGCTTAATCCTAATTAGCTTAATGGTAAAGCGTCATTCTGTTAAAATGAAAGATTTTAGTTCGAGTCTAAAATTAGGAGTCTGGGTAATTCGCTCAGTGGGAGAGCATACGGCTTTTAACCGTACATTCCTGAGTTCAAATCTCAGATAACCCTTTGTGCTTAGCTCAGTTGGATTAGAGCATTGAGTTTCTACCTCAAGAGTCGCTGGTTCGAGTCCAGCAGCACAAGCCAAATGCCCAAATAGCTCAGTGGGAGAGCAGTGGTTTTGTAAACCAAAGGTTGTCAGTCCGAATCTGACTTTGGGCTTAATCCTTAATTTCAATATTTTCTCGCCCATTCTCCACAAAGCCGCTTGGGAAGAGCGACGGCTGTTCCCCTAGCTCTGCTTGCTGTTCAGGGTTTGGCGCGAACACCAGAAGTGATTCCGAGTCATTTGCAGCAATAGGTCTGTACCCAATATTGTAAGTACTAATTCCTCCAGCACCAAAGCTCCCTAATATCTGATTGTAGACGTTTATATAAGCGTTCTGGCTATTAAGTGCATTTGGGGGATAGAAGCCTGACACAGCCGCAAAACCCGACTGAGGTATTGTAACTGAGCTATCGTAATACCTATCGCCAGAGGACGAATTACTAACAACTCTACGTGGATTTACTTGATAGTAGTAACAGCCATCGTGCGAAAATAGTGGCGGCATCGAGTATTTCAACACAAACTCAAAAATACCTTGCCTGACAGCAAAAAAGCCACTCTCAGGGTTTATTGGCGTACTCCAAGTAGTCATAGCTCTATTGGGTATGTCCGTCTTTATGAGCGCACCATAAGGGTTAGTACCATCTACGAATAGCTGCCCTTTCATTTTTTCACCTGTAAGACGATTAATACCGTAAGTGAACTGATTTTTAACTGTTGGGTAGACATCTAAAATTTTTCCATAAGCCCACCAATACTGATATCCCCAAGAATAACTAACGCCCCTCTCACCTTGCGCGTGTTTGATGTCATAAGGTTGCTCAATTTTTCCTTCTGCCATGCCCATATCAAGTCGCAGCATATTTACACCTTCCTTAGAAGCCGCTAGTACTCCAAAAGGATTAGGTCGCAACACATTTGATTCTTGCTTATATTTGTGTAAACTGAATCTAGCTTCATCAGTCCCGTAGTCAGGGTCTTTTCGCTTAGATGCAAGTCGATAGTTGGTATTTCCGACATAAGTGGCTTGGGAGTTGCAGGTTTCAGTGATTGTTTTTTGAGTCAGGTAATTAGCTGACATTTCAGGACGCAAACACAAGTCAAGGGCATAGTTCGAGTTCCTTTTCTGCACAAGTACCGAAGTTTCGTCAAAAGCTTGTTGGTCAAATTGCACGGAGGCATTTCTACTGCGTTTCCTAAGTACTGACTGCCCTCTGCACCAAGTAAATGAATATGTTGGTGTAACACTGTAGGAAACAACCGTAACACCTAATCTTGACTTACCGTTACTGATTTGCTTATATCTGCTATCATCTCTCGGCGCAAACCCGTAAACAGGAATTTTGTCGTCTGAGTCGATAGCTAAAGCGCCCCAAATACCTCCCCCCAAGTATTTAAGTGACTCCAGAGAGAAATTCTCCTTGAAACAACTAGGAACTCCAGTATCATCAAGGTTAAGCTCATATACTGTCTTTTCTGTAACAGCTATTCCGTCGTTAGCTGGTGATATGTCTGCGTTGTCGATAGTAACCAAACGCCAGTCCACATCTTTTAAGCCATATTGCCTAGTAACAACAGATTTAACATAGGCAAGATGTACAGACCACCCTTCTCGGTTTCTAGAGTTTGCTGTGACGTAAGCGCGAATTTGGGTCTGGTAGCTATCACAGAAAAAAGTGAAGATTGGTTCGTTAACGCCGTACAGGTCTTCATCGACGAAAACTGAGAAGTAGTTGATAAGGTCTTCTTCTGTCTCTGGGAACTTAACTGGCGCTGGCAGAGGGAATTGGGCTAGCACAGCGCTTCTCTCTAGGTTGGCTTGAGCTATACGCAATCTAGCAGTTACTGTTTCAAGTGACAACCCTTCAAGTTTGCGAACAGTCACAAGTTTAAAGAGCGACTCATTGGATGTTTTTTGCTTTGTTCGTTTTTGTACTTTCGTATCTACCGTCGATTGGTTGGAAACTAGAAGCCACTCATTCGTCTGGCTTTCTTGTAACCAAATTTTTCCTGTGGAATCACGTTTAATAAATCTTCCCATTATGCAATAGGAATTTTTGTAGAAACTGGAGATTGTGTTGCAAATTTATTACGAATATATCTTGCGCCTTTAGTGATGCCAGTTCCATCTGCTGTGGCACGACCAGCAGCACCTAGAAATGCCCCTGTAACTGCACCTTGAGCGCCACGTCCAATCATCTTGCCAACCCGACCTAAGCCAGATGTATTAGCCATCTCTTCTTCTGACTCTCCAAGACCGCCTCCTTTAGCCAATCCCGCACCAAGACCGACAAGACTGCCAATTTTAGCTGCTCCGCCAATGCCGAAATTTGCAAAATGCTGGAAATTACCTGAAAATCCTCCATATTGACCAGTTTGGAATTGTTGTTGACTTTTCCAATTTCCGACACTCATCTTCTTGCGAACCACACCTCCTGCATCATAAAATTCATCAGGAGCAAGAGGTTTTTGACCGTTTCTAGGCGCTTGTTGCTTGCTAAGACCTCTACCTACCGATTGCGATGCCAAAGCTTCTGTACGTGCGTCTGGAGCAGTGCCATATTTAATATTTGCAGAACGTTGGTCGCGAGTTAATGAAAATGGCGAGTTATTTAGCTTCTGATTGCCAATGGCAGCTACATTTTTCTGGTTGAAAGCATCTATAACACCTTGCTTTGTTTTAGGTTGATTAGCAAATTGTTGACCTTTGTTTTTCAAAGTGTTTAGTACTGCTTGACCTTGAGTAGCCAAGTTTTTAAAGAAGAAGTCGGAGGTTTGGTATGCCATTATTTAATTGGTAGTGAAAGTCTTTACTCTAGTTTATCATTGCTAGTTTTTCGGCAAAGGTAAATTTGGAGGGAGAAAGTCAGTAGTGTACCGAGATTGACCTAGCGTGACTCTGAATGATTGAATATATCCTGAAAAATTGGTTATGCTATAACCAATATTTAAATTTTCCGTCCAATTCATATTTATATTCTTAGTTTTGTCGCGAAGCTCTCCCTCGACAAAAAGACGAGAGTAGCCATTTTTATTCGTAAGAGCTAAATGGAACCACTTTTTCGGTTCTATGTCTTCAGCAACCATCGGACTTGTATAGTTCGGTTGGCTCTTGTAACAGCGAATGGTCGCCTCATCATTGAATGCAAATATTCTGGGATTATGTTGACCTGAAGACAAAATACCTTGCAAAATTGAATCAGAATTATATGAACTACCGCTTAAAGAGTTTACATCACCTACTATCGGCTCTGGAACATACTCAACCGCATCTGCTGCGCTCCCAATCACTATATTGTTGCTCCGAGTAAATAATCCCGAAACGGCTTGGATACTTGTGTTGAAAGTGCTGGATAACGAGGTGTAAACTTTATACCCTATACTTCCTGCACGTTTTTGCCACTCCGCAACAAACCCATTAGCTCCCTTAACTCTATTTTCTGCCACTTCTGGAGATTCAATCGCTGAATCACTAGTAACCGAAACGCTATTAACATCGCCAACCAATTTATTGTCAAATCCATCTACTTTCCTTGAAAAATCACTCGTATTTGATATATCAACAACATAATCAGTAGCTCCAACAATATCGCTCCAACTAATATCAAACGATGTAGGAGTAACCGACGATGCAGGGCTTGCAATAGGGGCAGAAAGAGAGAATGTGGTCAGCGAGGATAAATAGATGTAGAACTCAATGCAATAGTCCTGATTGGCGCTCAGTGGCTGCTGAAGCGTGGCAACAATGCTTGAACCCTGACCATTAAACCGCATAGACTTTAACAAGCCAGTAGGATACTCATCTCCGACTACATCGACATTATTTACTGCAAGTGTGACCTCATACTGGCTCTCGTCAACGATATTCGTTCCAGTGGGTTGAAGCAGCAGCAATGTTTGGTTGTAGTACGGGTCGGGCAAATAATCAGGAACCACAGCAGTCCTAGTAAGTGTGTTTGACGCTTGATTCAAAGTGCCAATTGCCGATGCGACCGTATTTGCCGCCACTGAGACTGAAAAAGTACCACTTGTGAGCGCCTGAATTTCAAACGAGTAGCTATTGTTGTTACTTGCCTTGAGAAGACCACCCACAATACAATTAGTCAGTGTCAGAGCCGCCAAACTGAAGGCTGGAGCATCTTTGTTGAGAGTAACTGTCGCATATAGCTTGTAGCTGTTATCGTTAGACTGAGTAGTGGCAAAAACAATAGTGAAAGGACTATTCTCTACAAAAACGGCTGTATTGTTGGTAGTTGCGCTGAAATCCTTGTTTGGTAAGCTTGGCTCATTGTGAATTGCTATGTTGAAGTACACTTTCTGGTCAGTTACTTCGTTTTCCAATAATAGCGTTGCAACATAAGTGTTGTACTGAGTATTCACAACGTCAGCAGATTGCCCTAGAATCGTCACTACAGGCAAGTTAGTAAGCTCGATGATGCTATTGAAGGTCAGCGACAGTGTATTGCCATTGACAGCCTTATTTGACACGTAGTTGTCCGATACCAATGAAATGTAGTCGAGCAATTCTGTTACATCAAGAATATTTGTAACAAGTGGGTATGGTATTAGAGGTACATCGTGTTGGTAAGCTGTGTAGAGAGCTTTTCCAACTGTGAGGCGTAAGTTCGACAAAAAGTACGGTGCTTGAGTGACGCGATTTTTGTAGTAGCCAATTTTTAGGTCGCCACTAGAGATGTTGATAACATTACCTGACTGCACAAGCCCAATTCGTACTCCATTACGATAAAACCGATAGACATTGCCTTTTTTCGTAATTGCAAAATGAGGGAATTTCTGCTGTAAGGTGTATGCTCCATTCTCGTATGCTGGATAAACTGGATTGTTACCTGAAAATACGTCTGTCTCAGCTAAAGTAACCCCAGAGAACAAGCTAGTAGGTAAGTCGATGCTTCGAGCCATGACTATGTTGCCATTAACCGCTAGAACTGCAAAACCAAAACCAGACTTCTCGACAGAAAAGAGATGAGCTGTATTCTGAGGGCTAAAAGTGTTGCCGCGATAGTGAAATTCGATAGTCCAATCCCCAGTAAGCACTAACGATGAACTTTGACCAATGGCTTCAAAATTATCGTAAGTCAGTCCAGACTGCTCTAATTGAGGCACTACCGCCAAAGAACTATCTGTACCTATAGGAAACACCGTAGAAGAAAATAACGTGTTGTTGGTGACTATTTCAGCTAGTTGATATTGGTTTGGTGAAACATCATTGATTGTGGTTGATAACTGAAAAGGTAGTTGCAAAATTGGGAAAGATTCAGCATAAATCCGTGCAAGCAAGTTACTTTTTGATGAGCTAATGTTAGAGTCCGTTATACCAGCACCTTCTAGCGCCTGAACATACACCACACCTTGTTTTTCGGGAGTTATGTTGAATTGGTAAGTCTGCTTCAACTCGTCAATCAAATTTAGGTTGGACAAAACGCCATTTGAAACACCTATTTTGCTAATGTCGAACGTAGTGATAGCTGCATCCCAAGTAATTGTGCAACTGAAAGCTTCGTTAATGTAAGGGCTTGAACCGCTTGTTATGGTGGGTACAGGTGCATTTTTGTTGATGACATACGATTGACCTTCAAAGCTTAACTCACCTGTGTAATTCGATATAAGTGTTGAGATGCCTTTATATCTGACCGTTCTCCTATCTACAAAATTTAAGCCTAGTTTGCCATTACCAGTTCCAGTTGTGGCTGTAACAACGTACTCAAGCTCGTTATTTTTGACAATGGTAGTCAGTGCCGCGCCAGCCACACCTTCTATCTGAGAAAGGCTAAAATCCGCAAGAACCAAGTTATCAACTGCTTGTGCAAGGTAAACATACCACTGACAAGTGCTGGTGCTAATAGATGGGGTAGTGACGACAGTAACAATAGCCAAAATTCGTGCTTTGGGGTGGGTCAGCACGTTAGTTGTCAAAGGCAGAGGTTGTAGGCAGTGATTATAGAAATAGTCGTTAGGGACGGTCGAACTTACAAAGCGGTTGGCATTGGTGACGCGCAAACCCTTAACACCTAAAGTTCTTGTAGCCCCTCCACTAGATGATACCCAAGGCTGATACAGACTGCCAAATTTAAGTTCGAGTTTGTTTGTCTCTTGATACAGAGTGCCAGCGTAGGCAACCGTTTTTACATTGACTCCGTTGATATAGAAGTACAAAAAGCCGTCTTCCCTTGAAACAGCTAAATGAGTGTTAGGTTCGCCAAAAACCGACGCAATTTTCACTGTGCTGGTAGTGATATTAGAGTTGATGGAGCCATTGTTGTAGAAAAGAATGTCTGTGCTAGGTAAAACGTAATCGGTCAAAGTACTGCCCCGTCGAGTTACTAAGTTGCCAGTTTCAGAGCTAAAAGTCTTCCAATTAATGCCATCTTCGCTGCAACTAAAGCTGAGATATGCCCCAAGCCTTCTGCTACTATTTTGTAAGTCAGAGTAAAAGCTAAAGTCAATGCTGGCAACTAGTTTGTTATTAGAGGTGAGCGACAGCAGATTAACCTTTTCAACACCATCTGTATCTGAAATATTGAGACTTAGCCATTCCTCTAAAGTTTTGTTCTGCAAAAGACCAGCATTATTCTCAAAAAGACCAAGATAAAGCTCCATAGTCCATCGGGAAGTAGATAAATTGGTCGTAATCTGCTCAGAGGTGTAAGTGGTGTTGCCTTCAAGTTCTAAGAAGCCGCTATTGAAGTTTGGTACTTTCTTGCGTAGCTCTGTGTTACTAAGTCGCTTGAAATTTGGTGCATAGTTGTAGGCATCAAACTGTAGAGGGAAATTGAACAAAGTATCTGCATAACTAGCATCAACTCTGTTAGCTACAGCGTTTTTTGGCAGTGGTAGTGTGTAATTGTAGAAAGAGGAAGGATATCTAGAGACAGTTTTGGTGATTCTGAAGTTGGAGATGCCGCCACTAAAACTTGCATCAATCATATTGGTCGAAATAAAACCAATCAGTGAGTCAGCAAGAAGTGGCGCTCCCAAAGAAAGCCTTGTTAGCGCAGTGTCAGCGTTGTCAGCAGCATTGAAAGTTAAGTTGTAGGAAAAAGCGTAGATGTTTGTTTGTGTGAAATTGATGTAAGTTTTTAGTTGATTAGCTTCCCTGACAATTGCGACTGTGTAAAACTGATTGACGGCTATTGGTGAGGTGTTTATTTTGAAGGTCGCACCTTTAGAGTAGAAATAAAGGTCTGTGTTCAGTAAAAATAGTCCGTAGCCGTTGGTGCTATTGTTACCAGTAGAAATAATTGGTGTTTGTCTGTAATCACCTGCATTGATTTGTATACAAGCCCCCATACCAAAAACAGTTTGAACTGGGTAAATTGTGTCTACATAAAAAGACAAGTCAATAGTGAAATTATCCGTACCTAAACTAAACCCCTCAGAATATCCACTTAGTTGCACATCACAGTAGCTTGGCTTGACTAACGATTCACCTTGCCCTAGATTAAGTTCCGCAGCCCTACTGATGCGATTTACTGCGTTTGGGATGCGTAGACATGAACTGACACCTGCAAGAGTCGGTATTCCTGTGGTTGGGTAATTTATTGCAGAATCGATGCTTGTTCCAGTGAAATTTTTGACATGGCGCTGAAAACGTGAATAATCACGGCTAAATGGCAGACCTCGGCTGTTATCGCTGGCGCTTCCTGAGATGAGCAAGATAACGTCATTGAAATATACGTCCTCGACCACAGAGTTAGTGGCATCAGCGCTTGCTAGGTATTTTGCGAGAGTCTTTCCTTCCATCAGACCATTATAACTTGCTGGCGCTCATTTCTTTCTGTCTACGAACGTCAGTGAGCTACCCTGCATCAGTAGTAGCAATCTTACCACGCTTCTTTACCACTCCAACACTATCCTTACGGGCTGAAAAAAGTATGATGTCAGATTTGCCATTTCCCGACAAAACTGGAGTTGTCCCACTAGGGAACAAGATAGTGTTGTCAAAAGCTACCGCACCTGTATTCTGTACCAATTCGACAATAAGTGCTTTAGTTTGATTATTGGCAAGCGTAGCGGTAAAGTTAATGTTAGTGATGGTGTTGCTTATATCTGCAACTGGAGTTTTTAAGATGAGGTAGTCATAATCTGCGTCAAGGTCGATTGTGTAGTTTGTCGGTGAGGATATTGTCACGGTGTTGGTCTTTATTTGGTCGCCAAGAGCCGTTATCACTTCGTTAGATAGCTTTGCCAGTCCAACGCTTCCGTCGGGCAATGCAGGATTAAAAACGACCCATCTACCAGTGGTCGGATTAGTGTTAGGAATCAGAACTGTGTCGCCGTTGTCGGACGCAGTGGATGCAGCATCGTACTTGTAAGGTCTATTGACCGATTCAACCAAACGCACTTGACCAGACTTGTATTGCACTGAGTTCAAGCTCTTGAGCGCCGCAATGTTGTCCACTGGCGCGTCCCAGAAAAGAAGGTCTTGTAGAAGCGCGTAATTGACCAGCTTGGGGTAGATACTGATGAAACTTTGTGCCGATACTCCGTCTAGAAGCTGTGAAGATGGTGTGACTTCAATTACCACTGCTGAACCATCGGGGATGCCCTTGTTGAGCGCAATATCAAGCGTAGGGTACTCTTGCACCACTCCAAGGTTGTCGATACCAGTTGTATCCAAGGCGAAAGAGGTGAGGTTTAAGTATCCAATAATCTTGACACCAAAGACGAGCCGTATAGCTGGGTCAGAGGTGTATTCGCTTAGATTGAGACGTAAACCCGTCAAAGTACCGCCAGTGTCGTTCACAATCCAGTATTTGATAGGGACTGGAATGGAATTGATGTTTTCGAGTGGGGCAACGAGTAGTGTCTCTTGGTCAGCGCTGATTACGTCAATTTCGGCTAACGAAGTGGTTTCGTAGAGGCTTGCTTCTCTAGTCTTGAACCAGCGACCGCTATTGTGTGCTAACACAGTAATATTATCGACACTTTCTACCGAACCGCTAACAAATTCGTAGCAGAAACCATTGGAATTTAAAGCTGCCCTAGTTCCCGTCAACAACCCAGTAAGATTACTGATATCTGAAGGATTATTATATGTAGAGTTATTTAAAACAGATAAAGTTACATTAGTCGGAGTAACAGGTGTTATATAGTCTGCGGCAAAATGAGAAAATTTGTATATTACCCTACTAGTTGTATAAGTATTGGTACTAGATATAGAAATAAGAGACTCTTTTACATCTTCATAGCCCAACGTGGTGAAGGTATCCGAAGAAATTACTATCGAGCCACTAGAAGATACTGTAATACTTGCAGATGGGGATGGTACAGTATACCCAGCCCTATTTCGCCTAACAAGCCACAGATAATATGTCCCAGCCGCAAGGCTACCTCCTCCTACTGTTGATACTGTAGGGGCTACCAGTGTTTTACTTGAAGCATAGATAGTTTTCATTATCTTATTTTAACACTACCACTTCAGGCAAAGAATCAATCCAGTCTTCAAAAAGTACCGTCATGGCTCTGTCTCTGGACTCGGCGTAATTTTTAAGCTTTGTCATGCGTTTCTCTGACAAAGTGGCGTTGAATCTCTTATCTTTACTCATGATTAGTGTCAATGTTATGTTATACTTACTATTATATCCTAGAAAACGATATTACGCAATGACAAAAGATAAAGATACATGGATTTTGTATAAAACTGAAAATTTGGTAAATCATAGAAGTTATGTTGGAGTGCATAAACTTGCCGACAACCTACGCTCTAAGAATTACCTTGGTAGTGGAAATAATATAAAGACAGCTATAAAGAAATACGGAAGAGAAAATTTCATTAGAACTACACTTGCAGAGTTTGCTTGTGCCGAAGACGCTTACTCGGCTGAAGAAAAGATGGTAACTGAGGAATTTATTAAACGTAAAGATACTTATAACATAAGTCTTGGTGGTCGTGGTAGTTCCAAACATACGGAAGAAGCTAAGGCGAAAATTGCTATTTCACACAAGGGGAGAGAGTTTACGGAGCAACATAGGGCAAAAATCAGCGCGTCAGCAAAAGGTAGAAAGATGACTGAAGAAACAAAAATGAAAATTGCGATTGCAAACACAGGAAAAAAGCATACAGAAGAAACAATGAAAAAACTTCGAGGTAGAATTGTCAGCGAAGAGACTAGAGCAAAAAGTGCGGAGATATTTAGGGGTAAAACGCACACAGAGGAGGCAAAAAGTAGGATGAGCGAGGCAGCTAAACTTAGAACTGGTGCTAAAAATCATTCAAGTATAGCAGTAGTGATAAATGGTAAATATTATGAAAATGCACATATAGCATCCCCCTTAGAACAAACACATTATCAAACTATAGTAAGTAGACTAAAATCGCCAACAGCTAAATGGTCTGAATGGCGCTATGCTACTGAAGAGGAAAAATTGTCCCACCAGATGTAGTTGTGATGGTCGGTACAGGTAAGGTCTTTGACGCTGCGTAGGTAGTCTTCATATTTACTTCATAATAGTTGTATTTGTGACGGACGTGACTATATTAAAAGTAAACGTATCACTGCCTTGTGTGAGTTTTACCCGATTTCCTTCTTGGACGACTCGCGGAACCACATTTTGCAGCCCAGCTTTGATGGCGGCTAGCGCCTCTGTGTAGTCGATGTCTTGGTTCATTTGATTATTATACCTTGTTCCCTATTTCTTTTCTGCAAGCTAACGCAGTGACGAGCGCAAGCGAGTGGTACGTGTTATCATAACAAGTAAACATACACCAAACAATATGACCTATCCAATTTCTGCATTTGTCGAAGCAGCCGAAGCGTTACGTGAAGAATACGAAAATGCTGAAGTTACGTCGTCCGATACGTCGATTACAGTCTCTCGTACTGTTGTCTCTGAAGAAGGTGCTACATATACTTATGGCATCGAGTTTACACCCCCTGATGCTGAATATGATGAAGAGCTTGTCGAATTGTACGTCGAAGACTTGTACGAGTCACTTTATGGTGAGGATGTCGAGTACGAAGATGAAGAAGGTGAAGATGACGAGGAATATGATGAAAACGGTTATGTTGTAGCATAGCTTTTAGTTTGTATGCTCGAAACTGTGACCCTCGGTTGTAATGACTGGGGGTTTCTTGTTGCACAAGGCTATATAAGGAAATTGGATTGAACTCAAGCGCCGTATGGCTAGTAGAAGGGATTGTTCAATAAAAATAATACTAATATAAGAAACTTTGTAAAAATACAAAAATAGAGCTTGAAACCCTTTAAATACGTTACTCGTTACAAGACTTACACATGGAAAATTTAAAAAATACAAAATTTATAACAAAGCTTGTAAGTGCCTAAACATATACCTAAGATGATAAAAACGAAATTATACTAAACAAAAATTACAAAAAATATAACATGGTCTGGAGTGTGTTATTATTAAAATACAAATGTATAATAGTAAATATGATTTCAGATGAACCTTTAGCAATTACACCAGTAGAAATTGTGGGTGCCTTAAACAAGATACCTACAGATACCGATTTTGTAGAAAAAGCTATTACCAAATGGGAAAGGGCTGGAGACAATGCTCAGCTTGCTGCTACTAGTTTGATAATGTTACATCAGTTGGCAGACATCAAGACAACTTTAGCTGCTCTCAACAACACCGTACAAAATTTAAACGACACAATCGGCAACCCCAAAGAAGTTAGCGTAGTAAAGTTGACTACTAAATTTGTGAGGGAGCCAGAGCTTCGGGAAGGGTTTTCTGTTTTTGTAGACGAAAAAGACGGTAAGCAGAAATTGCAATACCAAGGCAAGACAGATACCTACATCATTTTTGAGGCTTTTGATAGACTTCATCTAAAACTGAAAAACTACTACGGTTTGAAAGAGATAACTCATAAGACAATGAACAACGCCTTGATTAAGTCTTTCAACTGGTCTAAAGCAGAGGCTCAGGATTGGGATGAAGCTACCAAGAAGACTACAATCTTGCAAACTGCTGATTTACTTTACCTAAAGAAAAAAAGTAAAAAACTGACTATTCCAGAAATCAAACTTGCCCTCAGTCCTTTAGAGGAGACAACAAGATTCATCAAAAATACTTTACTTGACGCTGGTTGGGTTACTTTGAGGCAAGGTACTTGCAACACTATTTTCTATACACATTCAAACGGAGACTACTAAAATGACTCAAACATTTATTTATGCTATCTACTGCCCAAATAAACAGGAAGTTAAAATTGGTCAAAAGAAGAAATTACAGATTTACTTTTAGGTAACGGCTATATATTAAAAACTTATCCTTCAAATCGAGTTAAATACTTTAAAAACCATGACACACAACCCAAAATCAGGTTACTCCTGCAACATGATTATTATCGATGACGTGATTACCCCATTTCCAACACCAGAGCAGAAAGCCAGTATGCTTCGATTGTACCAAGAACATTTAGATAGTCAAATCGCAAGTGTTTTTCGTACTGCCAATTACAACCATAATTTTGGAGTTGCCAACACTGCTGACCTACAAAGCCAGTTGGTTGCTAAGAAGCTTCATGAAGAACTACAAAAAACTTGAGGTTGCAACTACTAATATGATTAAATGGCATGAACCTGAAAATACCAACAAATTTCTCACCTTTGAAGATGTAGACAAAATGATGAAAAGCTACAATCCGACAGAGTTCAAACAACAATACCTGAATATGCCTGAACCCAGTGAGCCTCCTTGTATCTCATCAGAAGTTCTGGACAAAGCAAAAGAAAGTTGGATGTTAAGAACTGCCGACTATAGACGAGGCAAGATGCGCGAAATTTTCAATGTGCTGGAAACAGAATTTAGGGGAGAAGAGCATTAAAGCCCACTTGAACCAGAATTTACCCACCTTCCCATGCCATAAGGAACCCCTGAAACATCTACTCCGATTGAGTTCGGCAAACCTGTTACGTTCACAGTTGTCACCAGCCCACCTTTAATACTATTTAGCGCTGTAGCGGTCGTACTAACTGCCGTGAGGGTAACTGGCACTACTTCGCCGAATGTGACATTGACGGGCTGATTAAGCGCACCTCCGTTGATTATCTGCGTAGTGAACGTACTCGACTTAGCAGCCCACTTTTGCCCAAAGTATTGAAACACACTATTAGGCTTTATTGCGTTTTGTGTCCACGTAAATGATGTGGTTAAGCTGGCTCCGTCGAACACATCTTTATGCAGCTTGAATGTAGCGCCCTTGATTGCTTCTTGTAAGTTCTGCGCCCCAGTAATTGTCACATCGCTCAATATGTTGCGGTCACGTACATTTGAGGTCAGATAAGTCAGCGAGTCTTTGAGTCCATTCTTGTCCTGAATAGGGTTAAGTTGGTTCACTGGCTTGCGTACTGTAGCGCTAGGAGGTCGCCCCAAAGCTGTACTAAAGCTTGAACTCTGTATGTTGCCCTTGAAGCTGGCATCAGCAACTGTGCGGATTGTTCCGTAGATTGAGTAGGAGTCGTCTTTGAAACTGGCATCATTAGCTGCGGTTGAATAGGATGGTACTGCTGAACCATCTTTTTTCTGCTGTGTTGGAATCACCTTGTTGACATCAATGCTCGGCGGAACGCCCTGACCAATTACTGCATCATCAGGCACATCCATATAACTGAATGGACGATAATAAGTACCACTATATGTCTCGTTTGCGTTAATTGAACCTAAGAGTCCATTTAGGTCATTGAATGTTTCATAAATTCTATCGATATTTGGCTTAGTTGTCTTGCTTGGGCGAATCATGTAGCGAGTATGCTCGTAAACTTCTTCACCAGTGGTCAAATAGATAGGGTTCTTGCCCCAGAGTGAAGCTGCTTGGTCATTATACTCAGGGTTGCCACTAACAGCCGCAGAAATCGAATATCTCGACTTACTAACTATCATCAAATTAGGAACCCAATCAGGACTAGGGAACAAAACTGCTACAGGGTCTTGAGTGCTTGGGGAGTTAGGTAGTTGTGCCTTGGGAATATACTCGACATTCCAATCAACTTTGTCGCCATCTTTGTAATATTTGCTAAACGGCTCGATGAAATAGTCTACGCGCTCGGTAATAGGGATTTTGCGATATAGGAAGCTTTCAAGTTTGCATTTTGCCTTGTAAACAGAAAGATAGTAGTGTTGGAGGCTGATGGGGTCGTTTGCAATTAGATTACCAATTTGCAGCAGGAAAGTAAGGTTGATGTATGCCTGAATACTCCCTTGCGACCAACTTGCAGCATCCTCATTAGCAAAACGCTTAATTGTCCAACCTTCAGTCTGTTCAGCGACCAAAACTTGTGAATTAGACTTGAGGAGGTTCTGGTACTGCTCTGGAACTTCAATTTTGACGTAGTTCCCATACGCATCCTTCACTTGAGGCTTGATGTCAAGTTCAAGCGGCTGATAAATGAAATCGGTCTGCTTAATGCTAGTTACGCGCCACACGATAGGACGCGCAAAGATATTCTGTCCCACCATACCCATAGCTTGATTTACAAGGTCGCCAAGCAGTCCTTTCAATGCGTTACGTTGTGCTGCTGGATTACTTTGCATCCTGTTAAGAATTGAAGTGTCAATATTGATTGGAGCCATCGGGTCAGTAACTAGTTCTAGCGCCGAGTGACTAAAACCGTAAGTGCCACTAATTTCCGACTGCGGTTGCCCGTATTTGTAAAGCGTAATCTTAAATTGCTTACTTAAACCACCGTTATCAACAAACACACTAAGGTCGCGAGGAACTAAGCTACCATCTCCGACTTCTACTGGAGGTAAGTGGGGATTAGGGTCGCCATCGTAAAGTACATACTCATCATCGGTCACTTGGACGTAAGTATTTTGTAGTCCATAATTAGTTCCACCATTCCAGTTCAGTAATGTATTTTTGTAGCAAGGTGTCTCGTTGTCCGTCAAAGTAATTTCAGTAAGAGGCGTAGCCGTAATTGAGCGTCCAGAACCAAGTGCAACGTAATCGATGCCAGATTGTGAGTAAATAGCTACTTTGCCGTCAAGGATAGCGCGTTCATCTAAAAAAGACCGCAAGGTGAAGAAATCTGTGTTGGCTGGTCGGTAAGGAAGATTGACAAAGCCACTTAAACCTGTGATTGGGCAGTTGATGCCAGTGAAAAGAGATACTTGAGATAAGAGCGAAGCTAGACTGAAGCGGTAGAACTGTTCACCAATAATTTGCGCTGAACGCCCATAAGCCAAAACAAACTTAGCTGTGTTGATTGGTTTTTCTGTAAAGAGCTTGCTTACATGAGAATAGCTAAGTGAAACTTCGTATTTTACAAATATATTACCTACTTTCTGCACTTGAGGTGATTCTTTGTAGCTGTAGTTAGTCAGATAAAAATTGTAGTTACCAAAGGTTAAGTCACTTCCCAAATCAGGTATTTCATTCAGAGTTGCCACGTAAATGACGGCAGAAAGAGATGGAGGTTGGTCAAGCTCCTGATTTAGCGTGTAGGTACCTACAACGGCTCTGAGAGGATTTTCGGCGCTACTGGTAAGATTTGTGACTAAGGACACAATAATATATCCCCCTGCGAAGTGAAGAAACTATTTTTGCCAAACTTCAAGAACTTGTCGTATCGGTAAACCTGCCCGTAGTAACTGACGCTCTCAGTATCAACCGCCGCCCCTGCCAGCCTGAGTAACTTCTTTTTCTGCACAAGCGAAGCGAATCCGAGAAATGGTGAAAGTATGTCAAAATCAAGACGTACTCTGATGGTCGTGCGGTCAGTGATTGAAAAGCCTTTGATGTCCGAAACTTTATATGCGGTCGTGTCTCGGTCTTTAAAAATAATTGCGTTCGGGAAGTATACAGTCCAGTCTAAATCTGTGTGGCTGTTGAGGTCAGTGAAATGGAAATCGAGCGTAGCCGTCTTGGAAATAGGGTAATCGCCAGTTGTCAAGTAGTAGCAAGCATTGAGGTCAGGTGTGGCAAAGCGAGAGCCTGAGTTATTGTATCCATCAGCGCCGAGAGAGACAAAGTTGAAACCGACAAGAAAAGGTAACTTGAATTTCTGGTCTAACTTGATTACAGTCAGATAAGAGGCTTGTGCTGTATATGTGTCAAGATTTACAGTATTAGTAGATTCGCTTGTATATGGCGACACGGCTGCACCTCCAACCCAAGTTGGCAATCGTTTGGGCGTATCTTTAAGTAGTTTCCACATCTAACTTATCGCAAATTCTGGACTATTTAACTCGACTCCTGTAAGAGTGTAATTACGATAGCATTGTTCGGAGCCTACCGTGTATATGCCACTATAGTCTACAGCTATAACTACCCAATTCTGTCCCCTAAATGAGAATGATTGAGAACCAAATTGTTGTAAAGAAGGTTTTTGAAATGGAATACCAGCTACTTTAATTCCTTCAAAATTTATTGTTACTGTTTCATAAGTAACAGAACCAGCCAACAAGGAAGAGTTGTTGAGCAGAAAGAAAGCATTCGCGTTCTGAGCATTAATTTTCCCAAAAGAAACTGCTCCCGATTTTAACGGAAAGCCAAAAAGCTTCTCTTGGGAATAACTAAGACCCACTAGGATTACCCAATCTTAGAGCGATATTCGTTGGTAACGAAAGTAACAGGGAAGCTCTTGAGAGATTCATCACTTGCCCCAACTCGGATACCACCTTTTTCTTCAAAGGAGAAAGGATATAGGGTGTACTCACGGTAAGTTTGACCACCGACAAGACCAGTTCCTGCTGTCAAGTTGACTTGGTTCAGCAACATGGCTTCAGAGTTGGCGTTTGCATCAGCTTTGATTTCTTGCACTTTAGTAAGGGAGATACCTCCAAAATCAAAAGTCCAAGTAACAGCAACTACCGATGCGCCGATAGAGAAGTCACCTAAGTTGGCGATGGTACTATCGATTGCCAGTTCCCCAGCCGTAATTTTGTCCGACGGCACTGGTATGCCGTAGAGCTTGGTTTGTTGGACGTTTAATGCCATAGTTGTTTTTCTTCACTATTTTCTCTAAGTATATCACTCTGGATTAAGTGACATAACTCTTGGTCAAATCATTAAAGTCTCTACCGAACTTGGTAAATGCTTTCACAGCTATATCATTGAATTGTTTCGAGATATCGCCAAATCTACCAGCAGCGTCTCCAGTTAGTGTAGTTTTCACACCGTCAATCGTGACTTGGTTGTTAATTGTCAAGTTGAGGCTCTGTTGACCAGAAATTGAGCTAGTGGTTTGAGGCTTGTTAGGCGAAGCGTCACGAAAATCATTAGTAATCTTGCGAGTTTCTTTGTTTATCTGGTCTTGAAGTTGCTGTGCTTGCTGTTGAACGGAATCTCTAGTGCTGCCGCCAATAGTTTGCAGTTGTCTTTGAGTTGCCTCGAAGTCTGCCCCAAAGGGTGTACGGTTAGTGATATTTTGGATAGGCTGTTGAGTAGCAAAGCCAGTACTTAGTGCTTTACTAACAAGGTCAATAGATACCAAGCCACCACTAGGGTTTCGTTGGGCAATATCGAGAATTTGACTCTGACCATTTAAGCCAATGTTGTTGATTTTGCTGAACGTATCTTGTCTTACAAAACTTTGCGTCTCCCTATTCAGAGCTAAGGAACCAAGAGTCTGTTTCTGAGCGTCAGCGATGTTTTTGGGGATGTCACCGATGAATTGATTTACACCACTAATGTCGCCAACTTGAATACCGCTACTTGGGTCAAGCTTAGAAACCAGTACCGATAGCAACTTAGTCTGAGTCAGCGCATTGACCAACATTGTCTCTTCAGTCTTTAGTTGTTGCTCCTGAACTTGAAGTGTGTTAAGTTCTTTCTCACCAGCACGACCAGCTTCATTCTTATCAGCCTGTGTTTTCTCGATAGTCGCAAGAATTTCGTTACGACCAATAAGAGCTTGGGCAGCAGGATTATTTTGACCGAACAGACCGAGAACCGAAGAACTGAAACCTCGCGTAGCTTGATTGCTTTGGACTGTGGAAGCCTCTCTACGTCCTTGCAGGTCTAATCGAGCGTTAGCCAATGTTGCTACCTTCTCAAGCTTATCTGAGCCTTCCCTTGCTGTTGCCGAAAATCTTTCTAATGAAGCATTGACACCTTCAAGAATTGTTTTTTGCTTAATGTATTGGAAGTCACGGTCAGCTTCGGCTCTTGCAGTTTTAAGTTGGCGCTCAATGTCTGCTTGTTGCTTTTTAAGTTCAGGATTGTTAACTCCGTTCCTTGTCGCATCAGCATTAGCACTTGCAACTCGGTCACGAACTGCTTGAACAGTATTGACTCTGGCAGTTACTTTACTAATTTCCTTATTCGCATCAAGTAATAATTGGCTAGTTTTATCAGCTAGTTTTGCACCAATATTACTGAACACTGCACCAAGCGAAGAGGCAGAAAAGAGAGATGATGCAGTAGAGCCAAGTGAACTGAATGCGTCGCCTACTCCTTTTGAGATATCCGCAAGACGTTGTTGAGGTGCGAACGATGCATCAATGGCAGCTTCATTACGTGCAATAGTCTCGGCTAACGCGCCAATTTCTTGTTTGAGGCGATTAGCAACAACTGTGAACTTGAGGTCTTGTTCGGCTTGCTGGACAACTTTCTTGGCACTTTCGATATCAATGTTACCAACGCGCTCTTTTAGTTGGTCAGAGGCTCCAGTTATAGAGGTTTTTCTATTTTTGGCACTATCTACTTTCTTTTGAAGGTCGTCTATTTCTTTTTTTGCGTTTTCTATCGCTTTTACAGTCAGTTCAGTTACTGCGGTAGAATTAAGTTTTCGAGAAACTCCTGTATTTAAAAAACTATTACCAACACTATCAGTGTTTACAAGCAAAGCGATTTTAGCATCAACCTCTTTTTGGACTCTATCTTCAAGCCTAAAACCAGTATCACTTCTACCCTTTCTATTTGCGTAAGACTTGTCAACCTCTTCTCTAAAGAATTGCTCTTTTAGTGCTGGTAACGCCGAGGCATCTATTTTTATTTGCCCTTTCGATAATAATTGTTTACTCCTATCAACTTGACTCTGCGCTAAGTTTATATCTGCTTCTGCCCTAGCTGTTTCTTTAGCTACAGCCGCTTTGTCAGCTAAATTGATTTTGTTGTTTATGCCAAATTTAGACCCAGCATCCTTTTCAGAGATGTTGCCAGATTTGAGAACTTGTTGTAGCAGTTTTGTGCGATTGCCAACCTCAGCTTGTGCCGCTTGTAAAATATTGCCCTTAGTTATTTCCTCTTCCCGCGCCGATATAGCTAAGGACTCTTGCTTGACAGACAATTCTTTTTCTGCCGCAGCCAGCTTTGCTTGCGCCAACGAGACTGACAACGAACCAAATTTACTTTCCTGAGCAAATGTGGAGACTATGTTTTTCTGCACCTCCAATAGCCCTTGATTGAAGCTGAGTAGTTGTTTACGCTTACCAAGTTCTTCGGTGATTTGCCCAGAGTTTTTGATATTAAAAGCTTCGGCACTAAGGTCAGCAATTTTACTTAGTCGGTCTGCATAGTCTTGGGCGCTAATATTAGGTGCATCTAGAGACTTGCGAAGAGCATCGATGTTGCTTTGTATACCTTGAAGACTTCGTTTAGTAGATTGCCCGATAGCTTCTCCTCCAATTGCCCCAGCACTTGAAAGAACAGAAAAAAGTCTACCGTAAGAGTTTGTTACTGCATTGTTATAGCTAATTATTTTGTCTGTAGCTACCTTGAAAGCCTCGTCCATAGCTCTTTGTGCAGTAGGGTCAGAAGCAACAAACTGCATTACCTTTACGTCTTCTGTAAGTCTTTTAAGACTGTTAATTGCTCCTTTGGGGTCAATATCAGCTTGTACAGTGATATTGCTCAATACACCTTGCAATTGAGGTAGAATTTTTGAGAACTCTTCAATATCAACTTTAGACAGGTCAATTTTATCTATTGTGAATATTTTGTCAAGTGTCTGCTTAAGCTGCGTAAACTGAGCTTTAGATGAACTATTGAAAGATACACTTGTACTGATTGCAATAGGTACTGCACTATCAAAAGACTGTAATCTTCTCAACTGACTAGTCAGAAGAATACGTTTTTGTTCAATGTCAGCCGCTTTTTTTTGTTGTTCAGCTTGTTTTTTTAGTGATTCAAGCTGCTCTTGAAACTCTTGGACTCTTTCGCGACTACCAACTCCACCTTTCTCTTCTTCAGCTTTTATTTTTGACTGAACAGTAGCTACACGTTTTTCAATGATGTCTTTTTGAGCTTGAAATGAATTTCTAACGGCTTGTACATCTTCTTCATTAAGAACAATACCAAGTTGAATTTTTTGCTTGGCAGTTTTTTCAGCGTCAGTTACAGCCTTGAAATTACCAGACTTGATACCAGCTTGGTCGGTATTGACTTGAGATGTTAAAAGTGAAGTAGCTCTATCTGCTTCGCGTTGAAATCGGTCATTTTGAGCAGCATTGCCATTAAGAATATTGAAACTTTGCCCTAAATTACTGATAATAGTATTCAGAGCTTTTGCGTCAGAGCTTAGACCTTTAAGTTGGGTTCTTGAATCGCTTATCCCTTTTACAAATTCATCGAGTCCAGCAACACCTTTAAGCTCCTTTAGGTCGTTGGCTAGTTCTTTTACTTCAGGGATACTTGCTGCGTTAGCGTAAGCGTTAAATGAAGTCACACCACCCGCAAGAGCCGTGCCAAGTAGTGCAATTCCACCACCAACAAGTCCAGTTGATAGCCCAAAACTTAGTAGTTCCTTGGTTGCACCTCCGATTACGTTACGAATAGGAGCCGATGCATTGTAAAGTTTACCGACAGCACCCGTAGTCTTGTCAAAACTTTCTTTTGTGCTTGCGATGAAGTTCTTGTTCGTTGGTGTCTCAACAATCACATTAGGATTTACTAACGCTTTTGCCCCACCTTTAGTAACTTCTTTACCTACATTGGAAATCTCTTCATTGACTTGCTGGACAATACCCTTGACCTTGGAGACAACTGCTTTGGCAATTCTCACAATTGCAGCTTCTATTTTTTGTGCGAGAGTTTCGTACTTTATATCACCATCGTCAAGTTTGAGGGCTTGCTTGATTGTTTGACCTAAGCGACCAAGATTCTTGAACAGAAAAGAGAAAAATGCAAGTGGAGCGACCACACTGAATACGCTACCGATGAATCCAGAGACAGCCTGAAACTTATTGGCAATTCCGTCAAGCTGACCTGCAAATGAGCCAAAACTGCTACTACTCTTAGTTGCAAGAACTCCTAGCAAAGTATTTGTATCTTGCAGATTCTTTTTGACAGATTCTCCTACACCAGAGCCGAAATCTTCGACCGCAGCTTGTGATTTGTTGAACGAAGACCTAAACGCACCTTCAAGAGTTTCACCACGCTCCTTAGCGCTTTGCTTCAGCTTGTCCTGACCAATGCTGCTACCTGCTTCATCAATAGTTTGTCGGAAGCTTTTACGATTCTCTCCGCCAGACTGCAACAATGCGTTCGCCGCCTTGACTGCTTCACTCGAACTGAAAATTCTATTAAGAGCATCCCGACTTCCGCCAGTAGCTTTGCCCAAACGCTCGATAATGCTAATCAGACCATCTTGCTTGAGCGCCCCAAAACCAAATTGAATTGGCTTACCAGCTTCATCTCTGAGAATACCTAAAGCTTCCTGCGCCTTTGAGCTATTATTAACAATCTCAGAAACAAGCGAACGAATCGCAGTTGAACCTTCGCCAGCAGATAGACCTTGTGTAGTGACAAGAGCCAAAGCCGTAGCCATTTCCTCGAACGCAACACCAGCACCTACACCAGTTGACGCTAATTCAGCCGCTTCGCTGTTTAGCTGATTGAGGGTGAGAATACCTACCTTAGTAGTCGCAAAGAGTTGTGAAGCCCGTTTATCGGCATCTCTGAAGCTATCCCCTAAGTTCTTATTGGCAGAAAGAATCTTGACAATCCCTTGATTGGTTCCTTCAATATCAGCAAAACCAACTTCAGATAGGTTGATAGACGCGCTACCAACACTTTTTTGAGCTAGTTTGGAGGCAAAACCCGCAGAAGCAACGTCATACTGAGCATTGAGGGTCTGTGTAGAGTTTGTGGCAAAATTTGTCTCACGTTGTAATTCGCGCAAAGCCTTGATACGAGCGCCAACCGCACTGAGAGCAGATTCCTCGCTAGTGGTTGTTATTGTGGCAAGACGAAATGCAGCACTCTCAACTTTGCTATACGCAGCAACCGCGCCGATAGACCATTTTTGGTATGAACTGTTGTCGAAGATAATTTGGCTGGCAGTACTAATGCGATTGAATACACCGTCAGTAGTCTCTTCAAGAATCTTGATGTTCGCACCAAACTCTTTTGTGCCAAGAATTGCTTCGCTGAAATCTAGACTCTTACTGATACCGACTAAGTTCTTGACAGAAGTATAAGCGCCATCTACAATGCTTTTTGCGCCTTGAATCTTGTTGAATGCACTGCTGATGTTGGCTACAGCAAACGTGGCATTTATAGCGATGGAGCCGAGCGCACCAAGAGAAGCACCTAATTTAGCCGTCTGACTAATATTAGATGCCCAAGTACCCGACAATTTAGTGAGACTTTTATCAAGTTCAGCAACGTTGCCGAGCGTACCCCGAATATCCTCGCCAATGTTTAGAGTGCCTTTATTAAGCGCATCTTTAATTGCTGACTGAGATGGGGATGTATCTATTGAGGGTGCTGCCATGTTGCCTTACACTTCTTTTCCACTAACGTAGTTGCCTCCAATCATTGTATCATCGCTACTGATTGAAGAAGTCGAAGCTGTATTTCTTGATGCCTCTCAGGGTTCGCTTGTCTAGATTTTCCCAAGGTATTTGCTTATTGCCTAAATTGTCCAACAACTCGTTGAACTTCTGGTTTTTTATTTCTTGCAGCTTGATATCAGGAGAATACGAAGCTTCGCGTTTGAGGGCTAAAAGTGTCCGAATCTCCCAATAGTCAAGAGTGCGCCATAGCTCCAGAGCGTTCTCTGGATATGCAGAAAGAAGACAGTCAAGAATTACATCACTGACTTCAAATTCTACAGGGTCTTTGAACTGCGGGAAATTTAGTTCGGTAAGTCTTCGGTTGGTTTTGGCTTGTAGGTTTCGACTAGACTTTCGATTTCCTTCTCCCGTTCTAGAAGAAGTTTGCCCTGATTCAGTTTCCACTGATGGTAATGGTTCTGAAGGTGTAGCTCGAAGGGCAAAAAATGTAGCTTGCTGACCTCTGGTTCTGTAGTGCTTTCAACTTTGCGGGTCTTTTCGTCAATGGAGCCGTTGAATACTAAGCGAACGAGTTGTTCCCAGTTTTCCTTGAGGTCTTCATAGTCCAAATAGGCTTCGTCTTCGCCTTGAATTGGTAACAGTCCCAAATACTCTTTGATGAGTGCAACAATGTCGTCCTGAATAAATAACTCGGAAATGGCTCCGTTTACTTCAAGATACTTGCCTACTAACTCACCTTGAAGTTCAATTAGGCGTTTTAAATTGCTTTGCGGAGTACGTCTTACGCGAACTTTTTTGCCGCTATCTAGAACGACCTCTAGGGTTTGGTAGGATGGTTTGTTTAATGTCGAGGAGCTTGCCATAAAATTGTCCTAATTGTGTTTTTTCGTTGAGTGTTGATTTGTTTTGCACCGACAGCTTTGGTTGAAAAGCGTAAAGTGCCTTGTAGCCGTAAGATTCGTTGCGTGGGTCTTCTTTCTGATGTATAGACCGAAGAAAGAAAGAGCATATCCTACCATCAAAAGCCATCACATAGAAAAACAAGTCAAATATGTAATCCAATATGAGTGGACTTTCGTAATAATTAGCATAGCATATCTCTATTGTCGCTTTGTCTGAGTCAACAACAATATGGTAAGGGGCAGGGAACGTAAAAAAATCGCTATCCAAACTCCTGACAAAGAGGTTAGAGATAGCGAAATATTTAGTACCTTCACATTCGATACTCATTTAAGTTTATGCGCCAGTAGGAGCAGCTACACCAGCTTTGGTACGATAGTTGTTGAGGTCGATTTGATACTGACCGATGTTGCTGTAAGTCAAGGCTGAGTAGTTCAGACCATTAAAACCTTCAGTGCTACCGACAACCTGAGAACCGTCAAGAGTTGCAGAAGAAATGCTGAGAGTGGCTTTTGCATTTACTGCGTTATCAACAGGAGTTAAGCGAAGAACTGTTAACACGCCATCAACTGCACCGCCCTTTATGGTGACGTTGCCAGCTACGCCTGTGGTCGCTACTGTGCTGTCGAAGTCGATTTCGTTGGGGTTAGCTACGGCAGTGGACTTACGGACTGCTGTGACGCGAATCTTGGGGGTTACAGAGACGCTTGCAACTTTACTTTCGGTAAGGGCTTTGTCAATGTAGATTTTACGGGCTGCGTAGTCGATTTTGGTGACAATTGTATTACTAGGAATACCTGTGCCAGCAGAAGCTACGGTAATTGCATCCCCAGACTTCACACCTAAGTTGGTGCTGTTGTAGTTTTCGTCATAAGTAATTTCCTTCAATCCAGAAGCCAAATAGACGTTATTAACCGCTACGTTGCTTTTTGCAGTCAAGGAACCAGTCGCAACTGCGGTAATAAAATCACCAACACGAACTTTATCGAATGCACCAGCAACTTCAGCTTTTAGTTTGGATTGGGTAGCGATAGGAATGACAGATGCGGTGATGTCAGCTTGTGCAACAGCGATAGTTACAGGAACGTACTCAGAGTCACCAATTGTTTTGATTGGGTTTGTGCTGAGGTCGAGGGTTGTAAGTACTGTAGGATTAGCTACTCCTAAAGCAATTTGAATGTTTGACATAGTTATTTGTTCTTAACGTTAAGATTTAGTTTAATTATATCAGTACGCAAATACCGCGCAATTTATCTTGGCTAAGTCGAATATTCTATCAGTTTTATCAACCGACTCATATCTGATAATAATCCCTTGTTCTTTGTCAATAGTAAAAGGTATATTGTCATCAACCTCACTATTTTGAAGTATACGACAAATTTCTTTAGCTACATGGTGAGTTAATCCTGAAGCTGAGTCTGTATGCTTGTACGACAATACATAAGCAATTGTAAGGCTAATTACATTACCTGCGCCAATAGGGAACAAAAAAGACTCCTCATTACGAAATATCTTCAGCAGTGGGTAGATATTCGTCCCTAGAGGCAGTTTGTTGGTGTTGTCTACTGTATAACTGGAAATAGCTGATTTGCCGCCTAAAGGCGTACTGAACGTAATATTAACCTCATTTCTAATGTACGCCGCAATTGTCTGAAGGTCTACGTCAGGAAACTTAAAATCGATTGGGTAAGTGGGACGGTCTATGAACATGGCTTCGCTCTACCAAAAACTGATTGTATCTTGATTGCGATAATTACCAGAAGGAGGAATGTACCGAGCGCGTCGAGTCTGTACTCCATCTATAACGAAGTCACTATCGTTAGTACCAACAACATCATTGAAATCGTCAGCACAATAAAAACTAGGCTCGATGTTTAAGTTCTTCTTGAAAATATCTGTGTCGCTTGTGCCGTCATTGTTAAAGTCATAACCAATGAAGGCTTTGAGTTCTTCACCAGCCAGTACGATGTTTTTGTTTTGTTGTTGCTGAGCGTTAGGGTCATTTTGAATAGCTTGAAGTGCTGCGTTTGCACCAGCTACGAAGATGCCAGTACCCGCAAATAGCGATTGCAGCCTATCTAAGCCACGTTGCAGTGTTATTTGGCTAAATCCATCATTGTTAGCTTCACCGTCGGTCTGACGAGGAAATTTGAAGTCAATGATTTTGGCAATTGCGATATCTTCAGCAATCATTTTCAGATAGTTGACTGTAGATGCCTCGGTAAGCTTAAGAGGGAACACATAAATCATTTGAAGATATGTGTCGATGTCACCTGATTCAATTTCGTCTACAAGCATCTCGACAGTTTCAGTATCAATCTCTTGGGTAGCGATACCAGTGATGCCAGATGTCTCGAAAGGCACAACTTCGAGGCGACCTTTTAGCTTTTTTGTTAATGAGGAGATGTTTGCGTATTTCATAACTGCGTTTAGCCGTAAAGTAGTTTTCCGACATAGGGGAGATAGCCTTGACGAATAGCAGACTTACCTTCGCGGAATGTGTCTAGTTTGGCTCGATAGTTGGCTCTGGCGTTGGCACTCTCACGAATTTTATTCTTAGCTTCGATTTCTCGCTGCCGATGGATAGCTTCGTTGATTTGTTGGTCAGTCATCTCTGCTAACTCATCATCGGGGATATCATCGATGGAGTAATATCTTTGGCGACCAGTTAAGTTTAGGAACTCGGCTACTCGTTGATTGTCAGGGGCAGAAAAAGGAGATGAGTAGTTACCTAGCCCAAAATTAGCTAAATTAGTGTTCATAAATGCGAATGTCATGTTCTTGCCCATACCTGCTGAGATTACACCTTTGCGGCGCTTTACTACTGGTGCTGTGAAACCGCCACTTTTCTTGTTGGTCGCGCCCATACGAGCTTGGGGCAATCGCTCTCCGAAGAGTGGCTTCATTGCCCCTTGTTTCATCTTGGGTAGGTTTGGCGCTTTAAGCTGATTTTCCATTTGTGGTTTCTGCGGTGTAGCCGAATGTCTTGAGTCCTTCGTAGACTAGACCATGAGTAGGGTCGGGCAGTTCAAAGTCGATAACGGCAATGTCTTCCCATTTCTTGCCGCCCTTGAGTGGAGCGATGCGGTCTAGTTGTGCGTATGATTCAATTTTAGCATCTTTACGAGCTTCGGTGATTTTTTGGGTTGCTACTTTGCCGACGAACTTGAGGGCTTCAATTTCGGAAGGTTCTGCGGAATTGATTTTCAGCTTTTTGACTGTGTGGATTGTGGTTGTGTTGTCGAAGGTCAGGTCGTTGCTAGGGATGAAGGAGATATCAGGATTGAGGTTGGTGGGAGTAACGGCTTGGAACTCACTAGCGTTGACCAGAACTGCGGTAGATTTAGTTCTGGCTTCTACAATGTCAATTTCTGTTTCACTGTAGATACCCTCTGGGACTACAAATCCCTCATAATTTATATATGCGGGAAAAATACGATATTGCTTTGGAGGTGTTTTGGGAATCATAGTTGTATAAGTGTAGATGTATTTATGATAGCAGAGATTGTAAAGCTTCAAGTCTAGCTAAATGTGCTTCTTCGGGTGTGTTGAAACTGCCGACACGCTTAGTTTTGTTGTTTACAGATATAACAGAGTAAAACTTGTTGTACTTAGGATACACTCCAACAGGTAATTCTCGCTCTTTTTTAGGTTTGTTAAAAAGTTCTGCAAAAGATTCATCACCATCATAATAATATTTTTCGGCTTTGATACGATGCTCTCTTGCTTCCTCTTCTGTACCAAAGTTACCTACAGAAAATGTTTTATTGTTGACTGTAATACAGGCTGTGTAAGTACCATGCCCATTTCTACTGACTCCAACGCCTTTACGCTTTTGGTTAGTTTTAGTTTTAGCTTTTGAACGCGCAGCCTCTAATTCTTTCTTAAATTCATGTTGTCCATCCCAATATACTTTCTCAGCAAGACTTCTCACTAGACGCGCTTGCTCTTCAGTTTCGTACCTACCGAGTTCTGTAGTTTTCCCATTGTAAAAAATACTTGCTGCCCAACTTCCACTTTCAACCAAACGTACTCCTAACCCATAGATTCTGGAGTTAGCTATATACTTACCGTCTTTTTCTACTCCTCTTCTGTGGGTAAACAACTCATCTAATTCTGATTGTTTTTCCGCGATACCATCAATATACAATTCTTCGGCAACTTTTCGTACTTGTCTTGCTAATTCTTCTGTTCTATATTTACCAAGACAAACTTTTTTATTCGTTCCAATCTCAACCTTTATAACTACACCCCAACAATCATCCGCGTATTTTGTTACACCAGACCCACGAACTAATCTAGCTTTTGATAACTTTAAACGTGTCTCTTCTGAAACAGCCTTACCAAAATTAGGATTTTTCTCTCCTTTATTGTTTTCCGACATCTTCTTTCTTGTATTTTCCGATATAGGAATAATTTCAGCATCAGGATTTGTAATCTTCAATACGTTATAGCATAAAGACCAGTCCTCTACGCCATCTAAATAAGTTTGCTCTAATTGTCTAATTTCTTTTACTGTAGCGTTTTCCAAAAGTTCTACAATCTCAAAGAAGAAATTATCTTCTCCGTTTTTAGTGAAAGAAGCCTGTAGTTGCTTATTACCGTGTTTACCTCTTCTTAATCTTGATAAGTGAGTACTTTTTCTGTAATTGAGATTGTTGCTTGAACCAATGTAATATTTTCCATTGATTTTATTCGTGATTTTGTAAATTCCAGCCGATTTAGGGAAGTCCATAATTTTGTAATAAGGATATTAAGGATAAAAGAAAAAAGTGGGAGGCAGTCCTTAAGCTGTTTTCGTATTGCAATTACTATCCCACATAACTATAATAACAAAAATCTCTCCCTAAACAATATGTCTAAGGAGAGATTTAATTTTAACTAATTAGCATTAGTATTAGGAGATGACAGTTAAACCGTCAGCAGGGTTGAAAGTGGTAAATTCCGCAAGATTTACTGAACTTTCCAAGTTAGCCAATTTAGCAAATTTACGTGCGCTTCCAGTGCGACCAATAGTAGGAGCCGCAACCAACTGCATACTTGCAGTGTTGGTGATGGAAAGAGGTGGGTCGCCAGCTTTGGTGTACGTGTTGACGTAGATACCTGCTTTTCCTCCGTTCTCAAGAGTTCCGCCAAGAATACGATTAAACTGACCTTGACGACTTAGGAATACTACAGTACCTTCATCAAGTACACGAGTAGGAACTGACTTGCCTTCATTGTCTGTTAGTTCTACATAGTCGTCAACTAAGACGAACTTAGGTAAAAATCTGCGAGTTAGAACTTCATTAACTTGGTCAATAGAAGGAGTACCAGTAATAACGTTACCGATAACATTAGCTGCAACTACAGCTTCCTTAACCGACTTACAACGAACCATATTCAAAAGAAGACGTTCGCTAATTGCAATTTCGTCAGCAGGGAACCCGTTAACCCACTTGTAGTTAGAGTGCATATCTACAAGGTCTTGTAAAGGGTCAGCAGTTTCGTGCTGAGTCCAGTCGCGCTTGAGAGAGTCAACAGTTTCAGTTCCGTTGTAATCCGTTTGATATACGGGCTGAGGGAACATATTTCTGCGAACAGGCTGAGCTTTTAACCAATTTAACGAAACGTTCAGACCTGTACGACGGTCGGTATACGCCATTTTACCAGTTTGTAGAGTCTGCCAAGCAAGATAGTCAATCAAATTGATGTGACCACGAACAAGAGAAGCTACAGAACCAAAAATGACCTTAGCCAATTCGTTATCTTGCCCTAACTGCACTTTACCTTCAGAAACTTGAATATTCTGAATGGTGATGTTGCGTAACTTAGCGATTTCGCTAACTTCTTGCATACGCCACTGCGTATCTTCATCCCAGTGATACGAAATCGCTGCTTTGAAGTTACGAGCTTGAATGCGAGAGAAGTCGCCTTTTTTCGCTTCAGGATAATCCTGACCAGTTGCAACAAGAGACGCAATGGGGTCTGTGGTTGTCCCAAGATAAGCAAGCCAATCACGACCTGTCTTTTCAATCAAGGGAACATAAGTGTTGAGAACTTTGCTGCGTTCTTTGGTCTGACGAAGGGTATTGTTGATAACCAAGTCCGCCGCCTTAGCAGCGCGTGCTTCTTTTAAAAAGCTTTCAATAGGGGACATTGCCATTTTTTATATTTCTCCGTTATTTGTTGAAGTATGGTTTAATGTGCAAGTGCAAACCAAACAAACGCTTCAATTGACGGTCAATGTAGGGCAGATTGTTTTGATAGATACCAGCAATTTCACTGATAACTGCAAAATGGCGCACAGGCTCGTTGGTTAGGTCTACAGGGTCAGGATACAAACCGAGAACTTCTTCAACGTTAATACCGACAATAGTGTTGATAGGTAGAGCTTGAGCAGCGTTAGCAGCCAAAGTCACCGAACGAACACCAGTGGTAGCATTTTCAGCACCGATTGCGAGAATCGTACCTAAAGGAGTGAGATTATCACCTAAGTAACCAGCTTCAGTAGTTTCGACAACAACTTGACCAGCAGCACCAGAGGTAGTGAAGTACACATCATAGCTGTCGTTAGCGTAGATAGTAGCTACAGCAGTAGAACCAACTTGAGCGAAGGTAATGCCAGCAGCCAACAGAGCAGCAGCGTTAGCGGTCGCGAAATCAGCAGCAGCACCAGCACCAGTTTGAGTAGCTCCTACAGTTGCCGAGTAAGTCACACCACCAATCTTGGCAGTAATAACATCACTAGTAGCAAAAGTGCCAACAAACTTGATTCGAGCGAAACAGTGCTTAGCGTACAGTACATCGCCAACCTTAAATTGAGAACAAGGGGTCTTCAATGAGATAGTGGGAGAGTTAGTAGCGGTCGCAGCGTTTAAGCGAGTGCGAGGAAGAAAACGGGCAACTCTTTCGCCAGAAGTGCCAGTAGTAGCGATGAAGCTACCTTCAGGAACTGCGGCAATCCCTTCAGAGTTGAGTTGAATATCGGCACTCTTAATTTCAACACCATCAATTGCAACTTTCTTAGCTGCGGCGTTGAAAATGATTGCCTTACCGTTACGGATATATTTTTGAGTTGTTAAATACATTGTGTTTTTTGCTCCTTATAGTCCGAAATCCAGACCCATAGCAATCAAGTCGCCCTTAGCAGCTTCTTCAAGGCTAGATGAGAAATTAGCAGTTGCAACTTCTTCAGCGCTAACAGAGAAGTCAGTGAACTGAGTCACATTAGCAACATTACGCAATAGAGAGTAAGCAAACTCCGACATATTGAGTTGTTCTTGCAAATCACGCGCACCGTTAGTTTGAGCGATACCAGTAAACTGAGCAACTCGTTGGCGAGGGTCAGAGAAGTTACCGATAAGAGCTTCCTTCATTGCAGGGGTGATAACACCGTCAACAACGTCTTGACTAACACGGGCGTTCAAATCGGTCAGTGCTTGAGATAATTGTGCTTCAAAGTTAGCTTGAGAGAATTGGGCTTCAAGAGCTTCTTTTTCTGCACGAAGTTTTTGGATTTCGCTAACTACTGTCTTATTGAAATTAGCTTGAATTGCTGGGTTGTATGCCGCAGCGTAATTAGCAGCGTCTTCAGTCATAGGTTCTTCTGCGCCTCCTTCAGCGCCTTCTGTTGCGTATTGTGCTTCTAGAGCTTGGCGGTCTTGTTCTAACACTCCATCAGCAACTTCGATAAGTTTATCCAAGTCTTCTTCGGTAGCATCAGGGAATGCAGAAATCATTGCTTCCAAATCTTCGACATTATCAACGATGTTTTCGCCACTAATGTAGCCAGTTACATCTTCTTCGCTTAATCCAGTTGCCTGAACGAGAGCTTGAATACCAGCACTGATTGCAGGGGAAGTATCCTCTGGGTCAGTAATTAGGTCAGCAAACTGAGCTTCAATAAGGTCAAGCAAGAGTTCGCCAAAAGCATTGGTTGGATTGAGTTCGGTCGCTTGACCTTCTCCTTCTATACCAGCGTCCTGAGCGCCTAAATCTTGTTGTTCTTCATCCATTTTTATTATTTTCGTTTTTAGGATTAAAACAATAATGCCACACTAATTTCTCAGCATGGCATTATTTATGGCTTTTTCCCGTAACTGACGTAATGACTGCTATTCGATTTCTATAGAGCGTGGAACTGTGTTGGGATTCTTGAATGCGTCTGGATTATCCTTGCGACGACTCTGTAAACGTTGGTTAGCTTGATAACGATTGACACCAGCGCCAGCAACTGAACCAACTCCACGACCTACACCAGCACCTAATCCAGTCATACCAAGTACTTTACCTGCACGACCGACCAAACCTGTGCTTCTTCGTTGCTCTTCTGTTTCATTGATACCAGAACCTTCAAGAGCGCCTAGACCCGCACCAACAGCAGTACCGACATTAGCGGCATTGATTTGAGGAGATAGATTGCCAAAACGATTTGCAGCACCTCTAGCAACTTTTTGAGCGCCATTAACTAAACCAGTAGGAATGATGCCAAACGATGCAGACTTACGGATGCTTTTGCTATAACGAGCTTCGTTTTCTTGTTTCTTTTGTGCCAATTTAGCAGCAAGTAGACCACCACCAGCAAGTGCAGTACCTCCAACACCGATTGCAGCATATTTAGCTGCCTTATCCGTGTCAAGAACTTTAGCTACAGAGTTAAGCGCATCATGAGTACCTACAGCCGCTTTAGCAGCCCCATAGTTAACTTTGTCTGCAATACCAAAAGGAAGACTTGCGACAATACGATTACCAGTCACAGAAGCTAAATTACCTCCACCAGCCTTAGTCGCAGCTTTACGAACCACTTTAGCTGCGGGTTGTGTGATTAATTTGCCAGCAGATACAAGACCTTTATTAATTTGGTCGCCAATGCCAAAATTAGCTTCTTGTTGACGTTTGAGGAAGTTTGCTGATTTGCGGATTTCTTTATTGAAGTACTTGCCTACTGGCTTGCCCGATTCAATCATCGAGTTGATTTCTTTTACCCCCATACTTGCAGGTACTTTAGGGTCGCGCAATTTCTTTTTCTGCATCTTGCCGCGCAAAGTTGACTCTAAGCTGACGACTCCAGTATTGTTTTGAGGGATATATGTGCTTCCGTGTTGGATTAGGCGTTGAATTGTAGCTGGGTCTTGGAAATTTGCTGATTTGCGAATCATTTTACTTAACTCTGTAGTTGAATTTACGTTTACTGTGTTTGGTGGGATACCTCCACCTGCTTCTTTTTTCATTCTGACTTTACCAAGCAAACTACCAAAAAATTGCTTAGTAGTTTCTATATCTTGTTTACCTTTGTTAATAGCTTGGTCAATCAACGGTGTTGGCTCAGGTCGTGTAGATTGACGTAGTAGTTCTTCCGCCATCCTAGCTTCTCTTTGGTCAAGATTCGGAGCTACAACCTCTTGCACTTTATTTTTTACAGCTTCAACTTCCTTACCAACTCTATTAGCAGCTTTACGAACGCCTCTAGGATTTGCAGCTTCGTGTTGAGCTACAACAGCCTCTCGTCTTCGTAATTCTAGTTCAGGAGCCACAGCAGCTTTATAACGATTTACACCATATCCAGCCCCAGCACCAAGTCCAGCACCGACAGTAGAGCTTGTCAGCACCTTACCTAAACGATTACCGACATTAGTAGCTCTCTTTTCTGCATCTGATTCAAATATGCCAGCACCTTGTAATAGTCCAAGTCCACCGCCCACACCAGCACCAATTTTCACTGCATTAGGTATGGCAGAAAGAAGTGAGGGAGCGAAGCTGGCTGATTTTCGTAGTAGTTTTTTAGTCATGGTTATCCTTGGTATCTATTGCGTCCAGATTCTCTCAAAATCTTGGTTGCATGGTAAAGTCTAGAATTGTCTTGCTGACCAGTTAAAGATTGAGGAATAGCTGTAGGTGCTTGGTAGTCATTGTAACTACCGATTGACCTTGGTGAGTAACCTACTTCTTCTCCTGTTAAAGATTGGGGGATGCCTACAGGAGATTGATAATCGCCGTTCCATTGAGGAGGAAGTGGCAGTCTTTCGGAAATTTTATCGCGTAAATACTTACCGCTTTTTAAACCATATTCTTTGGCTTGACCACCGTAACCTTCAGCTTGTTGGCGTAAGCCTTCAAAGTCAATATCAGGTGTTTCGCCCTTCAAAGCCTTGTAAGCAAGCAAACCACCACCAGCTAAACCAGCAAGACCTGCTCCAGCACCCAGACGTTGTTTAACGGAAGAGCCTTTAATTGCATCAATAACACCAAACTCAGCTACAGCTTGAATATATGCACGTTTGAATTGAATATAAGTAGAATTATGTTTACGTGTGAATTTTGTCATGTTTTTGTTGTTTTTGTTAAAGTGAGAACCTAGTAAATAAGATGTAGCACCTGCCGAAGCAAGACCACCTCCTACAATACCCAAACCTGTTAAAGCGGCATTTTTAGTATTTTCGCGATTCAGATTATTTAAGTCATTATAGTACCGATTTTCGGTCTTTTCTTGTTCGCTGTTGGATAATCTTTTATATTTTTTTGAAGGCTCTATTCTGTTTTTGAATCGGTCTACTTTATTGAGGGCATTGTCATATTCTGTGTCTTTATTGGGTTGTAAAGAGGCTACAAGATTACCTCCAGCTAACCCGCCTAATACTCCAGAACCAATTATATTTTTATATTCGACGTATTTAGTTAGTTCTTCTGGAGATAAGTCTTGAACGTTATCAGGTAAAGAAAAGAAATTAGCGAAATGTTGTTTGTCGCCACTGAAATCGTTGTTAAGACCGTAACCTAATCCTATAGCACCTCCAACTGCGCCAGCACCTAAAGTGCCAACACCGATGCCTTTAGCTTTATTAAGCCATCTGCTAACTTCTGCATCTGATTCTCTATTGCGAGTCGAGTCACCAATAACTCTATCTCTCTGAACTCTGAGCTTTTGTAGCTCTCTTATTTTTTGTTTCTCTGGTAGGTTGCTTTCTAAGAGTGCGCGAGATTGTTGGTCGTAGTCTACATTTGCATCAGACTCTCTACCTAAAGAACGAGCTTTACTTCGATAATAAGCATCTTCTCCCCACTTGTTACCGATATATTTACCAATAACTCCGCCACCAAGAGCTAATCCTGCCCCTGCGCCAACTCCACCTAATGCGTAATCTTCAAAGTCCATAGTGTTATTGATACTTATTAGTTAATTGTACATCATCAGCCTGTTTTTGTTTTCTACGCTCGTCATAAGCTTTCTTAAGTGTGTAACCACCATGAACTAGACCGATAGCATTAGCTGCTGCAACTGTTTCACCTAAACGACTTTTACCTACGTTTGGTAGTGCAGAAGGAATAGGATGTGCAGCTTGTCTTTCTATTTCTAAGCTGCGACCATGAAAGAACCCATCATCTCTACCCATTTGCTCCTCTAAAGCAGCACGACGTAAAAACGGTTTAGATAAGTCATCGACAAATTTATATTTGCCTTCTGGCTCTACCTTATAAAGCTCACCATCTAAAGCTGCCAACCTACCACCGTCCATTGCAGCGTTAAGAGTAGAGTAGAAATTTTTCTGAGGTAATCCGAATTTATATTTGTAGGTAACAGGCTCATCGTATTCTCTTGTAATTACTAAGGAGGGGTTGACAACACCCTTTTTAGATAAACTTTCATAATTTTGCCTGATGTTCTTGTCACTAATTAAATCTTGAAAACTAGGGTATCTTGGAATGTTAGATACATCTACATCCTCACCACTGACTCCAGCAGCGTTTGCCGATAGTATTGTTGGGTGAGTGTGAGCCATTTGTAGATTCTCAAGACCTCCTAAGTTGTTGGGGTAGCCTTTTACCCAAGGAACTATTCTATCAAGTGGAATTGACGTTGAAATAGCTTCTTTACTCGGAAGATTAATTGCATCTTTGAAAGTACGATTACCTAGTGTGTTTATGTAGTTCGCAGAAGTATAGCCGACCTCAGAATTTGGATACTTACTGACTAAACCTCGCAAACTATTCTCTGCATGGTCTTTTAGGTTAGGGTATTCATCTACAGATTTACCTGTAAGATTTTCTAGATAGTCGTCCCAACTAATACCAAAATTTACAAAGTGTCTCATAGTTACAAAGCACCCCAATTTACATTTTTCAATCCTGTTCGCAACACAGACTTAACATCACCATTCAAAGCCGCATCAATAATCCGATTACGAGAACCGTCATCGATTACATCCCCTTTAGCTTTTGCTATTAATGCGCGACGGAGTTGCTTATCCTTAATTGCGTCAAGAGCAGCAAGTTTTTGTGCCTCGAACACCTCTTCTTGTTGGTCAGCAGCCTTTTTTCTATTGTAGATACCGTAAAGTGTACCTCCAATAGCTAAGCTTGGGGTAATTAGTGGGTCGAAAAAATTTGCAGTATTAGAATTGTCGTTGAATTGTAGCTGAGTACCTACTAAGTAGCCTTCCCTAGCTAAGGAGCCTCCTACTAACCCCCCAGCCATACTAGCACCTAAATACTTGCCAGTTCTACCTACATTTTGGAAGTACTTATCTCTCAAACTTCCTTGTTGAAGTTTTTTTTCTTCGGGAGACAAGTTATTGAATCTTTGTAATTCATCTACAAATTCTTGGTTTTGGTTTTTAAATTGCTCCCTAGAAGTGCCAGTCAGTCTTCGTGCGACACTCCCACCAAGTAAAGCACCGCCAATACCTGAACCTAAATAACCAGCACCATATAGCAACTGAGCATCTTCAGGAGACATAAACTCAGCAATCTTGCCTTTACTTCTAGAATACCGAGTAGTCTTGCCTTTTCTTTTCTGCACTTCGGCTTGCTGTGCAGGAGTAAGTCTGTCAAGAGGATTATCCGTAATACCTTGAAGTAAAGGGTTGCCAGTAATATTAGCAGCTTCGCGAATCAAGTTGTCTGCATGGTATTGAGGACTGTCGAAATAGCTAGCTGCAAAGTCTTGAGCATTTTTATCTTTGAGGCTATTTACCTTGTAGGCATCAAGCGCTCTTTGTTTGTTGAGCTTAGATAGCAAACCATACCCAGCAACTAATGTACCTCCGATTGCAGCAAGTGGAAGTGCTTTTTCTTTTTTAATGAAGAAAGGGTTACGAACACCAATCTTAGGAAATGCGAAGTTGGCTGGTGTAACTAAAGGGGCAGCACTAAAAAAGTTGTATGGCACTCTCACCTGAGTTTGAGGTTGTTGGGCTTGCGCTTGACGTTGTTCCAATAGTAGATTCCTTTTTGCAATTATTTCTTGTACTTTGTCGCGGTGAGCTTGAGCCTGAGCTTGTTTTTCTTTCTCTGCTTCTTTAGTTTTATGATTTTGATATAGCAAAGCCCCCGCCGCTAAAGGTGCAACAGTTAAACCTCCAAGAGTACCGACAACTGCTGCCTCATTAGCCCCAAATTTATCAATTAATTTGTTAGATACATAATTTACAGCAGGAGCAACTAAAGGGAGATTGCTATTTGCATATTTATCCCGAAGTCTTTGGGTTTCTGCCTTGGCTACTCTAGCTTTTTTAGCTACTGCTCTATCACCTTGAGCATTTCCGATTTCAGTTGATGTTGGCTCAGGGGCTTTAGGTGGCTCAGAAGCCCGTCTTTCGCGTTCACGCGCTATTTTGGCGCGTTCCTTCATAACAGCTTCTTCATTCATCTGCTGTTGACGAGATTTTCCTCTGGGGCGATTATCTTTCTGCTTTCTAAAGAAAGGGTCATTCCCCCAGTTAGTTTCCCTCCCCTCCCTATTGTTAGGGGCGTATTTCTGTTGTCTAGCCGCAAACTCAGCTTTCAAACTTAACATCTAGCTGTACCTCGTACATACTTCTTGGTTGTGCCAATTGACAAGTTGAACTGAGCCAACTTATTACTACCACGCTTATAAGTAGTTTGTTGCTGTAATTGTGGAATTGTCATGCCACTCTCAGCACCACCTTGCAATTGAGCCTGAGTTTGTGCAGCTTGGTCTTGCTGAGTCATTACGCCAGCTTGTGCTTGCTGATTCATTTGTTGCATTAACTGAGTCAAACCGAGCAGTTCGATAATCTTGACACTGAACCCATTTAACTGAGAGTAAATCAATTGCAACAACACTTCTGGGCTATCAATGTTAATCGCATCGTTGTCATAAGCATTTTTGAGCAAGAGCCACAATTTCTGGCAAATTTCGTTGTATTCGTCTTGAAGGTCGTCAATTGCTTGGTCATTAGCATCAAGCTCATCCCAAGTTACTGCGTTGCCACTATCTGGTATTCCAGAGAAGTTAGCGGTCATTGCTTTGCCCACTTTTTTATGAAATAGTCCCATGTTAGGAATTGCAGGAATAGGTACAAGGCTGAGTTCCATGATGCGATGTTCGTTAGGGTCAAGGTTAAGTCCCATGCTAACGCTCTTGACACCACTACGCAATGCTTCAATACCTTTAGCTGCTGCAACCTTTACGCCACTTAAGAACATCCCAAGCTTGCCTACTAAATGCTTGGAATTTTGGTTTGGTAAATCTGCTTCCGTAATTACTTTTGTGAACGCTCGTCCTGAAATACTTCCAATAGTATTTGGAATATCTTTTTTGTGGTCAGCACAAACAGGTACAACTGTGCCGCTATCGATAGCTCGGTTGGTATGCTCAACGATTGTATTGAGACGTTCGGGACTAAATTCGTGTTCAACATCAGTACTATCGGTAAACTTGCCTTCAGTGGCTACAAGAGCCGTGTACTCGTCTTTAATAGGAGTGCCAGAAACCAACACCTGCCCCAACTCAAAGTTGGCTCTTGATGCTGGGGCTTTAAAATAAGCGATATTAGGTGAGGTTTTTTTCATTGTTAGCTAATGCGCTATCATAACTATATAGATACAATCTTAACATGAACGACAAGTCACTCTTTAACCAGCAAGTCGGGGATAAGCTACGCCGCCTTCGTAAAGCCAAGAACAAATCTCAGGCTAGTGTCGCCGCAGATTTCTCTTTTGGGCAAGATGTTGTTAGTGAGATTGAACGTGGGGTAAAAACAATCAGTGCATTTGAGTTGGCAGCTTTTAGCGCGTATTACGAGAAGCCTATCGTGTATTTTTACATGAACTCGCCTCTACCCTCTAAGAAATAATACTGACACTTCGAGCTACCTTATTTACAATATTCTTTTCTGCCCCAACAAAATTGAGTGCTTCAAGTCCTGATTCTACTATGCGGGGTAAGTTGGCTGCATCTGGTACGGGCAATCGAGGTGTTGTAAACGTCGAGTAAATAGCTTTGGCTGTGGCATTGCCTAGTGATTTGTTAGATGCTAGTAGTGCAAGTCCAGCGACGAATGCAGTAGCAGCGATAGCAATCTTAATTGGTGTACCTAAGCCGCCTTGTGGTGGACGATTTGGAGGTTGTTTTTTAGGGTCAAAATCTTCTTCGTCAATGTCTTCCGAGAGCGAGTAATAACACATACAACTACAATGGAAAGGTATAGAAGGTTTGCTGTGATTCCGCCACACGGTAGGGTTTCCGCGTTTGTAGTTAATAACATCCCCTCCGCTTCTTTGATTCTCTATTATCTCGAACAAGTAGTATTCAAGACCATCTTGAAGTTCACAATCTTCACATGGTACTGGGTCAGTTCTCTTACTTCCACTTGCTAATCTCTTGTACCTACTAATCAGTGCGTATTCCCTATCAACATTCCATCTAAAGCGTTTGTATCTATCAGCTTTACCTCCAAATGCCGCTACCTTCCCGAAGTTGTATGCAATTGCCAACTCGGTCTTCACAATTACATCTGGCGACTGTTGCTTAAACGCGCCTTGCAAGCCTTGCTGGTCTTTGTTGATAATGTTCCTAATCCTTACTTTGAGAAGGTTAAGGTCGTATTCGTACTTGTTACGTTGAGATTTGATGTTAGTGATGTACTCTCGATTATCAGCTAAGAATAATGCAACAGCCTTACGAATTTGCTTGTTACTTTCGGCTGAGTATGATGTTTGCAATACTCGACGACGCTTACCTAAGTAGTTACTTGATATGAAGTTCTGTTTCTCGTCGTTATTACCATATAAGAAGTTCATCATGGCAGCTTTACCTGCATTAGTGCTGTCACTAATCTTGTTGAGCATATAGACATTACGAGAGACTTCATCAGCTATCTTGACACGCTCTTGTATCTTGGCAACATCGTTAATATTCGTTTGTTCAGCACGTTGATTAAGAAGGTTGTTAACTGCATTGCGGGTCAAACTATACCTAATCTTATTTTTGTTCTCTGCCTCGTAACTCTTTGGTGCTGCGGCAAACTCTACCGACAGTTCCTTGGTGTCTTCTGTTATTACTTGCGTGTCGAAGTATTTACGAATATCATCATCGCCATACTCGTACAAATAGTCGTACATCTGATGTCTCAGCGCCAATTTAATCATTGACTCGAAGTTAGTAGTCAGAACTTTACCGAACTCGACCTGCACCTTAGCAAAATACTTGTTAGTGATATCACTCACATTCTTTTCTGCAAACTTGTCGAAGATGGTGCTTGGTACTTCATAGATGCTGGTATTCGATTTGGCAATCCACTTAGCTAGTTCATCGACAAAGGTGTTCTTAGCAAAGTCACTGTTGATTGCTCTGCGAACTTGCAGAACTGACTCAGCCAACGCTTTGAAATATTCTTGCGTCTTGAACTCTTTGAAGCTATTGGACTGTTTTCGCATCGTGGTAGACTTGGAATTGATATGTATATTACTTCATTATGACACAACTTACACCCGAACCTTACGTCGATACCGTAAGGAAGCAGAAAGAGAAAGACCTTATCAATGTGACTAAAAAGACGCGCAAGCACATACCAGCTTACGTTTTCCAAGCTCATGCCAATTTACTTGAGCGATTTCCAGACTCAGGACATTTTCTAACTCCAGCATTTGTCTACCAAACACTTCGCGAAATTACCAAGGCAGCTAAGGCTCAACTATGTGCTGATGAAACTTCGACCATTGACATTTTTGGTTTGGGCAAATTAGTACTACTCCGCAAGAAAGCATACAGGAGCGAAGACAAGACCAAGCAGCAACTATATTTGAAGTTCAGGCACTCCAATGTCTTCTTGTATGAAATTCGCAGACATCACGGTACAGCTACACCAGCCGAACTCAAGATGCTGGAAAAGTCTGACAACTATATGAAGGAATTGCAAGCCAAACGGGAGAAATTTTTACGCGAACGAGAAATGAAGAGGAAGGGTGAACTGGATGAACTTGACCCAAGCAATTATTTGAGTCAATTTTCAGGTGTTCTTGACCTTAATTAGATTGCATAAGCACTACTAGGTGGTGCAAAGCTTGCACCGTTGTAAAGCGAGATTCTTCGATACACCACAAAAGAATCCAAGTTGATGTTCAAGCCGCTTGTAGTTATTGCAGTGGCTTGTCCTATTTGTGCAGGTGTATTCCAGTCACGGTACTCGTAGTCATCAGCAGCTTCGTATACTCGAACTCCACCAACATACAACCTTAGTATTCCATTTTGTCTTGTCAGAGCAATGTGGTTGAATACAGTCGAGGATAGGGACAAAGCTACAGAAAAGAGAGCAAGCCCAAGTATTAGAGAGCGCCCTAAGTATAATCGGTCGGCAGAAAAGAACAGTGAGAGTCCTTGTTGTGTGTAGATGTTAACCACCTCACCATTGGTAGCTTGGTCAGTAAGCAGCCAACCCGCAATTGTAAAATCGCCCGACAGAAAAGAGAAGTCTGAGTCATTTGGTATTTGCACATAAGCTGGTACACTGTTTTTGGAAATAGGAAAGCTAGCGGCTCCGAACTTTTTGGTAACGGTGTCAAGTACCGAGATGTTGCTGGTCAAGGTCTTGGAGCGATAACTTTGGTCAATAATACTGCTATCGAAGTTCAGTAACGTAACTATTTTAGCTGGCTGGTAGTAGTCGCGAATGCTTCGCTCGATGGCAGAAAAAGAAGTTGGACTAATCTTGTAGTCCACAATACAAAACATGGCTACACTGCCTTTTACACTCCTGTCCTCGAACACCCTGTCCTTAGCAATGGAATTGATGGTAACTAGGTCAGTTGAGTTGAAAATGACTACGCTTAACGATTCTTCAGGTAGCACATAATCACGCTCTCTTTCTGCCCCGTTCGCCCAAACGTCCCCGTAGAAGTCATTTGCCAGTAATTCTCCATTGTTCCCAGAATTGAAAATGTTGTTGCTATCCTGACCAAATAAGAAAGCTGCACCAGTTTGCCCTGCTTTGCGAATGTAAGCCATGACGAAGCAGTAACCACTACTTGTGCTGGGAGTGCCGAAGTCGAGGTGCGAAGAGCCATCTATCTCAAATCGAGCCGCAGGTAGTCCATCGAGTTGAGTTGGTGTTGTGTAATTCACTGCGTTCGTCGATATTAATTCCTGACCATTTGTGCGATACTCATCAAGTTGAAGTATGTTGCCGCTTGATAGTGTAACGGTTTCAGGTGTGACGATGAAAAATGAACTGAAGGTATTAAGCAGTCCTTTCAAGTTGATGTAAAGCTGATTAGTAAGTAAAGTGATGCTGACGTTAAAACTGAAAGTGACAGACTCGGTAGCTGTGTAGGTTCGGATGGTGAAACTGATAAAATCGTCGGTCGGGCAAGTGAATGTAAGGTCGTTGCCAGTTATTGTTGCCGAGTAGTGGTTGACCAGTATTTCATAGCTGACTGCATTACCAGCAATTTCAGTGACCTTTTTGTCGAGGTTAACAATAACGTCAGAGCTATACCTGAACTCAGTTGAAGTGTTAAACAACAGTAAAGTAGAATCAAAAAACTTGTTGGCTAGTAAGTGTGTAGCTTCTGCAAGTTCAGCTTCGCTCAATGCAACAGACCAGCCAATGAAATACAGTAGTTCCCCTTTCAGTTGAGAAGAGAATCCACTAAAGCCTATTGAAGAAGTTGCATTAGTAGCCGCGATGATTGCGCCGTAGTCTATGGGTTGGCGATAATTAAAAGTATTGACCCCAACTTTGTTGACTTTTGTGTTCAACTGCGTTATAGCTGTAGTTCCAAACACATCATCACTGGTTCCTGTAGTCCAAAGAACACCATTGGCAAATATATCTGGAAAGCCGTTAGCCATGAAGCGTTCACCAGTTTGTTTCTGCTTATATACCCAAATGAAGGTTTTGCAATTGACTGAAGTGCCTGAGAGTGAACGAGGATTGAGAGAACTATTGGTGATGAAGGAAGAGGTCGTACCGTTGTAAGTTATTTGGTTGACCGAATCGGCTGTGCTGGTGACGTACAGAGGCTTATCAGGTAATCGGCGTGAGTCTTCCCATTTAGTTATGTTGCCAAAATTATCGGTGTAAATTCCGTAAGGTATGTCATCTACATCTTTTAACGTGGAAAGTGATACCGCTATGTTTGATTGTTGTGGTAAGTCAAGAATAAAGGGGTCTGCTATTACAGTTTCTAGTGAAAAACTAAAATAAGACACCATACTATTGCTGTTAGTGATGCTGATGCTAAAACTACCATCAAAAACTTCAGGTATATAACCTGATAAAACTGAACCTGTGAAGCTTAGTCCTAAGCCACTTGGAGATATATAGCTGTACGAAGTGATATCAAAAAATTCGTCAATTGCAATAGTCGCAAAGTCAAAGCTAAAATAAGCCCCAACAAATGCTCTAAATGAAGGTTGAGATGAAATAACTACACCATTGTAAGCAATATATATTTGAGCTAACTTAGCTTCTACTGATGCCAATATATCTAACGGGCAAGGTGATGATGATGTGATGATTGCAGCTATTTTTCCACGAACACTGAAGTTGCTAGTCCCATTTTTACCCCCAAAACCTGTAATAGTTTCATACTCGTTGCTATTGGATATGTTGGTGACACTTAAAATTCTTGAGGTGTTAAGGGGAACGAACGTTGTTGGTGCTACTGCTCGACTATTTATTCTTGATGTGGCATTGTAAATAGAGTTGCCAGCTAAAGGCTGCTCTGACCAAAGCGAAGCGCCACCAGAAGGAAAAGCATCATAAAGAAAAGGTGGGTCGCCTAGTGTTTGACGAGGGGCATATATTAGAAAACTACCTGACTCCCTTGTAAGGTAAACGAGAATAATTGTACCTACATTGATAGGTCTGTTGAAAAATAGTTGTTGATTACCAGTATCTGAGAAGTTTATGCTTGGCTGATTATTAAACTGGCTATCATTAGGTATTAATGTAGGTCTATTGCTTGTAGCTTGTAGATAGTTACCATCGAAAAGCAAGTTGTAAATGGTTTGGACTTGATTGTTGTCTCCAGTAGTACCTATCTTCGAGAACTCTAGATATTCTGGGTCACATAAATACAGACCATTCAAATCTGGTATTAACTTTGCAACGTCATAAACCTGACTAGTATATGAGTAACCACCAGAAAAAGAATGATTAAATGCTGCCGATAATTTCATCGAGCTTCACTTTGGTATAGGCTATGAGGAGATTAGCCACAATATTTTTTGAGTTAGGGAATTGCAAGTCCTTCCATGTCTGCAAGAATAGCAACCACCCCCCGTCTTTGGTCACGTAATTCTTTATTGTATCAAGCTCTGCTTCACTTAGAGGTACAGTTGTTTTGGTCTTAGTAGCTACTAACTGAGGTAAGGGAGGAAGTACGGCACAGTCAGGACAATCACGCACTACTGACCGCCAAGCCTCGACTGCATCTTTTGTTGCTTTTGTAAGATGTTTCGCGCTACTTACCCAGTCCACACTTGCCAATACTTCTTTTCTGCGCTCTTGGCTTACACCTATTTGTTGTGGTGCAATTTCTTCAGGTGCAGGAGTAAACCCATACAAAGATAAGGTGTCGTCATCAATATAGGACGGCTCTACTACCGTACCCAATTCGTTGAGCAGCAATAATATGGCTCTAGCACGATTTATTAATTGACCTTCCTTGTTTCTGTACAGCATTGGTGGCTACAAACCTAATTTTTTCTTTATCCAGTGTACCACTTTAGTCGTCCTAGAAGTGCCTCTGTCGTATATAAGGCTGTTTACTCGCATCACTTTTTGATAAGCCGAGTTTGTAACAGAGGAACTCCAACCAACTTCCCCTCCTCTAGATACTTCACATTTTTCAGGGCTGTCGTATTGAATGAAAATAGCTCCATAAGGGTCGGTGAGAACGTCATCTTGAAGCAACATCACATACTGACCAAACATATAGCAATTAATTAAGAATCTGCGTTGCTGGATAGATATAGTTGGCAAATCTCTATTAATGTGAATAAAAGTTTTGTGAGCGCCAAGCGTTTTTAAAAATTCATAGTCATTAGAACTGAAAACGGAAATTGTATCTAAGTCTTTTGTTTTATGAAGCACAGACTCTACGCCAAATCTAGTAGCTTCTGCAAGAGTTGAAATTCTGCGCCAATGGTAAAGGGTATTCTGTTTACCGTTGTGGAAGCCTGTAATGAGTACTCTATCGGCTTGAGTCAATTCACGTAACTCTACCGCTATATCGTCAAGATTTTCAAGTAACTGCAAATCCGCCCCACGTAAAAGGTCTATAGCAAATCCCACTGGTTTAGACTTAAGGATAAGCACCAAATTCGTGATAAAAATGAGGGTCAGCAATAGCGGTGTAGATTGTGGAGGAAGAGTCACAGGATACCCGAATATATCTAAAGAGGGATTCTCAGTTTGCTGACCCTCATATTGCTTAAGTCCCATTAGAAAATGACCCCATATTACGATTTTTGTGTAAAATAACTACTTTTATCTTAACATCATCCTTATATATCAGTAAGGTGTAGGTATTCTCTGGTTTGCTTATCTTAGGTAAATATCCGTTCTCAAATCTTATATCTGCATCTGCTTTGAAACTTACAATACCAGTAAAATTACTTAGATTGAGAGTGAAAAACTTAAGGTGGTTGTTATTAATAACTAGTTGTATGTTCAGTACCTTCACTCCGTTGGTGCAGACTACGTTAGTTTCGGAATGTTGGATAGTGTCAATAATGAGACTTGATAGTGGCTGTGTTGCTGATATGTTTTGGCAGTTATATATTAGATTATTAAGTGATTTTCCATTGCAGTTAAGCGCACCTCCAAGTACAGGCGACCTATCCCACCTAATACTTAATGGAAGCACTTTTTTAGTGTTACCAAAACCCCCTTGATTAGTTGGAGCAAAATTAGATACTAGGCAAGCATAAGGTATCGGAGCTAACTCATACTCTATATCATCAAATTTACTTAGTGCTGAAGCTTCAGGGGCATAGTACCACTCTTCGTTTGAGGCATTATAAGTTAGTGCATATTTGTTTCGCGCTACCGTATCAACTACATCACTCAGTTGTTTTATCTGATATTCTTTTCTGACCGTGTTAATCACTTGCCCCAAAGAGTTAACTGCCAAGTAAGTGTCAGCACCACCTATTACTACACCTGAAATATCTCTTAAGTAGATGTTAGGTACGGTTGTCGTTAGTTGCCCTTTGTAAAAACGAAGGATAGCTCCATCAGAGTATGTATAGTACTTAATAAAGTCTTTAAGGTTGCGTTTGCTATTACCTACAATTGCTACACTATTTTTATATGTCTTTGTGGTTATGTTTTTAGACATAAATCCTAAAAGCAAAGTGCCTACAGGAATCAGATTGTAGTCAGCAGTATTTTCATTTACTGTATGTGGAAATATGCTAACGCTCATGAGAATATCTGATTACCAATACTGTGGTGAAAGTAATTGAACGACTGCGAGTGAACTACATCTTCAAGACCACCCAAGCGCCCAAACCTCATAGCTGGAGGCTGATAAACTGCATCTGTATAGCGACCTTTACCTACCGTCAATCGAACTGAATCAAGTCGCCCAATCATACTTATAGTTGCCGAAGAGATAGCTAAATTAGTAACTCCAGAATCAATCATAAGCCCTGTTTTTTCTGTCAGCAATTGACCATCACAATGCACCTTGATGCTCGTCCCAACTCGCGTGACAGAAAAGAATATGTAGCGGCTGTTCTGGTATCTAAAAAGTCGGTTGGCGTTATCAAATGTGTAGGTGTTAGCGCCAATAACCAGAGTGAACGTGAGGTTTTGTGTACTGGTTGTTAATTGACCTGTATAACTAATCTTAAAGTTGGTTGAGTCAAAATATTTGTGTGTGACTGACGTAGTTGATTCGTAAAATGCTGTGTTTTGGTATTGCAGATAAAATTCAAATGTGAAGTCGCCTGTGACATTGATAGTGGCAGCAGGGGTGATGGTAATGGTGTCGATGCTGTTATCGAACTCTGCAATTTGGTTAGGGATGCCGAAGGTCGTGATGTCAGTATCTTGTTGCGTTACCCCTAATATTGCAACTGGAACTGATAAGCTACTCTTGTCCTCATACCAAAGCTTGCTGCGCCATGATTGCGCCTCAAAGTCTAGCAGTAGTTTGACGTACTTGAAATAGTCGTCGTATAGTTTAGGAGCCGCCAGTAGTTGTGCTTGGTTATCTACGATGTCATATCGCCATGCAGGTATTCCGCCTTGCCCCAGCGCAGCTATATTAAGTGCAGTTGCTGTGACGTAAGTGGTAATTGTTCCCCCGACGTTCTGAACCAGTACTGTGATGATGTCAGTTTTGCCATTGCCTGATAGCTTAATCGCTCTACCATCTTCGTACTTGACGTTAGTTAGACCGCCAATGAGAATTTGACCAGTGTTTTGCCGTATCTCAATCAACATCACGGCTGCTTGATTACTCGCTGGCGCGATTTGTGGCAACAAGATACACTGTGATTGAGTTTCTACGGCTACACCCGTTACAATCCAATAATCCGCAGTAGCATAAGGCAGATTAATAGTGGGAGCATTACCCACCACTGTACCAATATTAGTAAAAGAATTATAAAGATAATTGCCATTGGCGTTGAGGTTTGCACCCAATGTCGGATTAGGGTCACGAACAATTTGCAGGTCTTGATTGCTCCAGACAGTCCCGCCAACATCAAGTGAAAGTATTTGGAATCGGTGTGGGTCGTCTACTAATCCTGTAGTTGGAGTTATCTCAACGTCATCAAGTTCATTTACTAAGTTGATTCTATTGCGAGGCTTCCATCTTGCTGCGGTTGCGTCCCAATACAGTACTTGATTGTTTTCCAGTGTGCTTAAATCTACGTCTGTAAGCTGTGATAATGCATAATCTGGACTTGCATTCACATAGGCTTCACGAAGCGCGTCATAGCGCAAATACTGTCCATTTGTGGGACTGTTTATTTCTACATCACTAAGTCTAGTGAGACTGCCAATCTGCGACGCTGCTGTAAAACCGTTGCCTTGCTTGACTAGGAAATCGCCTTCACGCGCATTAGTTATATTGACATCTTGAAGCTCCGTAAACTTCTGAACCCCCTTGCCAATCTCCAGTACTTTGCCAGTGAAGTCCTTCGTATAAAGAACTGCTTGCTCATCTTTAATTGCCAAGACAAGTTCACCAACAGCAATTTCGTGTGGTGCTGGTAGTGAGTCATTGTTGAGAGTATGCTTAAGTATTGACACAAGCTGGTGTTAATTGGTTATCTAGGCGTTCAAGATATTCAAGGCTGGTTAGGTCATGTTCAATAAGGCTAAGTATCCTGATGATTCCATAGAGGTCGCCTATGTCTGCTAATTTATTGAGGTTATACTTCTTCCAGTCGTTTGCAATTTTATAAAGTAGGTCAAAATCGTTTTGGTACAAGAACTCACCAGCCAGATACAGCACCTGAGACAGAAAATACAACTGGCGTTGTTGAGTACTTAAATCTAGAGCCACTACAAGGTCGCGCCAATGAAGCATAAACATTTTGACCTTAGCCATTGGGAAGGATAGCGAGGCGCTGTATACTATTTTGTCTGTGATGTAGTCTTTGGGGTTGGTCATGCGGTTAGGTCTAGAATTGAATACTATTAATATCTTCTGTGCTAGGTACGCTATCAGTGAAAATAAAGAAGTCATTGGATTCATTATAACTTGAGTCGTGTTTTGCCCAATACTCGTCTTCAGTAAGTTTGTGGTCGCTGTCGCCAAATAGCATGATGGTACTGTTGCTGGTTTTTTGGCTTAGGTAGCCGATTGCATAACTTACATCGTCTACCCACTCGTTAGTTGAAAATAGCGGGAATCCAACCAACTCATTAATAGCGTGGTCTGGGTCGTATGTCTCGTCAAGAGTGTAGTCGGTTGAATGAGGTTTGTAGAAATACAGTTGCCCATTTTTAATGAAAGGTACAGCAGCACCAAATCGCTTTTCTTTGTCTGCCTGTGTCTTGCCGCCCCACACGCTAGGTCTGAAAGGTACAATGTTAGGGAACTCACTAGCAAGTAACCGCATCACTGCTTCGCCATTAGCTTTTGCCTCAACACCAATTTCAGCTTCGGGATATTTCTTGGCTAGTTTTTTGATAGCTGCCATTTGCCCTACGATGTCCAGTTTAGCGCGAATACCATCGATGACATAGTAGCTATCTTCTTTTCTGCCTACCACTGCGCCGAGATTCCAGCTTGTAGACGCTTCTGATGCCGCAAAGGTCAAATCCCACATGATAAGCATCGAGTCCATCTTAGTTGGCTTCTGTGACACAATGCGAATATCTTTCTCGTCGAGCGTGATACCCTTACCACCACCTGAAGGGTCTTGTTGGAAGAGCGTCTTGCGTCTGATTGGATTGATTGTCTCAAGGTAACTGAGAGGTAAGCGCTTCTTGTCCATAAGCTCACCTTCAGTCTTGCGTGGGTCATTCCACTTGGCTCCGAGGGGCGAGAAGTAAGTCTTACGAGCAGCAAACTCAGCAGGTATACAAAGCTCAAAGAAACCGTCTTCACCTTTGTATTTCTCAAAGAGGTGAGCAATTAAGTCATCATCACCAAGACGCTGACAAATTGCCATCTTGACATCGGTATTAACATCATTGCTACGTCCGAATAGCTGGTCAGTTACCCAGTTATTGCGCTCACGACGAATACGCTCGTTTTGATACATTGTTTCATCGATAATGTCATCGATGATGAATACGGTTCCCCCATTACCGATAATTCCAGTGTCAGGTGAAGATATATTGATGTCACCACTTGCGGTATTACTAATCTTTTTCTTAGTTGATTGGTCTTCCGATAACTTAAAGGCAAAGTTTGGGCTTTCTAGTTTGCAATATCTATCTCCATACCGAGGGTTGTTAATGATGTTTCGACTTTTAATTAAGTTTGTAGTGCAAAGGTCTAACTTGTGAGAAGATAGGAAAAAACGTTCTTCTGGTGTTGTAATCCATCTGAAGGCTGGCGTACAAATGGATGCTACACTGGTTTTCGAGCTACGGGGGCTAACAGTAATCGCAAGCTTTCTTATTTGCCTATTTAATGCCGCTTCAATATGTTCGGCAATAATATCAATGTGCCAATTACTCACTAGTGGCGTACCTTCATACAAATCCCAAGCCCAAGGTACAAAGTGGCGCAACTTCTTACTCGCTTTTTCTGCCAACACATCATCGAGCGCGTCACTCATCTTGCGGAGTTCAGCTTCGCTCATGTCATTGGATTGTTTCTGTGTGGTTCTTGCCATAGAGTTATATGTTGTGTTATATTGGTCAAGTATATCATTAGGTTGAATTGGCTATGACCCCAGACTATTTCCAGCAAAAAACTGCATACAACAATAAGAAAGCTAATAATGTTGTTATATCTAAAGGTTTCCAAGATTTTATAGATAGTTTACCTAAAACCTATGAACCAAAAGCCAGAATAGTAAAACAAGATGGCTCGATTCAAAGTTCAGATTAAAAACAGTATCCTCAAGCAGCCTGTCAAGCGCTACATTCCGCCTGATACTATTGGTGTGCAGTTCTTGATTGACTTTGCTAAATGTGATGCTAAAAATTCGCGTACTATCGAGTACTTGAAGGTTATCATGCCGTCAGAAAAGAATGTTGTAGCAGCTAATGCAGTGACGGTTTGGATAGTCGCGCACAAAGAACTGGACTTGAAGCTATATAGCCCTAAGCAGGGCGTGGTAGAGTACATTGATAGCAACCTCACTCCGTTCGGGGTGCAGAAAAAAGAGATTAGGAGAAGTAATGACAAATAACATAGAACAAAAGCTGCAATCACTACGCAACTTAAATAGTGAACAGCCCGAAATGCAAAAGATAACAGTACATAAACTCAGCAAAACAAGTTGGGTAAATTGGACTGATATTAAACGCGCATATATTCTTGGCAAGCGTATCGAGGAGTTCGACGAGGAGACTGGACACACGCGGATTTGGTCTGAGAGCTACAATCTGCAAGAACTTGCTGAGGAGTTTGGTGTTGGAGTTAGTCAGCTAACCAAGAAGTCGGCTACCGAAGGTTGGGGCGGATTGCGCGATAGTTACTTGGCGCGAGTACAGGAAGAGGCGCTAGGCACTGAGCTTGGTTATTTCACCAACGAGGAGAGCGAGACTGAGGCAAACAGCTTGGCTATCATTCGTAAGGGCATGAAACTGATTAACTTAGGGCTTGAGCAAGAGTATGGCGACTTACTTGAGGCTGTGGACGCTGATGGTGATGTGGACTTGCGCGAGTATAGTAAGGTCAACTTGAAGGCGCTGACTGAAGGAATCAAGGGGCTGAAGATGCTGCATGAGATGCATGGTAAGGTGATGGAGCAAGCACCTAAGACTAACCAAGAGCTACTGGAGCAACTGAATCGTAGCAAGACGGTTGAGAGGCTGAAGAATCCTAAAGAGCGCGAGAAATTGCAAAAGGAGCTACAAAAGAAATTGCAACTCCTTAGTCAGATAGAGGAAGATGATGAAGATTAGTCGTCGATGTTGTTACGGCGATAGTACTTAGCATTTGCATAGGCATCTTTTAACCCTTCTTTGGCTACGCCTCCTGTAAAACCAAGTCCACCACCGACAATTCCGCCAACACCCGCATTGCCGACTAATTTACCTAATCTCCCCAAGCCTGTAGTTCTAGCTTTTTCTTCTTCTGACTCTCCAACACCCGAACCTTTAACTAGTCCAGCAGCAGCCCCAATACCAGCACCAATTTGTACTCCTCTGTTCTGTGCAAAGGCTTGACCTACTCCCTTGGCTGCACTGCCAGCATCTTGAACGTTGTGCCAATAAGGACGGGCTTTATCTACTATTGCAGGTAAGGGATTTGTGAAACCAAAATTAGCGAAATGTTGCATCTGTGTGTGTTGTGTAAAATTTATTCTGCTATTATAGCCTGTGTTAAATGCTTGGGGCATATAGTACGACTGCATCATTTTTTTGTCGTAGTCACTTTTTATATTTTTGATTGCATCGTTATCAATAAGCTGCACCTTTTTACGTTTTGGGCTTAGCCGAACTATATTGCCCTCATGTAAGTCGGTGTGACCTAGACCTTTACTGAGCAGCTTATTTTGTATTCTACCAACTTGAGAACCTAATTTGTATTGCTCTTTAGCACTAACCCCTTCTAGTTGTTCAGGTAGAGATTTGCCAGCATAGTCTTGTGTGTAGGTTTGTAGATTTCCACGTTCGCGGTAATTCTGTACTGCGGGGACTACACCGAGCTTAGATGCTGTATCGGCATTGGCATATTCTTTTCTGCTGCTTCGGATGTCTGCTTGTCGGTACTCTGGTACGTCAGAGCCTATGTTGTCGATGCGTACTTTGTTAGTTTTAGGGAAATGTAGTACACGCTTCTCTGGTGTGAGAAGGAGGGCTTTGGCGTTGCGGATACGGGCAAAGTCGGTTATGTTCATGGTTAGAATACTTTATAGAGGATATCGGGATTCAAAGACATTATTTTCCTTGACTCTGCACTGAGGGGGTTGCGGTCTGAAGTACAGAAATAAAGCTTAGTACGCTCTTCGTTATAATGCATAGCGTAGTGCCTGAGTTGAGAAATTGCAGACTTTAAGCTACTAGAATCGTTCCTTCTCTTACATTCGATAATGTGCCAACAAATACCACCAGAGGGCAAGTATTCACGCACCAAGCAGTCTATACGTCCTGTGGGTACTTTTACCTCAGTCTGCACAACAAAACCGCTAGACCGCATAAAATTGGCAACTGCGTCTCTAGTATATTTCTCAAGTGGCAGATTACTTGTTTTACGCTTAGCAGCCATTAACTCTTGATACGCGAAATTAACTCAGCACTGACATTCTTTTTCTGCAACGCCTTTGGCATGAGAGGAGGTTTGGCTACTTGTTTCAGCATCTTCTTATCAGCTTTTTTGCCTGTTAGTCCCTTAAGGTCAGTTAGGGGAGGTGGGAAGATGTTGGGTAGTTTGGTGTCGGGCTTTTTGGTCGCTACGGGTGTAGTAGTGTCGTCAGGGTTCATTGTGGGTCGCCAATCTTAGTGTAGGTGTAGGTCGCTTCATTTACTTGTCGGTAACTTCCATCTGTATAGTATAGCGTGTAGACGTTGGGAACGCACTGGTTGAGGTTGTTGCATCCGCCAATTGTTTTTTGCTTGGCTGTGAGAGTGACGGGTGACGAAGAAGGTGACGGACTGGGCTTGTCATTGAGTTCGGGGCAACCAACTAGGAGTGGAACGAGGAGTAGAGCGAAAGGGAGGATTTTTTTGAGCATGGTTAAGCAGCTTACGCAGTTACGCTGGTTGGTTTGTATAATTCGACAATTTTTGGCAGTAACAGAGCAAGTTTGTCTTTTGGGACATATTGAGACATTTCAACTAAGGCTTGAAAAAGTGTTACTATACTAGTTCTACACAGTTCCCCGACTTCTTGCAGATTATTCTCAGCACCTCTGGCATTGTCGATAAGGTCAAAGAAATCTAGTTCTTCGCGCCCTAAGTCTTCTGCAATCATATCAGCTTGGTAGGCAAGTAGTTTTTCGATTAAGCTGTCGTCAACTGAGAACCACTCGCCACGTACTTTGTTAAATTGAAAGATGTCGTGCAATGAGGCTTCTTCTTTCTTGCCGCCTTTGAATAGAGACAAAAGAGAAAGTTCTGATGAGTTGCCCATTTGAAGCTGCGAGAGTCGGGCGAAGGGGCTGTCACTGTAACCAATTTTGATGGTGTTAAGTTGTTTGCAGTGAATAATATACACGTAAGATTGTCTTTTCATGGTTTTGTGTAGTAAATGGCTCTTGAGGTGTCTTTGTGTTCTGTGTAGCCTAAATCATCCATAATAGATTTAAGCAGCTTCTGGGTGCTGTCTGGGTAGCCTTCACAAGCTTTCTTGATATCTTTAAGGAAGACGCGGCTACGTTTTTTTGTTGTGTAGGTCGAGAAATAGTCCTCAAGATACTCTTCGACGAAATTAACAAGGATATTGTCTTGTCTACGCAAAATTGCAAAGTAACGCTTAATACCAGTTAACAGTACTCCGTAAGGTATATGCCCAGAGAAGTAGTTTTGTAAATCTATCGATAAGAATGCTATACAGTCGTCTCCATCTTTTATTGGGGAGTTTTTATAGAGTAGTTGTTTATTTTCTGCATCATAGTTAAACTTGTCTAGTAAATAAGGCGCAGTCACAAAAAACTTAGCTAACTTGGTTTCTGTTACTCTAGTATCTTTAGCACTCTCGATTAACTCACGTAATTGTGCGTTAGTTTGTTCCTGATTTTTCTTTAAGGTGTCGAAGTTTTTATCGGTTTGTACAAGATAACCTAAAACCACACCTAGAACGTTTTTATAGTTGCTGTCGTTTGCAGTCTCTATAATCGCGTCTATGTCTATGGGTCTGGTAGCAAGCGATGTCTCAATTGTATCAGCTTCTATGGGGTTTGCATACTTCATATCTGTCTTTATTACTATTCAATAAGTATAGCATAACCAATAGCACTAGAAAAACTATGCTGCCTTTTTCTGTTTGAAAACTATTGGTAGTCGAGAAAAAACTAGTGGTATATCGAGTGTTTGCTGCCTATACTTTCAAATTTGCATATTTATTGAAGTGCCTCAAACGTCGAGGAATCGTTGAATAACCATTGTTTTTGGTGTGCCTTATATTACTACTTCTTCTTCTTCTGGGGGCAACATCTTGAATTAGCCATGCGGCGATGAGCTAGTACTAACTTCGATATTCATAGTATTATCTAGCTGTTTTATAGTACTTTCTTTGGTAAATTCACGTTATGTATGCTTTCTGAGATTTGGCGTAACAGAGGTGTGAGTATGAAAAATGAGAGGGATATGGGTATATTGATGAGTGTGAATATTGATGATAGTCGATATATCGAGGGGGTTGAAGCAAAATGATAATCATTCTCACTCCCAAAAATCTCCCATATATGAGCTACACACGATACAATCCCATTCCATCCCTCACACAAATCCCACATTCTATCTCTTAACCCCTATCCTTCCCTAAGACAAATATCACATCTCTCACATAAATATCACTCTTTGCATTGTATAATCCGATACAGTACATTATACAACCTATATGCTATAATCGTTTGAGCGATTTTAATTAAGTCACTCATCCTTTTAGATTACTTTCACTTACAAGATTATTATATATGTTTCACTTATCTGATTATATAACGACAGCTACCATATGCAATTTGTTGCATAGTCCTAAAATCGATTCTGAGACTAGCAAAATGTCTAATGTGCAAATATACCTGAATGTATGTAAACAAGTCTTACAGGTCAATTTAGCGACAGTACAAAAAACCATAAGGAATAACTAACGTAGTGACGCGCACGATACTATATGCTATAACGAAAATTACACGACTTTACTTCGTTGTTTACATAACTTTACAATCGATAGTAGCTGAAACCCTTACCTAGAGCCAATCTCGAACCAATTTAAAAAAAGTGTTGACATTCTAAGCTAACTCCTGTAACTTAGTTTACATGAGATACGAGATAAGCAAACGCAAGCAATCAAACGCAAGCAGTAAGCCAATCGTCTCTCCCGTACCTTGAAAATTTCATATTTCATCTGACTCGACACAAACGAGTTCGCTAAAAACGAATTTTAAAAAAGTGTTGACAACCAAAAAGAAATATGCAAAGCTTTAAAGGTCAAAGCAACTAAAGCTTGTATCTGGGTTCTCCAGCGCTACAGATTTAGCCTGTACCATGAAAACCGAATAACTACACAAAACCCAGTTTTATTTTTAGGGTTATCTAATCGCAGTTATCCTGATAGCAAGGGATTGAACGTAAGGCGCTAGATAGGGTATAGCAAGCAACTGCTTAGTTATATCGCGTGATTCTGTCGTATGAGACACAACGTTATCTATAGAGCTTAACCTATAGAATCGTAAGAATAGTTAAGCCTTAGAAAGTTCGCAGTCACCTAAAAACTGCAAAATATCAATAAAGACAACGACATACTTAATTTTGTAAACGTAACAACTGCTTAAAGCTTGTGATTGTAAGATTATCACTGACTGTTAAATTAAGACGGTTAAACGAATAAAACAAGTTAAGTTAGTCTAGTCCTAACTGTGCTGTAATTCGCTTACGCTCATTTAAAATAACAAAGGAGATAAGACAAAATGATAACTAAAGAGTTATTAGATAAAGAATACTACTACATAAGAGACTTAGATAAGCTAACTAGCCCTGAGTACTTACAGAATATAAAGTACTACGATTTAGAATATTTTCAAAGAGGCTATTTTTATCTCTACTTTTCTGACAAAATGAACAATTTGGTTCTAAGTTGGATTAACGATAATCTCGACCCTAAAGGTAATACTGGACACTTTTTAGAAGTTATTGCTACAGCTTTTGATGCTGTAGGATTACCTATTGGAGAGTATGAACGTGTTTTTACTGATAGTAGAGCGCACGACTTTTTTCTAGATTTGTTTGATTTTGAGTAACTAAGCTGAACAAATGAACGAAGTAAATACAGCACAGCTAAGACTAGCACTATCGCTAGTTGTTATCGTGAGGTGATTCTGTCGTATGAGACACAACGTTATCTATAGAGCTTAACCTATAGAACCGTAAGAACAGTTAAGCCTATCTTTTGATAGATATAACCTAACGGCTGGTTAGTAAACCGTTTAAGACAATGACATACTTAACTTTGTAAACGTAACAACTGCTTAGAGTTTGTGAATGTAAGATTATCATTGACTGTTAAATTAAGACGGTTGAACGAATAAAACAGGTTAAGTTTAGTCTAGTCCTAACTGTGCTGTGAAGCTTATCACTACTATATAGGAGATAAGAATATGTGTGAAGTTCATAGAAATGGTAAAGCACTGAAACAAGTTAAAAATCTTGGTTGGTTGCTAAGAAATTGGAAAGATGTAAAAAACTTTGATGTGCGTTTATCAGGTAATAGGTTCCCTAGTGAATATACATTAACCGCTTTCTCTGATGATTGGTTTTTTACCACTGACTACGCATCGTTAAGCGTGTTACATACTTGGTTAAATAGACCTGTATTTGTTGGGTTGCCTATCAATTGGTTATCTGCTGATAAAGTTAAGATTGGTAGCCTTGAGTATGTAAAATTAAGTCCTGATATCGCATCGTAACTAAGCTGACAGCACAGCTAAGACTAGCACTAACGCTATGTCTATTATCGTGAGGTTAATTATGTATCTCGACATCGTGCCAAGTCAATATAGAGGTTTTTGGTTCTGTCATAACTTCGATGTTGTTGAGTCACCAAAGTATGTTGATGTTTGTGTTTGGTGTGTAAGGTTGCAAGCGTACTTTAAAAGCTTGTAACATTAACAAAACACCCTACACCCATTAATGAGTCTATGGTAAATATTTAAAATCCCCCAAAAATTTCTGTCTAGCTTCATGTAGGTTGATTATTCCTAACAGCATAGTTTTTTACTGTGCTGTCAAGAGTATTCACCTAAAAAGTGTATATCTCTACTAACCGCTAAAACAGTCTATAGGACTGGAATCAAATGAACAAACGTGGGATTATAGCTGAAGGTCTTAATAGAGGCTACAGCATAGCAAAAAACATCGAACTTGTAGATATTGGTGATTACTGCGATGGTCAATTTTTAGATGAACGTGAAAACGTCAAAATCACATCAGACAATTGGCTAGAGTTTCATACTAACTACGCCTATGAATGCGAGTCTAATGACCGTCAATTTTCACCATTTGAGTTCTTGGCTAACGACATCAACGCTACAGAAGATAATCCAAGGGTTAAATTTGAACCTTGGAGTGTTTTCGATGAAGCAATTTCTCGTGGTATCGCTAAAGCGCTTAAAGAGCGATGGAAGTCTCTACAAGTTGACAAAAAGTAGAGACTAAAACTAATGAAGCTTTAGAAGTGTTAAATCAACTTAAATTTAACTCTACTTGTCTGCTTAGTTCTATAGAACGTGATACAGGCTATTGACTTTTTTCCTAACTGCCTGTAAGCTTTATGTTTATTGGCAGTCAAGAGCAAAGTAGTTAACACTTATAGCGCTCTTTTCGCTAACGCTTAAACTAGAACAACTAGGAATTAATACAATGAAACCTACAACAGAAAATATCATCACTCGCAACACTGAAACCGATGAAGTGATTGGCATCTATGAAGTGATTATCTCGCACATGAGAAATCCTGATACCTCCAGAGATGAAAAATCTAAAAACTTTCCAGATGATAGTGACGCTTGGCTTGTAGTCATTAATGGTCAAAGGTTTGACTACTATACAGGTGTAGGTCATCGCCATATCGATAAAATGACTGTATTTGGTACTAAATGGGATTACGACTACATTAAAAAGAATCGTCATAGACTGTATACGGATGTGTTGGTGCAAGTGTCAAAACCCGTAACGCCTAAATTTGACAGCATTTTGGCTTGTCTAGTAGAAGATGCTGTAGGTAGCGCCCAAACCTTTGATGATTGGTGTTATTGCTACGGTTATGATACTGATAGCCGTAAAGCTTTAGATATATACATGACTTGTCAAGAGACAGCTAAAAAGTTGAGACTCGCTAGAGTGCCAGTAGATGCAGAAGCAAAACGCCTAGAAGATTACTAAATAGAGTTTTCCTAGCAGTATCCGCTTGGGTATTGCTAAGAGCGCTCTAAGTGTCTCTTTTCAATTAATCACTTACTGTAAAAACAGGAATTAAAATCTCATGGCAAGAATCAAACGTGTTTTTCAAAATGCTAAGGAATGCATTCATGCATGGGCGCAACAGTCCCAAGATGAGGGACGCTCTAGTAATGTATCATTCAGAGCATCTAGCACTGCCCTAGAAGTTGGTGATGTGCTTTACAGCTACGATACTGCTATAGCTGCATTTCGTGAAACCCCTAACGGTGCAAAAGTCGTATTTCTTGACTATTGCTCCCACTCATCTTGCACATCAAAGCATCAAATGGCTATACGTCACAGCATTACACAACCTATCTACACTTATGACGATATCCCTCACTGGGTTAGAGATGATGTGAGATACCTTAGCGGTAGACGTGGCTCTAGGCGTGACAATGCGCCCCACACTGTCAAACCTGAATCTATTTGGCAACAATACAAAGATATCTTTGATGCTCTTGTTGCTACAGTTGGACAAAAGCGCTTTGCACGTACATCTTGCGAACGCTTAAACATGGCTAGAGAGTATGAAGCTGAAGCCAATCGCATCAAGCGTTGTTTCAATCTTGATAATTTCCCTGACTTAGAGCTAGTCATTACTCCTCAAATGCAGGAGTATGTAGAGCTTGCAGAACAAGCTAAAGCAGCAAAAGAAAAACGTGAGAAGGAAAGAATTCAGCGTGACATTGAACGTACTGCAATCGACCGTGAAAAATGGCTTACAGGACATTGCAATCGTTACCCTCACAGCTACTCTTTGCCAATTGTTCTACGCCTATCCCCTAGCGACTCTGAGCGTGTTGAAACCTCTAGAGGTGCATTTGTACCTGTCAAGGTGTGCGAACGTCTCTATCGTGCATTTAAAGCCCGTCAAATGCCTGATGATGTACGAGTTGGTAACTACACTTTGAATGAAGTATCTGAAAACGGCATAACTATCGGTTGCCATAAAATCAGCACTGATGAGCTTGAGAGATTTGCTAAAGTAATCGGTCTAGCTTAACTGTCGAAACCTCACTCGCGACCGTAGGGAGTGAGGTCTTGTCTAGCTGACTACTAGGCAACTGATGAGACAAGTCAATTACAAACTACAAAGGAGTAGGAATAATGTCTATAACTGTAAGACTTTGGACTGATGCAGACTTAGAACGTCTTGCGACCGATGATAACCTCTTGACTATATTCTTTAACGTCAAGACTTACTCACAGAAAGAAATCAAGCGCTTACATCAATTGACTGAAAAGCGCAAAACCTATTTCATCTTTTTCACTCCTTTAAATGAAGTAGATAGACAGCAAGAACTCTCAGAGAAACAAATTAATCTAGATTTGTTTGTGCAGCACGAAGAGAGTGATGACTATGAAGACTGCATCAAAGTCTATGCTGTATCTGATGAGAGCTTGCGATGGTTTCTCAAGCAAGAGTACCACTACTCAATGATTGATTCTATTATCGAAGTTGTTTCCACTACAAGAGAAGTATCACTATGAATAATTCAGGTCTTGAATTACGATTGAGCGAGAAAAATAGTTACCTTATCCTAGATGGCTCTGCTATCCCCTCTACCCTTGCAGAACATGAGATTGCATGGTTGAATGGATTCTCACACGATACAGCACTTATAGAACTTCTAGAGCATTGCCTGTGCAATGGTTGGCAAGTAGTGGCTGTAGCTTGTTTTGGTGGTATGGTTTTAGAGAGTCCTGACGGTGTTCTCTATGCTGATGTGAAGCATCAAACTCACAATGCAGTCTCTCAACTGCTAGAGGGTAAAAACTACTACTTCCATAGGACAGAAAGAGATGAATAAAACCAAACTAAAATCTTTTGTTGCAGACAAGCACATCCGCAAAATTCTAAGTAAGAGTAAAATGCAAAAACCGCTTACCGATGAGATTGCACAACTATTAACAAATCTTGAGCAGCATTCTACAAATATGCGTAGTTAACATAACTACGACAGTCCAGATTTAAGTGAACGCAGTATGTTACATCTTGCAGAATCTTATTTTCTGCAAATCTGCGACAAAGTAGTTATCGAACTATACGCTAAAGAGGTTTCTAGACCTATTATTGATGTTCTACTAAAAGTCAACATGAAAAGAGACAGCTTCGAGCTATTTAAAGAGCTTTTCAACAAAGACTACATCGTGAGAGAGGTTATCTACTTTTTTAGAAATCAGACACTAGAATTTGAGACTAAAACTCATGCCTGATATACAATTCCACAAAAACGCTGTAGTCTTTAACGGTATTAACTGGCAGCTTGATTTAAGGTTGCTTGATTTTAGTTGGGTTTGGGACTTTCACAGAAAGAGTAAATCTAGCCTTGAGATTTTTACTCCTCTGTTATCTATTTACTTTTGGAAGGGTTGTGATGATTGAAGGAGCTATTTTTGGTTTTACATTAGGTTGTGTCATGTCTGGCTTTACTTGTTTCCATCTTGGTTACGAGCAACGCAAATGGGACACACTCGAAATTACAGCACAAAAGAATGCCAAGATTGAGGCTTACGAGTCTATACTTGGCACGATGAAAATTAAAAAAGAGATTGGACACAATCATGACTAAAAACTTTATTGTCGCTAGACTTTACGATAACGATTATGGACAAACGCTAGCTGAAGGATTGCAAGAGGCTATTCTTGATTACGGTTTGGAAAATGCTAGCGAAGCTTTACTAAAAAGGTTTCTAATCAATTTCACCATAGGCAAGCACCTATGCAAGCATACAAGACTGAATAAGTTGGAGTTGGATATAGATTATATCAAATCAGTTGACAGCTATCTAACTGAACAGCTTAGGGTTAGCTTTGAAAAATCTGCCCCAACACTTGACCATGACGGAGGCTCGGCAGTCTTTGACCTGAATCTTTTAAAATCGTGGACTTACTAGATTTACTCCCAAAGGTATACAAAATAACTTGACTTTTCCTATCTGTTCGTGAGAAGCTACCCTTAACGAACAGACAAAAGCAGTCACGCTCTACAACAAACTTTTACAATCGGAATATTACGCCATGAAAACATATCAATCACCATTTCATGCAACTTTACCAAAAAGTGAAGCAGACAAAGCTTGCATCGAAGCTGACTACACGATACATAATCGAGACTTGCCACTATCTCGCCCAACATCAAGGCGCAATTCTTGGAGCTTAATTCCAGCCATCAAATATTAGAGCATCGTATGGGAGGGTATACCCTTAACTACCCTCTCTTTAATTCGCTCACTACGTCAGTTACGCTCATTCTTTCCACTGACGTTAGTTGCCAACTTTCTCAGGAAAATAACTATGGAAACTGAAATTATCTACAGGTTGCAAGTCTACCGTGACACATACAACGACTTCAAAGACGCTGGTTTTGATGATTGGCTTGATGAAGCTGATGCAAAAGATTTTTTAGACCATCAACAGAAAGATTATGAGCATGAGTTATGGAGACTCATTAAAATCACAACTACCTATGAACCTATCTAAACTCACTCACTGCTATCAACTCTCAATCGCTGAGAGAAGCGTCACCAAGACACGCAACCAAGTTAACCTTGTAAAGATAGCCTCACACCTGCAACAAGTCTCAAATCGTCAAATCTTGCACTCTATAGGAGAATATCTCAATGACAATAACTAATCGATGGTTTATAGAAAAGAAGTTTTTAGAAGGTGATTGGACAGATTACCCTTTCAACCCTGAAAGTGGCTATGAAACTAAAGAACAAGCTGAACAGTACACACCCGCACCTCATCATGGTTATGAGTATCGCGTCACTGAACGTCAAATAGAGTTTCCTGTTAAGCGTAATGTATTTCTCAAAAGTCGCGTTACTGAGTTGATAATAGATGGTCACTTGTACCGCAAAACTGAACTTCCAGATAGTTTTACATGGGAGCAGTTCGATTTCGATAATACATGGACAGAGCCTTACTTTCTCGATGTACCAGAACTTGAACGTGTCTTGACTTCACAGACGTAAAAGAAAAGAAGCCGTCCTTGCCCCTAGCAAGGCGTGGCGGTACACTAACCCGCCGCTTGAGGTAAGAATAATGACTAATTCGTTTACCCTTTGGGAAACTATCCGAAATCGTCTTGAATACAAAATCAAGGCAGAAGTAAAAGCGAAAGCTGAATCCCTAATAAATTCTGGCGCTATAAACTTCGATGCTTACCCTGATAACGTTGAACTCGCTGATTTATTACTCACTGCTGCTTTGCAAGACATCGTAGCCAAGCGCTTACACATCGCATCTAACAAGACCAGAAAAGAATTGAAAAACTTGAAGCATTTCTAATGAACCAAACTTTCCGTATCAACAAAAATTGGTACATCGTCAAAGTCGAACCTATCGATATTCGCAGACCTTTTTTGCGAGTCATTGGTGAGTTCGCACACAAGCCAAACGTAGTGGATTACCCTATCCATTACAACGATGGAAGACAAAATCCAATCGCCTACGATTATCCCGAACGCATTCCCCAATTTGTCAAAAACAAAGTAGCCGCCTTGTACGAAAAATTTCCAATCTTAAAATGTGAGAAAAATCCCTCATGAAAGCAATTGTAGTTTCCTATTCCAATCTCACTCGCAAGTATCGCGCCAAAGCTGAAGGCGTTCCTGCAATTTTTCGCAGTGTCGAACAAGACGGTGGCTACACTGCCCCTAGAATCGCTCAAGAGCTTGCAGATAAATATAACTGATGTAAGTTCAACGGTGAAATCAAATATCGCTTAGAGCATGGCTTCTTACCCAATGGCGATGATGTATTCGTGTTTGTCAAAGATGTTCAACCACTCCTAGATGAAGTTGAGTACATTCTTTCAATTGACTACGACTCCCAAAATCGCAACTTGGAACTTTGCAAAGATACCGTTGACACACTTCGAGAAACTTACGAAAAATACACCAATGGCTAACAAACACTTACCGAAAAAAGGTAGCGCCGACTTTGGGACTGTTGAACATTATTACTTTGAGATTGAGAGAAAAATGGAACCAACTATTTTTAATTGTATCGAGTCTGCTATTGTTGCCCGTATCGATGGCGACTGGGATAATCCAGACCTACTAGACTACGGTGATTTGAATGTGAGTGAAAAGGCTGATATTGAAAAAATTATATCAACTGCTCCTCTAGAAGAAACAGATAAATATAAATTGAGGGTTAAATATCTTGCAAACTAAAAACCTCTCTCGCGAAGCCTTACTCACTTCTTTTCTGCAACGAGCTTGCGACATCTCTTCCAGTGGCTTGCAAATCTGCACTGACGGCTATCTCTATGCTTCTGGTGAAATGATAGCCGCTTGGCGCGAAGCCGTCTTGTTCATCGATTTTGGCTCTGATAAGGTATGCAATCGTAGAGCAGCTAACGACCTCAAAGAGTTGGCAGAAAAGGAAGGTGTCGTGTATGCCCCTTACAATACACACTCCTATGTAATCTCACGCGAATTTCAGTTTGCTGAGCGTATGGTGTCATATACCATCTGGGCTACCCCTAAAGATGTAAATCCAAAAAATATCTTTGCCCAATCGAAAAAAGTGCTTGACAAAGCTATAGAAAAAAATATAAGCTATGAAAGCATTCACGCATTGATTGATTCAACACAACACATTGCATCGTTATTCAGTTTTGAGTTTGATGCAACACAGTACGAAACACAACGAAAACAACAAGAGCAACTAGAACGCACTAAAAAACAAAAAGCTGCTCAGTATCATTTCCAAGAATATCAACGCATCACACAGGAGCTAGAGGCATCATGAATAATAAAAAAGCAACATTCTGGAAGTATCAGGGAAATCACCACGAAGGTAGGAATTGTGAACGGAAAGACCCTCACAGTTTTGGACTTGCTTTAATTTCATTCATGGAATATATGCACAGGTCGGGTAATTACCAATATCCTGTAGATGAGTTTGATATTGAGCGTATCAAAATCACCAAACACAAACCCAAAGATGCTTTTGGTCAAGAAATTACAGTCTCAGCACCTCAAGAAATCTGGGATAAGGCGAAACAGTTTCAAGAAAGTATCGGATACCTGACAAATTAGATTCTCTCTCGCTGGGTAGTCTTGTACTGCCTAGCCAAAGGTAATCTAGCGTTACCTCAACAAACTACATTAAGGAGCAATTCAAATGACTCTCGCTACACTACCTAAAAACCCTCTCACTCTCAAAGATTTCACTCTCCACGACCTTTTCTTGCGCCAAAGCCTAGATAATACCTTCGGCAAGCTTGCAACGGGCTACAAGCCGCCTAAACTACAGGGGCGACCCCATGCAGTCAAAGAGTTCATTCTCTTGCACACAGAAAAAGAGTTGGTTATCCTCTACAGACACTCAGGACGCTTGATTGAAAAAGTGTTCACTGATGTAGATGCTTGCCTTGAATTTGCAGAAAAGAGATTTGGAGTGACATTGTAATGATTACTACTTACCAAGAATTAAAGGAAGCTTTTTGCGACTTCAACGATAACAACGATGGGTTTCCCCCTGTAGACGTTCTACAAAACACTTCAAACTATTCTCTCGTTTATACAGGCGCAGAACCAATCGAACGTAAAGACTTCGAGATTTTGCTTGCTGAGTTTTGGGACTATATTGACTGGTACTTAGATGAGGAAACACCATGACAATCGAACTTTCAATCTCAGGTGAGGCGGGGACGTTACTGCAAGACCTTTCCGCCTTATCACAATCAAGAAATCCTTAGCGACTAAATTCTACTACTACAAGAGGTAATCCTGAAATGACCGCTACTACGCAGTTACACCATCGCCAGACCGCACCACAACACTTCACCAATTCACGCATCACCTCACAAGTTTGCGCCATACTCAAGAGCGCTCGTAAATCCATAGCGGTCAGCAACCACGCTAAAGACAAGTATGAGCGTTACTTGTGGCAACCACGAACAAATTCAGTCACCAAAAATGGCAGAGAGTTCCCAATCAGCCGACTCGACTACACCTCACTAAGATTCAGCACTTCTTTTTCTGCCCTCCTAGCGTCAGCGCAGGAAACTAACATCTTCGAGATTGTTTTGAATACAGATTATGAGGTAACTAAACTCGCTCTACGGGTAGATTTACCAACAAGCCCTGATACGGATATCATTCTCGTATTAGCTGGTGAACTGGAAACCGACAGACTTGAATACCAAAGCGTAAGACTGGTCACTTGGTACTTGAACCACAAAAACGACAATCATTCCACACTACAGAAAGAGAGATACGCATCATGATTGTAATCACAGAAGTTTCTAATCCCCAAGACATTCAAAAATTTGATTCACTTCGAGAATTGTTGGTCTTCATTAATGCTTATCTCGTTGAAGGTAGTATTGATTACACTGAAGAAGACTACAAAGATGGCTTATCTTTTCTTGGTTTCGGTTTGGTAGGTTAGCTTGCCTACAACATTTTTGAACCTAGCCCCCAACTCGCTAAGATTGGTGCAACTATTGCATTGCTTGGACTTACAGGCGCAGCTTTAACTAACATTAACGACTAAACACATGAAACCAAAAGAAATTCTCGACCGACTCACACCTTCATATCGCACAGTAGAAGCCATTAAGGGCGGCTTAGTCATCGTTGCAGCTATCGGCGCAGTTGGCGGCTTCATCTACCTTCTTGGCACTGAAGCTCTCAAAGCTCATGACCGAGCCTATAACAACTTGATACAGTTCTCTCTCGCTAATGGGTTGACTGCTGGTACTTGCAACCAGTGGGACACAGATAATGATGGTAGAATCTCTTGCACAGCTACTGACAAACAAGGACGCTTCATTCAACTAGAGTGTGGTGCTAACTGGCTCTCAGAGAACACTGCTTCTTGCAATCTTCCCAAACTACGCATTCAATCCACCTCTTCTTCCTCTAACTAGGTACAATCAATGTTTTTCCCTTGGACTGGTTTCTGTTTGACTGTTTGGATTGTATCTGTAACTATTGCAATGATTACACCTCCTAAAGATGATGGTAAAAAATAATGAAACTTGCTTGCTCATTCGGACTTCCAATTATTGTGGCTTTTGGATTATTTAGCCCTCTCACTAACAACTGGCTCAAAGGACTGACCCTAGCTGGAACTATCCTTTTCTGCACCGCTACAGCGATAGAAACATTCACTCAGGACGATAACTAAATGACAACTGCAACCGCTACAATCGACAACACACCAAAATCTCTTCACGTTAGCACGACTGGAGCGTTCGGTCAGCTTGAAACTTCCAAGGTAGTTCCAAAGATTACCCCTGATGATATCATCGCTGACGCTAAACTCGAAGAGTGGCAATCTTTCATGTACCCCAACATGAACGAAGACAACACACCTGTAGATGCGCTCAAGTCGAACTACATTCGCCAAGAATTTCTTAAAGAAGAAGCAGTTGGTATCAACCCTGTATATCTTACGGATGAACATATCGACCATCACGGACGCAACTTCGCCCTCAAAGTTCCTGCTAAATACCGCATCATTCAGTATCAAGATGGTTTGCGCTGGCTTGAGAATTACACCGATGAACGCTTGATTGAGATTCAAGATTGGCTCTTACTCGACTCTGGCGCTATTCTTGCAGTCAACAACTTGATTCCCGATGAAGTACTGACGATTCAAGGTGAAGCAGACAAAATCACTCCTTATATGATTTTCTGCCTTTCTCATGATGGAACCACTCCTCGCGCAGTTTTCTTCAGTTCGTTCCGAGCGATTTGCAAAAACACTTTGATGATGGCACTTGCGTCAGCCAAAGGCACTGAGAAATTCTTTGGCTTCGACCCCAAGCCCAAAGGCAGCCACAAGTCACCGCAAGAATTGATGACAATGGCTAAGCGAAACATCGATTTAGCTAAAACTAAGTTCCACGATGAAACCGCACCTCACCTCGAAGCCCTGCGCGACCTACAACTTGATACGAAAGTGGTTGATACTCTCACTCGCGACCTCTTTGCAATTCGCCGCACACAAGAGATTCCTGCGGTTCTCGATGAGGACGAAAGTTACCCATCTTCGGTCAAGAACTACCACAAGTTCATGGACATCTACAGAAGTTTGTCTGATGTCGATATTTTCGATGCAAGTCAGCACACTGGATATCGCTTTGCCAATGCTGCGACCTCCTTTGTCAAGACTACGGGCAAGGACTCTGGCTACGACCCATTATCGGGTTTCAAGGGCAATATGTTTGGTAAAGTGCGTAAGAATGCGTTCGACTATCTAGATGAGCTATTACCTGCTAAGCACATCGGAGCATAGATAAGTCTTTAGAGGGAGTGACAACAAAAACTCCCTCGCTCTACAATTTTTATTCACTAACAGGAAACGAATTATGAAAACTCTTCTCGCTGTAATTATTGCTATCCCTCTTGCAATCAGTTTCTCTGCTTTTTTTGCTTATGTTTTCATGCTCCTATGGAACTGGGCTTTGGTTGGTATTTTCCCTGCTGTACCTGTGCTTGAGTTCTACAAAGCTTGGGGCTTGACAATCTTACTATCAATCATCGGTTCATTTTTCAAAAGTAGCAAGTAATCCTTATGACACAACAACAAGTAATCCATTTGATGAGCAGCGCGACATCTGAAAGTGACTGGAACGACAAATGTGACCAAGTTAAAACTGCTTGCAATGGCTACCCTGATTTTTGGTTTTCGTCGATTGTTCCTTCTGGTTTAGTTGATAGAGTTTCTGCTAAGTGGTAAAAGCTCTAGGCAATGTCAATAAGTCCTAATCACAGAACCCGAAAAAGACCGCTTGTGCTGAGCAAGAGTCGCAGCTACCCGTACCCAACAAAGGACGGTTGACGGTTGCTATAGGTTCTGTTTTATTTTTCTTTAACTATTAGGAGAAACTTCCATGTCTTACGCTAGAGTTCGAGTCGAAAAGTTTGGTGACAATTTCTATTTGCAAATTAATGGTCAGACTAAGCAGTTCAATCGTGAGTCATCTGACCTACTAACATCACCTATCGAAGCTGCTGAAGATTTTCGTAGTGGCATTTTCTCTTCTGGTTTTGTGGTTAAATTCTCTGACGGTGCAAAGACATTAGCTATAGACTTTCAGTACTCGTTTAGTCCCAAGGAAACAGACGCTAACCCATTGGCAGAGATTCGGCGCAGAGTTCGACTGGTGCAAGAGACTTTCGCTAAAGCAGAGGCAGAAAAAGAAGTGTGGGAAGGTATTGTCGGTGAGCTACCGCTAGTTACTGAGTCTGAGGAGTTGTACGATGTATTTTTCCTTGGAACTACCCCTGACTGCATTCAAGTCACTCGTATCGCCGCTAAAGCTGTTACTTTAGCCGAAGCTCAAAGCTGGAAATTACATTGGGAAGGTTTCTTTATTGCGCCTTCTGGTAAATATAAAGTTGGATATAAACTCTAATGAAAAAAGCCCGTACAACTACAGCAGCAATTGGGTTCCGTAATAAAATCTGGGGCATCGCACCCAAACCTACAGCACCGACATCAACCAAACTCAAGGTGAAACGACCTTCTGCTACGCCTCTTGAAGAAATAGCTCAAGTGTTCTCACTCATTACAGGTTAAATCATGTCACTCACAATACTTTCTGGCTTACCCAAATCTGGCAAAACTCGACAAGCCTATCTTCTCGCAGCTAAAGTTGCTGAGACTGGTGAAGTACTGATTTTCACAGAGGAAGATAGACGAACTTTACAATGTCTCGCAAGAGAGATGTCTGCTCTTGAGGTTGACTTTGCTGTTCGTTTCGTTACCTTGTTTGACATCGACACTTTGCAACTACAAATTGAAGACTTAAAACCTTCTCTTGTAATTATCGATAACTCCGTATTGAATGTTAATGTTCAACGGGTTTCAGATATCGCTGACCACACAAATACACAAATCCTCTTGGTTCGCAACACTATTATGGGTACGCACGAGCCAGCTACTTACTAATCACTCTTGCGGTACTTGACCTCTAAGTACCGCTTAATTTAACATAGGAGCTATTGTCAGCAACCCCGCACTGAAGTGACGGGGCTTCGAGCCTAAAGCTTGGAGCCATGCTGACCAGCCTAAGTCTTAACTGACTACGTTATTTAGGTCACGACACCTCGGAATGCTTGCTAGTTCCCCGCTCTGTCGTTTGTAATTAAACAGTTCTAAGGTCACTGGAACAGTGTTGCAAGCCTAACAAGCCTAGATAACATTGGCGAAGCAAACATTACTTTTGTAGGCGACACAACCATGTCAAACCAAATCTTTGTACTAGACACCAATCTCAAGCCACTGACACCTTGCAAGCCATCTATGGCGCGTAAGTTACTCAATGCAAATAAAGCTGCGGTATTCCGTCAATTCCCATTCACTATTATCTTAAAAAAGGAAGTAGTTGCTAACCCAGAACCAATTGAAATAAAGATTGATGCTGGCTCCAAAACAACGGGATTTGCATTAGTTCAAGACGAAAAAGTTATCTTTGGCGCAGAACTTAGTCACCGTGGTCAAGCCATCAAAAATAGTCTTGAATCGCGCCAATCTCTGAGACGCGGCAGACGAAATCGCAAAACTCGTTACCGTCAAGCTAGATTTTTGAATCGCACCCGTCCTAAAGGTTGGTTAGCTCCAAGCCTAGAACATCGTGTTTTAACGATTATGACTTGGGTACGCAAGTTTATTAAATTAGCCCCCATTGGTTCAATTGTTTCTGAACTTGTTCGATTCGACTTGCAACAGATAGAGAATCCTGAAATATCAGGGATTGAATATCAGCAAGGAGAACTACAAGGCTATGAAGTACGCGAGTATCTACTTGAAAAATGGGACAGAAAATGTGCTTACTGCGGTACTAAAAATGTACCGTTGCAAGTAGAACATATTCACCCTAAATCTAAAGGCGGCTCTAACCGTATCTCTAATCTATGTCTTGCCTGTGAGCCATGCAACCTTAAAAAAGGAGTGCAAGGCATTACCGATTTCTTAGTTAAAAAACCTGATGTTTTGAAAAAAGTGTTGGCTCAAGTCAAGCGCCCACTGAAAGATGCGGCAGCCGTGAACTCTACCCGTTGGGCATTGCTCAATGCTCTCAAAGCTACTGGCTTGCCTACTAGTACTGGCTCAGGCGGTCAAACTAAATTCAATCGCTCTCGCTTAAATCTGCCTAAAACCCATTGGCTTGACGCGGCTTGTGTCGGGCAAGTTGATAGCTTGAAAGTGCTAACTAACAAGCCTTTAATTATTAAGGCAACTGGTCACGGCACTAGGCAAATGTGCAGAACAGACAAGTATGGATTTCCATCGCGCCATGTTCCTAGATGTAAATTTGTTAAAGGTTTCCAGACTGGTGACATTGTGAAAGCGATGGTCACTACTGGCAAAAAGATTGGTGAATATGTTGGGCGTATTGCTGTCCGCTCTACGGGTAGTTTCAATATCTCAGCATCAACATTGATTCAAGGTATCAGTCACAAGTATTGCAAAACTATTCATCGCAAGGATGGCTATAGCTATGGTTTCTAATATCTACTGGCGGTTTCAACCGCCGTTCACTGACCTCCGCACCACTAACTTCCTACCACTTTCAATCTCATTTCACAAAATTGACCGCAACCCAGAATTTTTTCGACAAATCTACAAGCGCGACAGCTATATAGACGCAGCGTATGCGTTTGCTACTAACCAGAACGAACTGCTAACTCGAATCGGTAAACTACTTGAGTCTGCAAGACCTTTTTACAACTCCCCACAGCACACAGAAAAGAAGGTAAGGTCGTTCATTTCTCGCTTCAACGCTTTGGTTCACAGAGCTTTGTTGATACATCCAACTCATTCTGATACTCTCACTGTAATTCGTGGCTTTGCGGGACTAATAAACAGCATTGAGGACAGTGCGATTCTTTTTTCTGTCAAGCCGCTACTTCGTGAATATGTCGAGTACTTCTTTTATCCCTATGTGAAACAGGTGAAACCATGACCTACAGACTTAATGTTTGCAACTTGTCTGGCATTTTTGAAAAAAGTTTCGGGCTGACTAATTTCTCTGAAGATTATTATGCATTGCTAAATAGTTTTAGGGGTTTGGAGTCGGCTGTAAATGACTCTTCTTATACACTATCGCCAAGAACTCTTGAAGAATATTTAGAGTATAAAGACTGGTATCAAGACTACAGACTCTTTTGCAAGTTGTCACATTTCGTTGATGACTTCAACTTCTTCATCAACGAAAGTGTAAGAACAAGAACTGAACATGACTCCAAGCATTTGGTTGACAGACGTTTGCACGACTTCATTCGGCGCGTTGAGAGTATGAAAATTCCGCAACAGACTAAAGATACTATTGCGGGTTTCTTGAAAATGCAGAGAGCGAAAGTTGCACTTGTTGCTATTAGGGAAAGTCCTTGGGTAGTCCCAAACTTGTTGGAGAATGAGAATCTACAGATAATTGCCGCCAAAGCTAAAAACGAGGAGGTCAGAAAAAGATTGATTATGACCACACAAATACTTCAGACTTGGGGCAAATTTCCCGAACTGAGATTGGGGCAACTGATTTCAAATTCTCTGCCTGAAGGTACTGACCTTTTCTATAGCAAGTTAATTTTTGTGTACTCTTGGCGTTCGGCGCAACAACGGACTATGATAATTCTTGCGGATTCGAGAGAAGAATCAGATACTATTTTCAAATCTGAAGAACCTAATATCAGCCCTTACGTCACCCAGCTATTTGTCGATGGCGGTGAGTCTACAATTATCTATAACCACTAATGAACATCTTCGTACTTCACAAAAACCCAATCGAAGCTGCCCATCTTGTCCCAGTCAAAGTAGCTAGCAAAATGGCTCTCGAAGCTGCTCAAATGCTTGCAGTCGCTTGCGCTCATCAAGGTCTAGCGCTGCCGCACAAAAAAGATGGTAACGAGTATTCACCAAAATCGCACGTTAATCATCCTTGTACTAAATGGGCTTGTCAGAGTCGTGAAAATATGTTATGGCTTTGTTTGCACGGTGTCACGCTTTGCTGCCTCCATGAAGAAAACTACGGAAAAATGCCAGCACACCTCAAGGCTCTGCAAGAAGTAGCTACCCAACTCGGTGCAATACCTTTCTATGACCACACACCATTTGTTTCTGCTATGCCTGACGAGTTCAAGACTGATGATGTAGTTGAGAGTTACCGTGCCTATATCAAGACCAAACCGTACTATGTTGAAGGAGAAACGAAGTGATGAGCGAGAAGATTTGTCACGTTGATGGCTCATGCCCCTTTGCTTGTAGTGAAGCAAGTGAAATCGCGCAAAACTACGGTTGTCTTCCGACTGCATACGGCATTAAGATTATGCGCCTCCAGTACGGTAAAACTTGGGCTTGCCACTCAGATACCTCTAAGCCATGCCAAGGCGCTATTCAGCATCTAAAACGTAATGGTGAAGATGCTTCGGTGATTGACCCGCAGTTGATTACAGAAGAGAGTGATTGGGGTGAACTTGTAACGCCGAGCGAGAAAACGAGAGAATATATCAAGAGTAAATTTTGGAGTTACTGATATGAGATTTAATGTGGTCAACATTGACCTTGACTCATGCTTGAATCACGGCTACACTTACAACGAGAAGTTGGAGATTTGCTTGAACCGCGCTATCCGAGAAGATGATGAAAAACTTATTTCTCTTGAGAGCATCGGTGAGGGTAAGTATCGTGTTGTTTATGAAAAATTTGGAGGTATAGGGCGATGATTGATTACACTTACCTGACCACGATACAAAACTGCGGCTGGTGGTTCGTTGTAGCCATCCGCCCTAGTGGTGTGATTGAACATCTGGCTACATTTGATAATTTTGAAGATGCCGAATGGTATGGGACTACGCAAGCGATGTGATACTGAGGAGGTGTTGTTATGCAGCATCTCTTTTTCTTTTGTCTCGCTGGCGCTCACCTTTTTTCTGCACACGACCGTAGGGAGATTTTATGGATAACAAAGAAATGTTGAGGCAGTATGAGGACAAAGAAGTGAAAAACGTGTATGTGGTTTGTAAGGAGCTATTGCGCGAACATGAGAGGAATAAGGAAGCTAAGTCTTTCTCATTGCCGAAGGGCTAGGCTAACGCCAGTTGTCTCAAGCGCCGACGGCTGGGATTCTTTCTAGAAGTAGCAGGAGAATATAGGGTGATGACATTTGCTACTACTATCTACGAGACTACGTTGTTTCAAGCCCCTAATAATCTGCAAATATTTTTAGCAAATCGTTGTAATAATCTAGCAGAAAAACACACTAACGTAATTGCAGCTTTTAAAACCCTGCAAATAATCTGCATAGATTGTCTAGCAAAAACCATGCAAAAAGAGTGTGCTATTATAATAAAAAGACTATTAAAAGCTTATGAAATCGGCAAACCCTGAAGACCTACTAAAAATAAAACTAGCTGAGCGACCGCTAGAGGCTCATGACATCGTGGAGCTATTCACACCAGACAACTACAAACTAAGTGCCGCCATACTCGCAAAACAGCACGTTGAGACTATTGAAGTGCTTGGAGGTATGCAGAAGTCACTAGATGACCTAAAGAACCAGCAGAAAGAAACTCAAAAGCTGCTAGTTGAGTTGTCAGCAGACAAGAAAATCTCCGAGACTAAACTAGCTCGGTTTTTCACTACTGCCCCACATTTACTAACCAACTTTGACTACGATTTTGAGCAAAAGGTTATTACGTTCAAAGACTGCCCTCTGGAAACCGACTCTGAAGAAGTTGCTTTTTTATCGTTGAGTCTTGAAGATTATTTTGGCGCTAACCACATTCCTTTTTCTGTCCTGCTTAGCGGAATCAAGCGCTACTTTGCAATCAAGAAAAAACAGAACTTTGCTATCAAAGATTTTCTAGAAGAGTATTGTGAAGAAACTTTATCTAATACCAAGACAAAAAGGCGCACAAGAATCTATTTTAAAAACTTGAAAGCTGCTTGCGAAGATTGTCCAGAAGTAACTCCAAAAGTTATTAAGGATGTGATGCAAGATTTGGGCTACGAGCAAAAGACCGATGCTTCTAGAGTTGTATTTTTTGAGAAGGTAAAGTAGGATGAGCCAAACATTTATCTACGCTATCTACTGTCCAAACAAACAAGAAGTTAAAATCGGATATGCAACAAACCCAACATCGAGATTATCTTCGTTACAAGTTGGCACTACCGATAGACTTGATATTCTGATGACTTTTATAGGGGGCTTAGAAGAGGAGAGACTATTGCACAGCATCTTGTCACATCTCAGGTTGTCTGGTGAGTGGTTTGAATATACAACAGAAGTTAGGGATACTTTATTAAGGTTCTCTTCTAAGAATCTTCCACTACCTAAAGACGATGCCTATATCCTATCAAAAAATCATGCGATAGTTGAAAAGGCTTACACCATAGTAGATTCGCATCCAAACAAAAGAAAAATCACTATTCCAGAGTTAAAAAGGACAATGCCTTATGGTGAGATTTCCACAAAAGAAGTTGAAGAAGTATTACTAGAGGCTGGCTGGGAAATTTTTAAATCTGGAACTTGCCCTACTAAGTTTTTCCGACCTCCCCTAGAAAATAATTAGCTAAAACCATGACCCAAACCAACCGCATCAATTCCTCTTCTGCACATATCACCGTAGACAGCCTAGATTGGCTCCGCAAGACACACGAAAACAACATCACATGGATTCCACTGTTCGCAAACTATTACTACGCCTACAGAGCCATAGAGCAGCAATGGTGGTACGTTGACGAGGAAAAAAAGTTCAAAGTAGATGCAGCACCAGACATTGAATCAATTTATCAAGAGATGAAAAAACCATGACTTACGATTTAGTCGAGATTAATTGGGACACCACGCTCGTAACAAAACTTCATCTTCAAGATGTTACCGAATATGTGATAGAACTGCATAAGCATACAACAGTTACCTCTAAAGGATGTTTTCTAAGTGTGAAGCCTCATGGTAAATTTCGAGTTGGCGAAACAGCTTGTGAGTTCACACCTGAAAATGACCGATGCCCTATAAGACTTGGAGAAAAGTTATGACCACAACAACAACTATCGTATGTGAAAAAACTTCCCGTCCTTACAAAAGAGAAGAGGATGATGAAGTTATTAGGTGGTTCAAAGACAACAGCATTATAGCTGACTTTGCTTTTCGTAAGTCTGAAGGAATATGGCGTTATCATGGCTACCCATTCCAACTGTCTAAAGCATTAGAATCTCCTCCTGACATCGAACTACAATACCAAGAGTCTCGCGCCAAAGGCTTCAAGATACACACTACCCAAACTAGCATCTCTTATGACGACTTATCATGGACTCGACTAGCAGACAAAGCTGGTGTCACTTGGCTTCACGAAATGGTTCCAGAGCGCGAAAACATCTCGTATCGTTTCGATGAAAGTATCGGTTGGGCTTGGGCTTACCAGAAAGGAAATATCATGGCTTGGGTAGATTGCGAAAAGCCTGAGATTGAAAAACTTTACCAAAAATATATCAAGAGGTTTTAACCATGAGTCAACCCCAGTATCGCCTCATATCTCGCGGTCAGTCCTTTACTGGTCAAGAGGTAATCGAGCTTCACGTTTACAATCAGTCTCGCGGCATATATCAAAAAATGCCAGTCAAAGTTACCATTAATCCAGAATGCGTAATCAAAACACTCGAAGAGCTTGAAAATTGGACTAAAGAAAGTTGGAGTACCCACTAAATGAGCCGACTTAAAGAATTAGAATGCGTAACTGACGTTGTTTTTGATGATAAGCACTGGAATCGCAGACAACTTGATAACTATATTCATTGGTGTTGCATTGAGTTGACCCATGAGTACAAGTACGAAGACCCTAGAGACGGTTGGCTTTTTAGAAAATCTTTAGGTAACTGGTGGACTAGTTGTAACGAGCCTGAAATTGAAACTTTACACAAAAAAGCGGTAACAAAGTATGAGCAACCTTAACATCAGCCAAGACCAAGAATCTCTAATCCGTAACGCAGTTATTATCCTGCTTACTAACACCAAAACAGAATGGAATGACTGGAACATTCAAAACACTGGAGTCGAAATTAATTGCACTATCAATGGTATCGAAGTTGATTTTGTACGTTTGGTTCAAGAAGTCAACTCCTCATTTGAAGGTCGTGTCAATGAGGCAGTACAAGAAATTGTAAAAACTCAACTTCAAGATTTAAGCGAATCGCTGAGCGAAATAGCAAGGCGTATCGGCAACACACAAAAAGAATTGCGCCTATCTAATATTTATTTTGATGATTAATTATGCGACCTAAACTATTTTTCGGACTTGGTGGTTCTTGTGACATCACCAACAGCTTCCTGCCATTTTTCATCAACACACGGCTCATCTTTTTTATGGTCGTTGATGCACTGTCTTACGTCATAGAGTGCGAACAAGATATGCAAGATTGTTACAACTCAATGTCACCGCAAGAAAAAGCTTGGATTGATGACAAGTCGATGCTCAATTTACACACTGATGAGTTAGGGAGAAGTTATTATGTCTAATCAAGGACTTGTTCAAAAATTTTACATCGAGCGAACTGATGGTGAAGAGTTACCAGAAGGCGCTAAATACTTCACGCTCCGCTACGACTCAGAAAGTAAGGATGGTGAAGCTTCTCGCAAAGCACTAACTGTCTACGCTGATGAGATAAAGGATATTAATCCAGTATTGTCTGAAGAATTACTTCAGGCTATCAGGAATGAATCGCCATGAAAAGCGCCTACAACCAGCTTGAGTTTTGTCAAGTCGAACAAGTGCCAATCACTACGCCCAAGAAAATTCACATCATTCGTTCCGAGCAGCAAGGTGCATTTAAGGTTGTGCTTAGCTCCAGAGATGCAGCTAAAATCGTCTCTGAGCTTCAGAAAGGCAATCCACATACTTTGACCTGCTACATGAGCTTCGGCGGTACTAACGACACCAAAACGTCAGTGTTGAGTGATTGCAAAGAATTTAGCTTACATGGCGATTGGATAGCTGATAACGAAGCTGTTCGTGAATACTTAAACTCTCAACTAAATGTTTTAGTAAACTAATGATTACCATCGCCTACAAATTTCCACATCACCCTGAGTGGGATTGTGTCAATGAAGCTGATAACCTGCTATTCTCTCCTTTCGATGGTAAAGAAGAAGATGCTGTGACAATAGCTTCGCTCATCAACTCCAAGAAGCTAAAAATACTCGGACACCCGAAAATCGGGAGTATTGGTACAGCAGACTTCAAACAACGAGCAACTATTACTGGCTTAGATAGCCTCACGGTGACTTTCTCATGAACACATCACATCAAGAGTTTTGGGAGTTGGCAGAAAAACACTGGCTGACTCCTGCATTACTAGGTCAAATCACCAGCGCACCGATTAAAGTGTTGCTAGATTGGCTCAACAATGAAACTACGCCTGAATCTGCCTTGAATGATTTAAAAAAGTACCTAAATTATGACTCGGCAAATTAAAGATAATGTTCCGCTAGAGCTAGTGACAATCGATGACAAAAAGATTATCATTACTTATAATTCCGAAACAAAGCAGCTAGTCGTTAAGGCTGGCGCTAACACATTGAAATCGAGATTGGTGAATTAATATGTCGATAAAACTGAATAAAGAAGGACGATACAAAATTTCCTTTGAAGATGGTACAGATGTAATCGTTACGTCAGATAATTGCTTCTTTGCGACCGTCGGTGAAAATCTTATCGGTTACACAACTATTGATGTGAAGTTCAACTCGAAAATCAGTAAAGTGGAGCGTTTGTAAATGAAAGTACATTACCTACACGTAATTGTAATTGACCACGATGCTCTAGGAGCCGATGAAGTTGAGCGCGTCCTCGAAGATGCGAATTACCCGAACGATTGCATTGCCCCTAATGTAATCAAGTCTCAGACCGCAGAGGTTGGTGATAACCCGTTGAACCACAGCAACACTCAAGCTGCTGAAATTGAGCGATTGTTCAGTGCTTGGCAACCGATTGAAACTGCACCTAGAAATAAGCGTATTTTAGTTTGTACTGATGAACACGTTTGGGTTAATAAATTAGATAGACAAATCTTTGAGAGTGAGCTTTTAGGTTGGATGCCCTTGCCAAATCCCCCTCAAGGCTGATGCTAAGCTAAGTAAAATCACTTACTATTACTTGCAATGAATACCAAAAAATACGTTGTTGACGACTCAACCGCACAAACTATTTTCAAGACTATTCAGAAACATCAAGTCACTCGTCGAGAGTGCATTCTCGCTTCTCAGTACTGCCACATTATCCATAGGAATTTCACATGGTTAGCCGCTTAATTCGTTGGCTATTTAAACGCAATTCACTTAGCACATATATTTACCGCACCGAACAACTCCTTGCAGAAAAAAAGTATTGTGAGGCTGATGCTTGCGCTTTTTTAGGGTTGCAACTTTTTCCCAATCAACCTGAGCTTCTTCAGCTTAAACGTAACGCCGAAAAAATGTTCTCTTCTTATCTATATTCGCAGGAGTTAGGTCATGAGCAATTTTGAAATCTGGTATGCAATCAAGAATGCCAACAAGTACCTGTCTTTCACTAAAAGCAAAAACGATATTTCACATCATGCTTATGATGGTTTTGCAATTACAGAACTAGCTGTCTCGGTACTTGAAAAACGCGATTCTCCTGCCACAAACTATGTCGCATTAATCGAGAACGATAAGATTGCAGCGATTATGGATTTCGAGTTGGCATTTCATCTTTATGACGACTTGACGAACATTTACCCTGTTGTTGTCGAACCAATTGTTCGCTGCCAAAGATGCGAGATTGCTTATATCGGCGGCGTATTCCATTGGAGCTACAAGTTTCAACCTACAACTCCTGAAGCAGTGCTGGCGAAAGTCTGCATTCCGACTGCGGGACATGGCGACAAGCAAAACATCCCTTGCCTTGCCAAGCAGTTGCACGAATCTGATTTGGGCTTACTGCAAAAGACACCCGCAGAGTTGACCGACTTTGTTCGAGCCAACAATAACGCGATTGAGTTTGAGCTGCCTGATGAAGATTATTACTTGAAAATGGCAAAGGAGATTCTGAACGATGAACAGCACTAATTTTGAAACTACTGCGCTAGACCTTCTAGACAAAATGTACGAGGCAATACCCAAAGAGTGCCAACCCCTTCCCAGAGGTGTACTACAATCGAAAAATGCCCTTGCGAATTTGATTCGAGGAGTATCCCAAGAGCAAATTCCTTCTGAAATCGAGTCTAAAAAAGTAAGTATCGGTGATACTGTATATTATTTAGGGTCTAGCTCGGTGCAAATTGGTGTAGTAAGAAGGGTAGTGACTGTTGAAGGTTATCCTGTATCAGGTAATCCAAGAGAAGGTTCTGTAAGATACTCTGAAACACCTAAAATTCAAAAAGAGTATTTTGTATTGCCCCAGAGTGCTATTCCTTTAATAGGGGGCTATAGCACTGCTGAAGAGTTTTACGTCAAATTAAACTCCCGTCAACTTTTCACAACTAAACAGGAGCTACTAGATTCACTATGAGCGATACAACTTTCAAATTCGATATCGGGCAACGTGTCCGATTTGGCACACAAGCAAGCATCTTCGAGGTGTACTCGCACTACGCTCCAGAAGACGGCTCAGAGCATCAATACTACCTGAAGAGTGCAACTACACCTAGCTATTTACAATGGGCGCTAGAGAGCGATTTAAGCGAGGTTATTTAGATTTCTTGGGTTCGTAACGTTTTTCGCCAGTTTTGAATCTCTTATCGTTTTCGAGTACACCATCAGCGCTTGCCCTGCTCAAGTCTCGCGCCCCATCTTTTTCATAATTTGCTTTACCTTCTTTTCTGTAGCGGTCAGCGATTTCCTTTGTAGGGTCGCTGGCTCCTGCCGTCGCTCTTGGCTTGCGAGGCTCGACATACTTCAATGTGGTGTCCTTGGCAGTCTTCTCTCTTTCTGCCGCCTTGTTAGCTTCATTCTTATCACGAAGAGCTTTGTTGGCACGTTGTTTGGCTTCAGATGCGCCTTTACCCAAATCGGTGTAGCTGGCGTTTTTCTTGGGGTCAGTCCAAGCTTTCTTGCTGGCAATATCCTTAACGGCTCCTACAGTTGTTTTGATATCTGCTTTGGCGCGAGTTAACCAACGGTCGAGATTGCCAATGGCGAAGTCAGCTTCGTTGCCTAGAGGCGAGTTCATGTGTTTGTAATCTGTCATTTGATAGATGCAATTTTTGTTATTTTATTTTATTGTATCAGGATTAGCGAGAGGTACTTATGTCTAATTACCAAATCAACACCAGAATCGAAAAACTTCGAGCTACAGGCAATTCACAAGAATTTCTAGATGCTCTTCATTGCCTTGAGTTAGCTATTAAAGACTTACTTGAGAATAATCCCACTTTCAAGTTTGCGGTGAGTCAAGAAGTCTGGTTTCTCAAGAATGATAAGGTGCAGAAAGGAAATGTGCGACTTCGTCAGATTACTGAGAGCAGTGAAAAACTACGAGACGAAGTAGATTATTTCAATAGAAGTACAGATGACAAACTTATTATTGTATATTCTTTATCTGAATCTAAGACCGCAGACCCAAATTGGTTGCTCGATGAACGTACTCTATTTGCAAGTAAAGCTGACTTGTTGGAGTCACTGTAATGTACCATACCACTCGTGAAGGAAAGCAAATTCTTATTAAGGATATGACAACTCAACATATCCTTAACACTATTAAAGTTCTTGAGGGAAATATTAGTAGAAAATATCTTGCGGAACTTTTAATTCGTACTAAACAGTATGGTAGTATTACCACACTTCTTGAGGAAATTCGTGACGATGAGTATGGGGACGACAATGAAAACTACAGAGAAGACCATTTTGGAATGATGGAATATTCGGAGACTTTTTAATGTTAATTGTAGGACATCTCAAAGAACGTCAACTTGACTCAGATATTCGCTGTGACCGAGCAACTGCGCTTGGCAACCCTTTTGATTTAGTCAGTGAAGAATTTCGTGACGAAGTTTGCGATGCTCATGAAGCTTACTTAAAACTAGTAATCAGACGTTACAATGCTGGCATGAAAGACCAATATGTTGACCCTAGAGAGATTAGTAAAACACTCCCAATCTCGAAAGTCTGGAAAACACCCTCAACGAAAGATATCGTTTTTAAGTTGCATCAGCTTGTACCTTTGTATAAAGAAAAGAAAGTATATAGAGTGAGGTGTTGGTGTCGTCGAAGTGATGCTGTCGAACTTGTACCTCGATGTCATTTAGATACGGTTGTTCGTTGTGTAAAATATTGGAGTGAGAAATAAGTGTCGGCAATCAACTGTCTTGGTGACGAAGAAGTGTATGGTGAAGTTGTAGAAGGTTGGACTCTCGTAAGATTAGTTAGACCTACCAACCACAAATCCCCTGAAGGTCTAAGGAGTACCCACCAACACTCTACAAAACTGCACAACGATGTGTATATGTTTTGGAATGATTGGGGTCTAACACGAAGTAATGACCCAGATTTCATTTTCAGATGCGACCCATTACCTAAAACTAGTCGCTCGAAGAAACAACTGCAACGCTTCCAACACTACAGAGAACGCTTGACAGGTGATGTAGAGATTGGGTATAGTTTAATGGCTGCTTGTCTTAAAGCTGGCTATAATCCCAAGAAACTGCGTCTTGCAGAGTGGTTAATGGATAGAATGTATCATCACTTGAAAAATTTGGATTGGAAACCTTTGTATACTAATCACTGAAATGAAAACCCTTCGTAAATACATTCAACAACTTGAAGCTCTTGCAGATAAGTATGGCGACGATACTCCTGTAGTTCGCAAACAAACATGGCAAGAATCAGGCAAACCTGTCAAATATTCGATGGCTGTTGTACCTAGAGTTATTTCTAAAGATAAAAAGCCGCAAATTCTAATCAATCCTGACCAAGTTACAGTTGATTGGGGAAGATTATATGACTAGAAATAAAAGTAACGACTACCGCCGCTACCGAACATCGATGTACGCCTACAACCAACATCAGCGACCAGAAGGTAAACGTGGCGCTCACAAGTTGAAACGCCTAGCTTGGAGGGAAGAGATTGCTACGCTGGTAGAAGAGAATCGGCTCCAAAAAATCAGCAACATCGAAGACTTGGTACTTGTGCTGGTGAAAGCTGGCTACAAGGTCAGTAAAGGTAAGAAGGATTTCCACTACCGATTCGAGAATGACACTATTTTTGGCTTGTTCGGTGGTGAAGGCGATTACGCGATGTCCCCATATACCGAAAACAAAATTTGTGCAGCAATCCGTTGCACTTTTGACCGATGGAGTACCGCAGAGATTCTTGATTTAGAGTTCATCGGTAAAGATGCAGAAGAGATTTTGTTAACATTGAAAGACCTCGAACACGGAGATTGGATTAACTTATGATTAATTTACAAGAAGCATTTGAAAAGTATTCTTCCGAGTCACATACATTTCCACAAATCCAAAACCCTCTGCATCCAAAAAGACCTGATATTGCAGCTTTTTTACTTTTAGACAAGTTAGTACCTAACGATGGCTATAACATCATTGGAGGTGCTGGTCATGATGTAATTTGGTTAGACACTAATATAGAATTACTTGCAGAAGTTGCCACAGAAGAAGATATTTTGTATTTGTACCGTTGTGGTGTAAGGCTGGGTGATGACACCTTGGAGATGTTTACCTAATGGAAGATGAAATTGACCAACCTCGGCTAACAAATCGTGAGCGTTCGCGTAAACCTCATAAAACGTTGGGTTGGTGTAGTACTTGTGATAGGGATATGGTAAGTGCTGGTAGTAGATGCCCTACTTGTGGTAAACGCGAGTCTGGAAACGAAGCTAGAAAAAGAGATGTGAGGATATATGAGTAAATGGCAACTTACATTGATTCAAAATGGTAAGAAACTTCGTAAATTTGGTGGTACTAAGGGTGATGTAAAGTGGGAGACTGAGCGCATGACTCATTGGTTAGAGCATTATGACCGCCATAAACAACTACCTTATGCATTAATTAGAGATGTACCTTGTCAATTTGTTGTCTCGAAATACAACAATTCCCGTACTAAAAAGAAAATTATCATGGAAGTTCGCAATTTTGACTAAACCTAAATTTTTAGATATAAACGACAAAGACCAGTGGTGGGATGGCACTACTTGGAGAAACGAAGGTGAAGAAGGCTCGGAAGAGCTTATGCGAACAAACTTACGCAAAGCTTCTATGTCAGAGAACAATTTTCTTTACAATACACATCCTGATGGAGTCATAAAATGCCCTCGGTGCTATAAAATGCACTTTGTACCTGATAATTATGATAATTTGTGTGACGGTTGTTGCACTATCCTGCTAACCCACCCCAAAGCGACAGAAAAAATGATTACGGGTATTAAATATTGGCGCTCAATTGCAGGTAAGCTTGATAACCCTGAAGTAAAAGCTCGTTACGATGAACGGGATAGACTGGTAGCAGCACAGAATGAGTAGTACTGAACGTTCTAAGTCCTTCGCAAAAGGCAAATTCGGCGAAAAAGTCGTCAAAGAGTTCTTCATCAGTAAAAACTACGAAGTCATTCCAGCCACATTAGACCAACAAATCCACGAAAGCTGGGATTTTCGTGTGATTGGCAAAAAAGACTTGCTAATTGAGGTAAAAACCGACTATATGGCAGCTAAAACAGGGAATATTTTTCTCGAAACTGAAGTTGGAGATGGTCTAGGCTTCATTCGTAAGATAAAACCTGACTCAAAGATTGTTTTCGCTTTCGTTTTCCCTCAAGCGCAAGAGATTGGCTTCATTGCGGCTACTACACTACTCGATTTTGACTTGCAGAAGCTGCATTTTCGTAAATTTACGCACAAAAGCAACAATTATAGTGCTGGCGGCTATTTATGCCCTTGGGCGGATTTCTATTCTGCCTGTTTTACGCGATATTGTTGGAAAGACAAAGATGGCTCAAAAACATTTTGGAAGGATTAATCATGACAACTGAAACCAAATTTCCACCTGAAGTCACCTTTGGTCGAGTCAATCAAATGACCTCGTTTGAAGCTTACCTAATCGATGGCGACACTATTCGTGACCTGATTGCCTCCTCCAGCCCCAACACAGCTACACAGGCTTTTCGTGTGTCTCGTATCCGTGAAGTACTGGAAGAAGCTAATCGAGAAAAAGTAGTTGAGAAACCTAACTCTGCATTTATATTTGGTGATGAATAATATCTATCCGAAGGAGGAGGTGCAGAAAAGGAAATTGGGTTATATTAAAGAAGATGCAGTAATGCAGTGTAGCTAATTCAATTAAGGTTTGTTGTATTAGTGATAGGTCATCCCTAGACCGAATTACGAGATAGGGGTTGAAAACCTGAATTTTTAGTAAGTATGGAGGTGTATCTTCAAAATTGCTAAACAACTGGATATTCGAGAAATAGTCAATACTCGATTTGTGGGTTCGTTCATGCTAAAGCTATATGCGGTTGCTGCTAAATGCGGCGCTATACCTAAATTATAGATAAGGACATGGCTATCCAGCAACGACTCCAAGGTGTAGGTGCATATCTGCACAACGTTAGTAACTCACCAACAGTTCCCTAGCTTCTGAATTTGTGAGTAAATAAGAAGTGGTTCGGGCAAGCAAGCTCTGCATCAAGCGTCGAAAAGTGGAGGCAGTCATTAGCCTTTGGTTAGTAGAGTCAGTCAGGATTGCAATCTTGCCACTTGGTTTACATCTCCCCTCTCGTAGATAACCTCAAAGAGCGAACAGTTTGGCGCTATAAAGTGGGAGCGCCATTTCAATTTGGGGAGTGGCGAAATGGTTACGCGACTGCTCAACAGCAGGACTATGTAGGTTCGAGTCCTACCTCTTCAATTGCGCGAATCTACCTCACTGGAGACGGACGGGTAACACCGCCTGAAAGTGTTTGAACACTAGCGCATTCATTGACTGGCGTATGTCCGACAGTTAAGGAAGTCTCCTCATAAGAGATGGTATGTTGGTTAGAATCCAACTACGCCAATTGTGCTGTTCGAGTCAGATGTTGATTTACGCTAGGTAGCCAGTCAGGTTCGAGTCCTGAGTTCGCAGGTGCGGAGAATCACTTTTATATTTGGTTTAGGAGGTCTTTATGAGTTCTCGCGTCCCTATTAAAAAGGTGACTTGGACTAAATCGTTTGAGCATATTAAGGAAGTTTTTGGGTTGTGGAGAATTTCTATTCGGTCGAGTACTCACCCTAAATTTATTGCTGCTCAGTGTTTTTGGCTTAGTTTGAATGGGAGAACATTTTAATCATGGATGACCAGTACGATGCTCAAGTCTATTCATTAGGCTCAGGTTGGATTCGAGACCGTTTAGCTGAGGATTACGTTTACTCGGTTCAATACGCAGCTAGGTTGCTTCCGTTCATTACTTGCTTGCAGCAGATTGTTCTGGGACTACTAGCTGACCCTAACTACGAAGGAGATTTTTAACATGGCGCGATTAACTAGCGAGAACGACATTTATTTACCCAACAAGTCAACAGAAGAGATTGCGCGGGAAGCTGTAGAAGCACATGAAGCGCGATTTACTAAAAACGGTTGGCAACTTGCGAAAATTATTATTCCTGTTGCATTTTTAGTATTGTTGGTCAACGATATTATTTTAGTTAAGGTGTTGTAACGTGTATAACCTTCAATTCTTTTCTGCCTCCAAGCGTCAGTGGCTATTCTACGGTTTGGTAGCGTTTACTGGTAGCCTCGATACATTCATCAGTGCTGTGTTTGAGCCTTATGCAAGGGTCAGCCCTCGAACTAGCTTGCGTATTATCGATTTGAACACTGGCAACGTAGTATATACCTGAAGATAGATGCGCCTCAACATCCTTTTCTGTAATCTAATTAAACTATCAAAATTAATCTGAAACTATCATGGCTAAATCAACTGCATCTGGTCTTCTTTTACATCAATTGCTTGCTATCTCTGAAGGTGTGAAATCTCGCGTCAGCAAGGCGAAGACCGAAATCTACAAAACAATCCAAAAGCGTGACCTGTTTGGAGGTTTGAGCAAAACTTATCGACCCAAAGATGAAGGTGATGAGAAGGCTTATATCTACCCTCCCGAAAATAAGTTGGTACAGAATACTGTCCAAGAGCAAGTCACGGCATTCACTTCATTGCTAGTAGAACTTTTTGATACAATCACAACACTCGATAAGACAAACCAAGCGGCAGTCGGTAATATTGTCATCAACGGAACTGTTATTTCCGAGAATGTTCCTGTGTCAAGTTTATTATTTCTTGAAAAACAACTGACCGACATTGTGACTTTCTTCGACTCGCTGCCCACATTGGATACCGCAGAAGAGTGGAGTATTGACCCCAACACTGGTAAGTACGCCTCTAAAGTTCGTCGTACCAACAAGACCAAGAAAATCACTGATTGGAAGGTCATTGAAGGTACGCTGACCGACAAGCACCCTGCTCAGGTCAAAGAGTACAGCCAAGACATCAATGAAGGTGTGTGGGAGCAAATCAGCTACAGTGGTGCGATTTACCAAACTACCAAGCAAGCACTCGTCAGTCGCGCTCAGAAGCTTCTAGAGGCTGTTGTAGTAGCAAGAGAAGGTGCGAACGCCATTGAGGTGATTCCATTCAAGATTGGAAAAGATATTACGGACTATCTGACTGCACCGTTGCAATAGCTAGAAGAGGCACTCGAAAGGGTGTCTTTTTTATATCTATCTTTAGGTAGATGCGGGGTAGTATGTGGGTCGAGTATATTGATTAAAGAGCGTAAGTTAAAGCTTATCAAACACAACATTCCTAGTTCGACTCTAGGATTCCCGATTTAACGGGAGTTGGCGGAACTGGTAGACGCATTCGGATTAAAAACCCGAAGTTGTGTAGCTCAATCTGAAAGTGAAATTGAAGTTATTGCTCCAAGTTCATTATCAAATACTTTTCTTTGTATCGAAGTTTCAAACCTAACAATTAGCAATATGAGTTCGAGTCTCATTTCTGCCTTATCGTGGCAGAATGGTATATGGGTAGTGCGGCTAGTATAAAAATAAGGTTTGACCACAGGATATTAAAAAGGCAAAGAGCGAAAGTAAAAATACTAAAAGAAGGCTAGCGTCGGATATTCGCTAGCCTTCGCTATATCTGCCCTAAGATAGATTCACTCGTCTCTGTAATCGCATAGACTTGTAAAACAAACAAATTAAACAACAAATCACATGGCAGCAGCTAAAACCAAGTCCGACAACACCGACGTAGTAATTTCCTCCGCAGCAGCAGCACTTGTCAAGGCAACTATAAACATTCAAGAAGCATTTAAGTCTGTGGACAGTCTCACTGAAACCGCAGAGACATTGACTCGCGACATCGCTGGTAAGAAAGCTGAAATCGCAAGCTTGACTGAAGAATATCAGACAAGATATCGACAAGCTGAAGTTGACTTCAATCTGAAGTTGGCAGAAAAGAAGGATGCGACAGTTACTGAGTACTTGAAGTCAGTTGGTAAAGAAGCAGTCGAATCTGCAACCTACAAGGCATTGCAGACTGAACTCGTTGCAGTTAAGCAAGAACGTGATGCTGAAGTCAAAAAGGCAGTCGCAATCGAACAAAATCGTCTGATTCGCGAATACTCGGCAGAAAAGAGTCTACTCATCAGCCAAAACGAAACTGCGACCGCCAAGCAACTTGCACAAATCGAATCTCTTGTCGAACGTAATGGCGCACTCAGCAATGAAATCGCTAAGCTGTTTAGAGAAATCGAAGCTCAACGTGCTTTGACTGCTGAAGTCGCTAAGGCATCTGCAATTGGTAATGTAAATTTCCCTACACCTAACGGTCGCTAAGTCTTACAATACACATTGCACGGCTCCGAAAGGAGCCTTTTTATTATGAATGATACTATCAATAAAATCGCTGCGCTCATGGCAGAAGAAGAATCTGCGTGGAGAGAGTCTCAGATACTAAAAACTGCCGAGACTACTGGAATCCTAAGCCCAACCAAGTTGGTGAAACTTGGTTGGGGTTTTGGGTTGCAACGAGATACTACCACTGGTCAAAATGTGTTGATGTGGGGTTGGAGTAATAGAGAAAATATGTTTATCGAGGAGTCGCGCTTTGAGTCGAAGGTGAAGCAGGAGTTTGAAGCTATTTGTAGAGATTCTATGAGGCGACCGCTATGAATGCAACTATGGTCGGAATTGTTTGCGAACGGTGTGGAAAAGGAAAAGAGATAAAGTTAAGTAACTATAACAAAAAACTGAAAGAGAAATCTAAATTCTTTTGTTCAATACGCTGTTCTTCAACTTTCTGGGCAAGAGATAAAGGTCTTTACGAAAACACATTAAAAAACCTTATTCTAGAAGCTAATCCAGAACCTCCAAAAGAGTCTGGAAATAAATCAAAAGCCAATTTATTCAATTACTATATCAAAATATGTAGGAACAGAAAAAATAAGGATTTTGGTATTACTGTGGAATACTTAGAAAAGTTGTGGGACTGCCAGCAAGGTAGATGTGCTGTATCTGGAATTGAATTAGAACTTCCTATAGGTACGGCAGGTTTTAAATCTGCCAGACCATTTTTTGCTGCTAGTTTAGATAGGATTGACTCTAATATAGGTTATGTGGAGGGTAATGTGCAATTTATCTGCCTAGCTGCTAATTACATGAAACATAGTTGGGATAATCAAGAGTTTTTAAACGGTTTCGATAAACTCACAAGAGAATATATCTATCTAAAGTATGGTGTAACTATTTAGCTGTTTGTGATAGTATATAAATGTTATTGAGATTACTGGAGAACTTGCAGATACGTGGGGTCGCAGCCACCACCTCCACCAATGCTTTGTAGCTCAGTGGTAACTAAATAAAAGTATGACAAAAGGTTCGGAAGTAATAAGGAAACGCAGAGAAAAAGTTAAAAATCTTATAGTTGATTCTATGGGAGGTTCCTGTCAAGTATGCGGTTATAAAAGATGTATAGCTGCATTAGAACTTCACCATTTAAACCCAGAAGAAAAAGATTTTTCTTTCAGTAAACTTAGGTCTAATAATCTAAATTGGTCTAAGGTCGTAGAAGAATTAAAAAAGTGTATATTAATTTGCGCTAATTGTCACAGAGAAGTTCATAACAACTATTTAAAAATACCTGAGAATTATCAAAAATTTGATGAGAGTTTTACTTTCGTAGGGTCAAAAAAGTCTAAAGAATACGATAGCTGTCCTGTATGTAATGAGCGCAAAGCTAAAACTCAAAAATATTGTTCAAAGCAATGCCAAAATTCAGTGAAAAAGAACTCAGGCAAAATTAATTGGTCTTCGATAGATTTAGAAGAGCTTATCAAAGAATATAAAACTAACGTAGCTTTGGGAGAATTTTTAGGTGTTTCTGATTCGTATATAGCAAGGAGAAGAAAGGGAAATATAAAGCTCACCTAGAGATAGATTTTTTAGTAATCTTTATATGCTATTATTTATAAGTTATTGAGATTCTAGGAGTTTCCTAGGAAAGACTTGGGTTCAATTCCCAAATAGTCCATTATCAAGGGCTATAACAGGTTCTCGATTTCAGAGGAAAGCCTAGAACACGCTGAAGTTTTATGAATGGAAGCTAGATGACACAAAAACAAATGCCAAAAACCAAATCGTTAAATTCGCCCGTAAGTCTACACCTGTAGCTGTTGCAGTTTAACCACCCGAAGACCTCGTATACTTAACGGTTGCGAGGTCTTCTTATATCTGGAGATAATTGAACAACTTGCGGTTTTCGCTTAATCATCCTCATGGTAGATGACTTGCCCTGCTCAACACGTTATATTACATAAGCAATCGAGCAAAACACCAAAAACAAATGCCTGAACAAGAAATTAAAGAAGTCGAAACCACAGAAACAGAAGTAGCAAGATTCCCCGTTGGTGCTACACTTGGCGCTGCGGTTGGGACTGAAGCGACACCTCCAAACGATACCGAAGAAGCTGAAGTCACGGTTATCGAGAACGAACCAATCTCCGTTGAACAGTATCGCGCACTTCTTGTATTAGGTGCAAGAGATGCACGTACCTATGCCGACCAAGTTGACAGCTTGATTGCCGAGATTGATGCTGGTAAGAAGGTGAAGGGAACAAAGTTGAACGGGACGGTGCGTAATCTGCGCCTTGAAATTCTTCGCAGTTCATTGACCGACATCAAGACCGCTAAAGTCATCGGCTAACCACTAGCGCCAGCAACTAAAATGGGTAGGTGAGATTCCTGCCCCTACTATTAAACAGAGAAAATTAAAATGGCTCCTAGAAAACCAGCTACGACCGAAGAAAATATCGTTATCACCGAAGATAACGTGCCTGACGTACCAGAAACCTCATCCCATCCCGACAATCTCTTTTCTGCACTTGTCAAGGCACAACTTGAGTTTACGCCAATCATCAAGGACAAGCTGAACCCTCACTTCAAGTCTAAGTATGCTGACCTAGACTCCATTATGAAGTCTATTCGTGAGCCTCTGTTAAGACATAATTTGGTACTATTCAGCTTCTTTGAGAAAGTAGAAGAGCAAACAAATCTTGTCACAAGAATCACGTTTGCACCAACTGGCGAAAGCTTTCAAATTGACTATCCAATCGCACTTCCCGCTAACGAGCAACAAAAAGGCTCTGCACTGACCTATGCTCGACGCTACTCTATCTGTGCGTTGCTTAACTTGTCTGCTGATGCTGACGATGATGGTAACGCTGCCAGTGCTGCTCAAGCCGAAGTACAGCCTCTAGCATACTCCAAGAAAGACTGCTTAGAATGGGCTAAGACTCATGCTCCTTACTGTCATGCAAGTGATGACGAACGCGCTCTGAAGTTCGATGCCTTCGCTAAGAAGGGTCACTACGATACAGCAGGTAAATGGAAGATACTTTGTTGGGAAAATCGCGACCGCTATAATCCTAATAAAAGCCCTGCTCCCGAAGTGGCTGCTTAATCATCCTTTAGATGGATACTTTAGCTACGACTTTTCGATAAACTAACTACATTCAAACAAAGAAACAAAAAAAAACACATGGCTCCTTTATTTTCTGCAATCGGTTCTGGCAAAGTTGAAGAATTTGTTGGTTACGTTCGTACTTCTCGTCCCGCAAGAGGTGACGACTTCGCTGGTTACGCTGACCTTGGTGTTTCCGTTAACACTGCCGCCAAAGGTGCTGAGCAATATGCCCCAAGCGTTTTCCTTTCTGTTCACAGCGATGACGAAAGCATCGGTATTGGCGATAAGGTTCTGGTAAAGGGTTTGTTAAGAAGTCGCACTGATGAAAGTGGCGAGAAGACTTACTATTCGCTCGACCGTTACACTCTGTTCCCTGTTGTGGTGCTTGAGAAGGCTAAGGCGAAGGATGCTGCGGCTACTACTACTAAGACTGCAACTAAGTCTGCGGCTCCTGCACAAGACGATAGTGACGAGGATTTTTAGGTTTAATTCGTAATTGTAACACTACGAGGGGCGATGATTAAGTTCTCGCCCTTTCACATTATTTACTGAACAAAATGACTACAGAAATAAACATCTCCAAACCAGAGTTACTAAACGCTACTCACCTCCTCTCTTCTGAGTCCTACGATAGAATACAGACCTTAAAAGCGCTACTGAATAAATCAGAAAAAGAAGTTATCGAAATTGCAATAGAACAAGGATACAAGGCACTAACTAAATGAAACTACTAATCTCACTCCCTCTTTCTGACGCAGCGCAGCAATTCTATGGTAGCTCTGCTCCTACATACAACAAAGTTGGCGATGCAGGGATTGACCTACCCTTTGTTTTCGATGCACAACCTTATGACATTCAAGTACCACAGACATTACTAAGACTTGATTTTGGCACGGTTTTTGCGATGTACACTATTAATCATCACAACTTAGTTCGATGCCTGATAGATGCTTCTAGTGAGCAAGAAAAACTTGACTATTGCCACTATCAACTAACTAATCGGCATAATTTAGGTTTGATTGATTCCCACTTCGATGTTCGTTCTCGCAGTAGCATTGACAAAACTCCATATCGTCTTTGCAACTCTGTAGGCACAATCGACAAGACTTATCGTGGAGTGCAGAAAGAAGAGTATCGCTGGACTGGTGACGCGCTGAAGGCATCGCTTGACTACCATCCTCATTTTGGTGCTGGTTTAGCTTCTACTGCTTATCTCTCTGCTGGCGACCGCTTACTTCAAATAACTGCTCCTGCGCTTGACGATATACTTTGGGTGAGATTGGACTTCACAGAGGCGAATTGTTTATTTTGGTCTGAAGTAATCGGCAATAAGAGTAGAGGGGGTTTTGGTAGCAGTGGAACCTAATACATTTACTCATTTTCATCTGGTTTGGGTGGATTGCGTAGGCGCGATTACCCTGTATAAAATACCACTTGAACACGCTTCTAAATTTATAGAAGCTCAAAAATCTCCTAACGATATAGATTTGCTCTTGCATTACAATCCTGAAGTTCAGTGCGAACAAATCAATATTAAGTGTCCTGTCACATTGTTTGGAACTGTTATGTTTGTGAGTGGTTGATTATGCAAGAAAAAGTATATGTAATTTGGTCTGAGTTTGAAGACCTTCCTAAAATCTATGAATGTCCTAACGAGTTTGTAGAGACGTTTACTAAATGTAATGGGAAGGCTGTTAATGGTAACAATCTAACAGAAGAGGAAACTATTGTATATGACCGTTTTTGTACACAGGTATTTCAAGGTGTGCATGAGCCTGTAGATATGTGTCAGGTTTTGTCTGGTAGATTTGTGTCTGTAGGCTGGTATCCTTAATGGCTAAGAAATTATTCCAATACACACCTTTTATAGAGTATGCTGGCGAAATAACTGAGGAATCGGGGAAACGCCAGTATACGAGTAAGTGCGGATTGTCCTGTGCCTCGACAACTACGGTGTTAAGCCAATACGAAGATTTAACGAATGATAAGGGCGAAGATATTTTGGAGGTGTGGGGCAACAAGATGAGGAGTTTGGGTGAAGACCCTGATGAGATTTCGGCTGAAAGCGCAAGGGTGGGGACGATGGCACATTCCTACATCGAGAATTACTTATTATGGGGAGAATATTGTCTTGGCAGCCTTGTTGAGCAGAAATTAGCGTGTACTGCCATTGATAACTTCTATAGCCATGTAGACCCCGAATACGCGCAAGTAGAGCAGCCATTATTTTTTCACGGTCGCCTACAGAAAAAACCAGAAGATTTTATGCTGGCTGGCAGATACGACAATCTCGTAAAAATCCCAGATAACACATTCAAAATCGTTAAGACAGGTGAAATAATCTCAGAAAAATTTGTTATATGCGATTTAAAAACGAAACGCTCGTACATAAAAAACAAGAACGGTACTTTAAAACTCAAGAGCCTCCCAAGATTTGATGAGTGCGACATGATGTTTAAAAACTGTTTACAGTGTGCGTTTTATAGTGCTGCGCTTACTTTGGGTACAGATTTCAAGGAAAAGTATGGTGCTGGAATAACGGGAGCTATATTGGTATACACAAACGAGCAGCGTTGCAAGCTTGCGTACATTTCACATTCGGATTTAAATTACTATTGGAAGATTTTCAAGGATATTTTACGAGATTTCTATGGTATTAAGCCACTAGAAAAATCGTGGAAGCAGCTTATACAGGAGAGTAACTGGCGACCAGATTATGTGAATGGTGGTTATACAAATAATATTCCAAAGGAAATTGAGCTAATAAGACCTTAAGATAGATGACGCGCCTACTTCTATACCCTAAACTACAGCAATGAGCATTAACACACCCGCATCAATTTTCCAACTCGGTCATACCGTTATGGAAGTTCATCAGTTTATTAAGTTATGGGAGTATGGCAGATTAGATTGGAATACTTGTCTTTTAGAAATGCATAAAGCTTTAGTGCAAAGGTGTATCGAGCTAAACGACAAGTGGGAAGTTGGCTTAGATATCTCTGAGAAAATGTTTGCTATATCTGAAAACTGCCAACCTCAATCATATCCAGAAGCAAAATTGTTTGAATACAGCAAACTAGAACAACAACAAAATGTAATTCGCTGTATTCATATTGTTGCAAATGTCTATTTTAAACTTCTAGATATTGCAAAACAAAAAGCAAGGGACAGGCAAATTGAACGTATCATATGCTATAAAGATGGACGCAGAGAATTTCACTACAGCGATGGTCATGTAGAGGCTTGGGAAAATCATGGGCAACTTCTTAATTTTGAATTATCTGCACAAGCTGGAGAATGTATCGAATCACAGAAGCTGGATATTAGCTGATTGCCCTATTTGCGGGGAAAATAAACTCAAAATTGTTGCTGAAGGAACCAAGAAGGGCGCTTACTCATGCTATTCAAGCAGTCAGTGTCATCTTCTCCGTAAAGAAGGTACAGGCTATCAACCAAGCTTAATTTCGGCTAAGATACAAGAGGGAGAATCTCGTCCTCGCCGTAGCTCATCCCCAAGGCAGATACGGATTCCAAAGCTTCAAGATATAGTTACACCTATCCCGTTAGATTTATCACAAATAGATGTCACTCAATTCTTTTCTGACCTTCCGTTTGAAAAACCTTGGTCTACCACGTTTGAAGACGGAACCACACTTACCATATATCCTTACGATGATTTTCAGCTCCTTCGCTTAAAACCTAAAAATGAAAAGAAATTCTTCTACTTCCGAGTTAAACAGTCAGACGGAAGCTGGCTCAATGAAGTCCCGACAACCTTCCGAAACGTCCCAATCTACTTATCAAAGTATGCTCAATCATCTGTTATTTTCGTTGAAGGAGAAAAATGCGCGGCGGCGCTTCAGCAAATAGGAATCGCAGCACTGAGCTTTCCAAGTTTTGTATATCAACAAAGCTATCTAGCCAAGTTCATGAGGTGCTTGAGTTACAAGGTGCGTAACATCGTCTATTTAACCGATAATGACGAAGTAGGCGAAGCTAAAGCACAAAAGTTCTTACATGAAGCATGGAAGTCTGGCATAAACGCATCAAGCTACAATATTGCTGAACTGCTCGGCAAAGAGTCAGAAAAAAATTATGATGCGGCTGACGCAATTGAGAATTGGGAAATTTGTACTAGAGAAGAATTATTAGGATTATTAAAAGGATGCAATACACAGAAAGTCTCGGCTTAGAGAAAATTGACTTCACACTTGAAAATAAAGCACAAATTTTCGCAGAGTACCAACAAGATTTGCGAAACTATATCGATACACTGAGCGACAAAGATTTACAGAACAAAAAGCTGGTCAAGCGCTACCTTATGTCTTGCCTTGAAAAGAAGTGGTATCCAATTTTGGGCTTCGATTCCAAAGTAATCAATCACGACATTGAAGATATTGTTGCACCCAAACCTACATTTGAGCGTAGCGTAAATATTCGCGATATTCTTGCAAGTTATGACCCGACCGACAACTGGCTCATTCCTAACTTTCTTCGTACTTCAGGGCTTTACATTTTTGGCGCTGCCCCTAAGACTGGTAAAAGTTTGATGGGCTATCATCTCGCCTACTCATTCATCATCTCAGGTAGATTTTTGGGTATGCCCGTTCGCAAAGGTAAGGTTCTCTACTTTCAGTTGGAAGAAGACCGCAGAACTATTGCCGAGAGAGCGCACATGACTGGTTTTGGCGCTAAAAACAACAACGAAGTCAGTTTGCAAGTCAACTTTGACCCCGACTGTTTGGTATTTGAGCGCTTATTTGACGCTACTATCGATATCCCATACCTTCAGCAGCAGATTATTAAGCATCAGCCTACATTAGTTATCATCGACTCGCTTCGCGCCTCCACAAGTAACAGCGAACACTCAGAAAATACGTCGGAATTTGGTAAAATCATTGCTAAAATTCAAGCTGTGTTCGTTCAGACCGATACTTGCGGCATTCTCATTCACCACTTCAGTAAACAGGGCGCTAAGGACGGTAAGAAGGGTAATCTGGTAGCTGCCTTATCTGGTTCGACTAGTATTGCGTCAAACTCATCGGGAATTATTGGTATTTTCAAGAAAAAAGAGGACGAGTATAGCTCAGACAACAACCTACCAATCACTTTAACGACCCTTCCACGCCAAGGCAAGCCAATCACTATTGAGTATCGCCAAATTACGCAAGAAGATGGTCTGTGGGGTCTTGAGGTGCTATCCGAGTCTCAAACACTTGACGACAACTTAACTGGTAAGTTGCTACGATTCTTCTCAACTAATCCTGACAAAGAGTTTACGTTGAAAGACCTCAGTAATTTAGGTTCTAGTTTTGAGTTGAAACAAAGTCTGCTATGCCTTGTCGATAATCAGAGCATTATTCAGAAGCATAACGGCACTACTAACGTCTATGCGATGCCGTCTGAGTCACTTTGGATGATTGAGCCAGAGAAAGCTGCCAAGCAGTACTCACCTGCCGTCCTAGACGCACATAATGCAATGTTGTGTAAAGACAAACGCGCTCTCTACGACCTGACTCACGATTGGACTGCCGAACGACGCAAAGCTGCTCTCAAACTTCTCTTTTCTGACGAGGAGCGTGAGCGACTGAAGCAATTGACCACTTCGTTCCTATATCAAGTTGGCGATGTTGTATCTCATAATGGCGAAGAGTTCACTATTACCGCTAGAAGTGAAAAAGCAAGTCTGCGCGATGTTACCTACACAGTAGTAGATGAAGCTGGCACAGGGTATGTCCTAGAGGAGATGCTAATTGATGGTATTGCTGGTAATGTAGTTGTTGTAGAGAGTTCAGTTGTAAATGAGGAGATTATTGAGGATGAGTTTTAATAGACTATTTCTGCGGTACTATTTGCAAACTACAGCAGTCTTATTTGGTGCAAGTCTATCTGCACTAATACTTACTGCCATCTACCCTAAAGATGCAAAAGGTTACTTGACTCAGTTTGCTGTGTTTTTTGGCTCTAGTATAGGTATCGTTGTTATCGGTGAGAAGGTAAGGAAAAATGTCTAGGAAAATTATCTGTTGCTGCGGTTCAATAAACTCTGGTAAAGACTTCATAATGAATCGTCTCCAATCACGATTGATTTATCAGCATCACTACACCATGTCTACAGTGCGTTGCCGCTTCGCAGACGCATTGAATGAAGCCATTGCACCTATTCTTGGCATTAGTGGTAAAGAACTACAAGACCGTAGCTTGAAGGAAGAGAAGCGTTTTGTATTTGGCTATAATCGCTCTGGCATCGAGTCTAAGTGGTCTTCGAGAGATGTGCAGAAAAGAGTGGGGCAATTGCTTCGCGAGGAGCTTGGTGAGGATGTTTTTATCAACGCCATCGATAGGAAATACAGTAATCCCTCAAATATTTTGCTGATTTCAGATTTGCGTTACCAAAATGAGCTAGACTGGGTACGTGAACAAGGCGGTAAAGTTGTATACATTCACAACGAGAATGCTGCTCAGGCTCAGGAATTAAGAGAGACTACTCATGGTACACATCGTCCACCAGAGAGTGAAGGGTTGCAGTGGGATTTTTACACCAAGACAGAGACACCTGACTATTGGCTTGATAACAACGACTTCGCTGCTACGCAGCCTTTTGATGATTTTGTAGAGTTTGTTTTGGATTATTTGGAGAACTAAGTGGCAGATAGAATTTTGGCGATTGACATTGAAACTGACAATCTCTTATCAGGTATGCTCGATTATTCTAGCTTTCCCTACAAGTTGCTTCCTAGCGCGAAGTTGCACTGTGTTGTTGTAAGAAATGTGGAAACAGGTGAGACGCACTCAGCCGAGAGGGAGGAGATTACTAAACATTGGCTCAGAACTGTTTTGCATGGTTGCACACATTTGGTTGCTCATAATGGGTTAAAGTTTGATTTTCTAGCTCTTCAGCTATTTGGTGTGTTCGAGTATACAGTAGGTTATCTAAATCAGCCTGACACCATTTTTGGTCAGCCAGTTCAACTCATAGACACTTTACTTTTATCGAGGCTACTTTCTCCTGACCGTTACGATAATGGTGGTGGTCATTCATTAAAGACATGGGGTATTCGTCTTGGAAGCTATAAGGATGATTTCAGGCAAGCTTGTGAAATTGCTGGTTATGTAGAGCCTCATGCTCAAAAAGGTGACGAATTTAAGGTGTGGAACCCTTTGATGAGGGGATATTGTGAACAAGATACAGTAGTGACTTCCAAATTATTCCAGCATCTTTGGGGGCAATTTAACGCATACAAAGGTTGGGCGCAAGCTTTTAAGGCTGAGACTAAAATTGCAGATAAGGCAGTTCGCCGTGAAAACCTCGGATTTTTCTTTGACCGAGAGCTTGCATTGGAAAATATTGCTTGGCTTGAAATTGAGATGAAGAGAATCTCAGATGCAATCAATCCAATCCTCCCTCCTAAGCCTTGCAACAAAACCGAGCTTGACCGCTTCACACCTCCTAAAACGCAGCTAAAGACTCACAAAGCCATTTACCTACCTAAGAAGCAGGTTAACAAGGATGGTACACTCTCAGCTACACTTATCAAGTGGTTCAATCAACATCCTGAAGTTATCCACGAAGAGCAGAGTGAATTTTTCTGGTTTGAAGAAACTCGCTATCAATTACCTTATGAAGAAGCTCTTGTACCTGAGTGGACAGAGCCTAGTGAGAATATTCTAAAGTTTGCTGAACAAGTTAGTGGTCGAGTTGAAAACATTGATGGTGTGTGGACTTTATTTTACAAAGACCGATTTTATGACTTACCTTTCGATGAACCTCTTGAAACTGAAATTTTAGGAGTAATCGACAACATTGACCATGTGAAGCAGTATTTAATTGACCTCGGCTGGAATCCTCTAGAACTGAAGCAAAGGGATTTAACGAAGGACTCTAAGAAGCAATCAATACCTTATGAGAAACGTCTTGTGGCATTGCAAAGATATGTCAAAGAGACATTAGAAGATGGCAAGTACAAAGACCAGAGATTAGAAATATTGATGGAAGACAGAATCGAAATTAATGAATCGAATCTATTCTCAGTACTCTCTGAAAAAATAAAAGGCAACAAACCAGTATATGTACCCACCTCACCCTGTCTTCGGGTCGGGGTAGAAAAAGAAATTTGCCCGAATTTAATTGGTTTGGGTGAAAAGGTGGATTTTGTGAAAGACTTCGCCGCATATTTGACTTATAAGCACCGTAAGAACTCGATAGCAGGTGGTGTGACCGAGGACTTTGACTATGACGAAGAAAGCCCCCCAACTGGATATTTAGCCCAATATAGAGAGTCTGACGGAAGAATACCTACCCCAGCAATTGAGATTGGTTGCAATACAACGCGCTACAAGCATATTGGGGTCGCTAATATTCCGCGAGTTAAGAGTGTTTTTGGTGAGCAAATGAGGGCTATGTTTGGCTCTGGGAAGGACTTCTGGGAATTTGGATTTGATTTCAGTTCGCTCGAAAATTGTATATCTGGACACTATGTAATTCCATTTGAGGGTGGGGCAGAATTAGCTAAGGCAATGATTGCTGCAAAACCAAATGACTTGCACTCTCTTAATGCTAAAAAACTCGGTATCAGTAGAGATGATGCAAAAAGTTTTAGCTACGCCTGTTTGCCCATGCAGACTAGGATATTAACTACCGAGGGTTGGAGATATTTTGATGAGCTATCTGAAGGTGATTCTGTTCTCTCTTACAATTCAGAAACTGACGCTGTTGAACCTGATACAATTCTTAAAAAGCACTTTTTTAGCGATAAAGAAGTTATTAAAGTTGGCAATTCCAGAAGCTCTTTCTTATCTACTGGTGAGCATAGATGGTATGGCTGGCGGAGAACAGGAAGAGGTAGAACTAGGCGCAAAGTAAATGGGTTTTTCAAAACTGAAGACATTACTTCCGAGTATAACCTTCTACTTTCTGCCCCTTATGTTGGAGGTACTGCTAATGTGTCTGAAGATGAGGCGGCTTTGTTAGGTTGGATTCTTTCTGATGGCACTATATCTTGGTCTAAGCGTTCTGACAAAACAAGCGCATCTTTTGGTAAACGCAAGAAAGTATCTGTAACTATTACTCAAGCGGAACACAAATTTATTGATGATATAGAAATTTTGTTAGGGAAGTTGAACGTAGATTACGGAGTGTATGTCCACCAACTAGAAAACCAAGAAAACGTTAGGGTGTACAGTATTTCTAGTCCTTGGGCAAGAGAATTTCTAGACCGTATAATTTTCTCTAGGCAAGATAAGCACGACATTAATTGGTCGGAGTGGGTTATTAACCTTCCTCGTAAATCTCTGGAAAGTTTCTTGGAGGCTTTTTTCAAAGGTGATGGTAACTCTATGTCTAGGGATAGTAAGAACGAATATGTCATTACTCAAAACAAAGGGAATATCTTCGATGCGGTCTTGATTGCTATGCAACTTATTGGTGATGGCAGAATAACTATTAATAGTAAAGGAGAAAAATATCCAAATTGCCTAACTTTGAGAAAGCAGCATGGTAGGCACATGACTTGCCAGAATGTGAGTAAAGAAAATATTGGAGTTCAAGATACTTTTTGTCTCACTACAAACAACTCCACTTTTATTATTTGGCAAGATGACTTCATAGGAATCACAGGCAACTGTCTATATGGCGCTCAACCTGCCAAACTTGCAAAGATGTTGTCTATACCCTTAAGCAAGGCGAAACAACTCTACGCCGATTTCTGGGATG